TATTCTTTAATTTGAAGGCTATTTCAAATCCTGTTCCAATTAAACAGTCAAAATACATAGGACAATAATCATAAATTAATAATTTGTCTCCTAAATCATTTTCTCCACTTCTCCATTTTAGAAAGTCTGATTCTTTATCATTCGCAAGGACATATTCCCATAGTTTTATTTCAATCACCATTCTTTCCTACAATAAAATTCCAACTTTAAAATCAGCATAATAAGTAGTAGTTCCTTGTTTATTTTCCTCACACCATTTATCCAATAATACTTGAAGACATTTTTCATCTTGTACTGAAATATTATCCATAGCATCTTCATGTAAATCACTACAAGCATCTTCAATAATATTAGAAGCATCCATTGATAATTCCATTGATTGTGTACCATAAATTCTTAATTCTTCACGACATATTGATTGGTCTGCTTCATTTTCTTTGTCTTCTATCCATTCCTCTAATTCTTCAATCATGAGATATTTATCATGATTATCAATATAAATCATGATAAAATCTTTTGTTGCTTGTTCATAAGATATTTTCTTTGCTTTATTCCAAGTTTCTAAATCTTTATCTTGTCTTTCTTTTAAGCGTTCTTGATTGTATTTTTCACAACTACATTTAGATGTAGATGTACTTTTATCAAGAATTTTATCACAATGCAAACATTTACTTTGAACTGCTACTAAAAACATAGACAAATGTGTACGTCATATCCATATCTAGATAATTGCTGATTCATCGTGTCTGTTTTTGTATTATTTCTAATCCTACTCACATTTGATGTAACACTCCACAGCCGTAAATTTCCGACTAGCCATCGGTATTTGAAAATATTTTAAGTAACATTAAATATTTTTGCGTTCTTTAGATTAATACTAGCATTCTTATCACGATCAAGAATAATTCCACATTCAACACAAATATATGTCCTATCTGATAGATTTAAATCACTTTTAATACTTCCACACTCAGAACACATTTTGCTTGATGGAAACCATCTATCTACCACTCTTAGTTCAATATTATTCCAATTACATTTATAAGTTAACTGTCTTCTAAACTCATGGAAACTTTGTTCGGCAATCGCTTTTGATAAATGTCTATTCTTCATCATGCCTTTTACATTTAAATCCTCAATGGTTATATACTCAGGTTTGGATTTTACCAAAGTATTTGTAATTTGATGAGCATAATTTAAACGAATATTAGATAGTTTTTGATAAATAGTTCTAATCTGAGCTTCTAGTTTAATAATGTTTTTAGTTTTGATGAATTTTTTACCATCTTTGTTCATTTCATATTTTCTAGAAACTTGACGTTGTAATCTTTTTAACTTTCTTTTAAGTTTTCTCACAACAGGAGTCTTGTTAATATTCTTGAATGGTTCATCAATATTACTAACTGTTGCTAAATCCTTAATTCCTAAATCAATGCCAATTGGTTCATTATTAGCATCGGAATAATCATTATAGTCAGCAATATCACACAATACTGAAACATAATATCTCCCTGCTTTCATTGAAACAGTCCCACTCACAACTTTTACATTGGTTGGTATATATCCTTTTTCCTTTAATTCAACAAATCCTAGAGTTGGTATCTGAATTTTGTGACGTTCCACAGACCAATCACCTTTTCCATTCTTAGGAAAATAAATCTTAACATCTTGATTCTTTTTCTTTTTAAATCTAGGGAATTTAGACTGTCCTTTAAAGAATCGTTTATAAGCCATTTCAGCATTTACAATAGATTTCTTTCTTGCTTTAGAACCGCAATTGTCAATCCATTTGAATTCATCTAATATCTTAACTTCATTGTTGATGTATTTATCAAAATCATTAGCACTCATAAACGCTTGTTTCTTGTCTATCTCACCATTTTTAAATAGTTCATATAACTCTTTATTTTTAGCTAGATAAGAATTATATAAGAAACGGCATATACCAATAGATTGATGGATTTTGGTAATATGCATTTTTGTTACTCTGAGTTCAGTTTTAAATCCTTTGAGCATATTTCCACATCCTCTATAATTTTCTTTTTATATTTTCTTAAACCGTAAATTTTACAACTAAAAACATGGATTATTGAAATTAAATCTTGAATCATTTCTTCTTGTGGTGACATTGATTCATTATTCACGATGATCAGTTCAACGCCATTAGACTTCAGGAATCGTTCAAACCAATCAAAACCAAATCTTATAAATCTGTCTTTATGAGAAATAATGATTATTTTTATTAATCCTAAGATACAATCCTCTAATAATTTATTCCATTTCTTGCGATTATAATTAAGTCCTGAACTAATATCCTCGAATACTTCATCTACAATAATTCCTTTGGCATTAGCATATTGTTTAAGAAAATCTACTTGATTTTTTAAGTCGTCTTTTTGATTGCTACTTGAAACTCTTGTATAGATAATTGTTTTTCTAGTATCTTTGTCTGAGATTGTTTTTCCAATGTATTCCATGTATTGTTGATTGGTATAATACCTTCTATTAGATGGTGTTCTGAATGCTTTTAAAATATCCTCATTGTCCCATCTTTGAAGCGTTTTTACTGAAACGCCAACCATTGTTGCAAACTCATTAGGTTTATATGTATTAATCAAAATATCAACTCCTTATATACATAATACCATATATGTACACACTTGTCAATGTTTTAATTAACAGTAAACGACTCCATTATAACAATGTCTGCATCCAACAATAGTTTGTTGTTTATATGGGAAATTAATTTTTTTACTATTTTCACCTTTGATTCCAAAAGAATTATTATCTACTTGAAGTCCTGTGCCACCGCAATGAGAGCAGATAATTTCATGTTCTTGGAGGTCTTTTTGAAGTTTAAGGTTGAATGATACATCAATTTGTTCGGTTCTTATTGGCATTTATTTAATTCTCCTTTTTCATTTAATACCATTCATAATAATCTTTAAAATTTCTATCATGATTATAATAATCTTTATTACCATACTCAGGGATAAATTTACAAAAAACAACATGATCAAGTGACATTTTACTTATATTTTTATCGATATATGCGTACTGCCATCTATACCCTCTGGCATTATCACTAACTCTAATTGCTTGATAATAATCTCCATTATTTAATTCAACAGTATATATTCCAGTATTAGGAGACGTTTTTATAACTTTTCTAATATCTTTTGGATTCATATTGTCAAGTAATTCCTGTAATTTATTGAATGCTCTTTCTACTGTTGATCCATATACGATTATGTTTTTCATTTTTCACATCCTAATAAAATCTCATTTCTTGGTATTTAATTTTTCGCTTTCAATTCTTTTAATAGCATCCAAAGTTTCTAATAAAGCTTTCTTGTACCCTTTTGACCATGCATATGTACTTTCATTATAGTAATCTATATTGATAGAATTTATTTCATTGATTAACCATTCCTTTAATTCTTTCATTGTGAACTATTCTCCTTTCTTCTTTATTCACCTCCCTTCTGTCTGTTTTATTTTATGATTATTCAAGTGAAATGGTGAGTATTATATTTCGTCTCTGATGAAGGTTATGTACTCTGAAATCATACAAAAATCGCAAGGATGGTCAAAATGGATGCCTCCATAATCTAATCCATTTTTGTTTGGACAATACCATTTGCAGAATTGTTCTTTTAATTCTAACAATTTATTTTCCATTAAAATTCCTCATCCAGTGCTAATTTCCAACATTCAGAACATTTATCCTCTCCTTCGCCACATTTATTGTGCTGATTTTCATTTAAATTTATATGACTTGGGCATACACCAATTAATTTATATAATTGAGAATTAGGTTCTAATTGTAAATATTCTATTAATTTATCTTTGCCTGTCATTTAATCAATCCTCCTTAATAAATTCAATAATATCCATCATTGCATATGTTCTTAGAGCATCTTTTTCTACATCAAATACATCAATTAACCATTGCTCTGTTTTGTGATAATCTGTTTTTCCATAATGTACTTTTAAAGGAATGATAGTTCTAATACCAATCTCGCCTTTCCAATTCTTATATTTTACTTTGAGTGGAATTTCTACTGGTTGAGTTTGCATTCTATTTACTTTTGTTTCTACTTTGGTTTCAATTAATTCTAACATCTCGTTTGACCATGAAAAGAGATTATCGTCAATATCTAAACCATACTGCCAATCACTATATACTATTTCAACAATAATTGCTTCTTTACCTAAATATTTAACCATTTCTTCAACAAAATCAACATTATTATAATCTTCTCCAGATTTTAAATCTGATTTGATTATTACTTTATCTCCAATTTTCATTGTTGCATCCTTCTTTCTAAAATTAATTATAAGATTCATTTTAAGTTTTATTTCATTTGTGCAATAATTTTTTGAATTATAATATTAAGTCTTATTAAATCTGATTTATTAAGTATAAGATCAGGATTATCATCAAAAATATTTGTAAATAACTTTACCTTTTCATCTGAAATAGAGAAATTTAGTGTATTCTTATTAAGAAATTCCAAACTTATTGATGAAAATTCTTTTCCTGCATTTTTGTAAATATGATTAATTTCATCAGCAATACACCATGAGAAATATTTTTCACTATATCTATTCTTATCAATAATATCCGTGATCAATTTCATCTTATTAACTGGATTATAATTGATTTTAATAGAACTAGATTCTTCTTTGGGATACCCTTCAGAAAGAGCTTGTAGAAGACTATCTATTTCTTCTTTGGTTAATAGTTCTGAGTTATGTTTATTCATTTTGTTTTACCTCCTGTTAGAATGGTTTGAAATGTTTATTTCGAGAAATTATTCAAATTTATTTCAATTTTAGTATCACTAATTAATTGTCTATATTTTACTCCTGCCATATCTAAGATAAATCTAGAAGCAATTGTTTGTTCTGTGTCTTTATATTTATCACTTAGATATACTACTTCAGATATGCCTGATTGAACAATTGTTTTGGAACATTCATTGCAAGGAAATAATGTTGAATAAAGAATACATCCATTTAAATCATTTTTAGCATAAAGTATGGCATTAAGCTCTGCATGTACTACATATAAATATTTTCCTTCTAATCCTTCTTTTGATTCCCAAGGCATTTCTGAATCATTGAAATTGTTGGGCATACCATTGTATCCAGTTGATATGATTCGATGATTTTTATCTACTATACATGACCCTACTTGTGTTCTTGGATCTTTGCTACGCAATGATGATATGTATGCTACGGACATGAAGTAGTCATCCCAATTTATTATTTGCATTTTGTTTTTGGTGCTCCTTTCTGTGAGAGTGGGAGAGATATATTTCAATCTCTCCATATATTTTATAAATTACTTCATTTGTTTTTTAATTTCTGCTTCAATTTGAGGTTCTGGTGCTTCCCATCCCTCTGGTTTGGAAACTTTACCATCTGATTCTCTATAATGAGGTTTGCCATCTGCCCATAATTTTGCCATATTTGCATTTTGTACAATGTCAAATACAGGTTCTAAATCCACTCCAATTTCTACAGCCGTTCCAAGTATAAAGTAAAGGCAATCAACTAAAGCATCTGCTTGTGAAATTACATCTGTTGCTTCTAAAAATTCATTTACTTCTTCTACTACCCAACTCATTCTTGCTTCTGCTCTTTTTTTATCCATGAATGTAGGTGTATTTGCAATAGGATGATTAAAGGCAATTTGAAATTCTTTTACTTGTTCTTGTTGTTTCATCATTTTAATTTTCCTCTTTTCATTTATTTATTTTTTGTATTTATTAATTGCAACGTTGATATGTGCATTTAGTGCATTGAACACATCCGTCATATTTGGTTAAAGTATATTCTCCGCAATCTGGACATTGAAGCTTACCATCTCTTTTTTGAGGTTCTTGAGATTCAGATATTTTAGTAATTGGAGTTAGATTAATAAATGATCTTGTATTTGGTTTTAATTCTCCATTAATGAATTTAATCATTTGTGTTGCTATTGAATCAGCACAACTTTTACCAATTGTTTTATCTTTCTTTCTCGCTTCTTTACTTACATCACAACTTACACTTTGAAGTTGTTCAATTATTTCTAATGGATTTACATTAGCTCTAAGCAATAAAGATACTGATCTACTTAGTCCTTCTGTCATTCCTCGACATCCTCCGGTTGAACCTGATTGAGAGAATATTTCACATAGATTATTATCATCATCATAAACAAGAGTTAACCACATTGAACCACAACCAGTTTTGATTTTTAATCTTACAGCAGGAGCAACATCTAATGCAGATTTTACTAAAGCATATGTATTCTCTTCTGTAGGTAATTCTGCACTCAATACTTGATTTTCCCTTGAATTTTGAACGTAAACTGTAGTACCTTTACATCCCAATTCCCATGCCATCATAAATGCATTATATACATCTTCAACAGTAGAATTTTGTGACATATTAATAGTTTTTGATAATGCATTTGTAGTGACTGATTGCAATTCTGCTTGCATTTTAATATGATCTTCCCATGATACTTCAAGAGATGTTTTAAATAGTTTTTGCCATTTTTCAGGCACCCCCTTGATTCCTTGACAACTTCCACTATTATTGAGTATTTCTTTAATTATATTATCATTTAACCAACCCTCAGAATTTCCAATATCCCTAAACAAAGAATTTACCATTATGTATTCTTTTTCTCTCATTAAACGTCTAAATACAATAGCAAAATAAGTTTCAACCCCTGAACTTGCACATTCTTCATCTAGAAGTAATTGTGTAGCACCTGTCGGTTGACCAGAAGTAACTGATAAATTTCTAATTCTAATTCCCTGTTCTTCAAATGTGCTACCGTACCATGCTTCAGGTAATTCTCTGCCTTCCTCAATTAATTGACAACTGTATTTTTGAGCAGTATCAGTAATTCTCTTCATAACCGATTTAGCAAAAATTCTACCTTCTTTAGAATCATATGATAATCCTTTTTTAGTTAACATAGGATTTAAACCCATGACTCCAATACCTAATTTGCGTGTTAATAATACGGCTTTTTTAATAGTATCATCTGGTAAATTATTTATATCAATACTATTATCTAAGAATCTAACAATAGTTTCTGTAACATAATCTAATTTTTCAAAATCAAATTTGCCTTTTTTATCAATATATCTTTGTAAATTATGTGCAGATAAGTTACATGCTTCATTTTCATAAAGAGGTATTTCTCCACATGCGTTTACTGAATCAATTTCTCCTAGAACTTTTAAACATGGATTATCTTTATTTACTGCCGAGCGAAAAATAATTCCTGGTTCTGAATGATATCTAGCATTAGTGACTATTTTATCAAATAAATCTTTAGCATTAATTACTTTTGTCACATATCCGAGTGGACTTTTTAATTCTACGTTTTTATTATCTTTTACTGCTTGCATAAAATTATCATCAACGAGAACTGAAATATTAAAGTTTTTAATTTCATTGTGGTCTGATTTTACTGTAATAAACGATTCAATATCTGAATGATAAATATCCATTACAATAATACCTGCACCTCTACGTCTTGCTTGCATAACTACGTCTAATGTTGTATTAAAAACCTTCATAAAGGAAATTGGGCCTGTGCTTTTACCTTTTGTTGATACTATTTTAGCATCTTTTTCACGTAATTTAGAAATATTTAAACCAATACCACCACCCATTTTAGTGATAATTGCTGATCTTTCGTTTGTATAAAAAATTGAATGTAAATCATCATTTAAACCACCAACAACAAAACACGAGGATAACATATTGTTTACACCAGCATTCATTAAGAATGGAGTAGCTGGCATCCAATATCCTTCTACTATTGTATCATAGAATCTATTTGTCCAATATTGGATTAATTCTTCTGTTTTCTCTACACTAGCAATTTTCTTAGATACTCTCATAAACATTTGTTCTGGATTTTCATTTTCTAGTAAGTAATCTGATTCCAATATGTATTGAGCAACCTCATTAAATTTGTACATGTATTATCTCCTTTATGTAAATTATTTTATTTTAATATTTATAAGTTAAAAAGATTATTCTATAGGACTTGATCTTCAACAATTTCATATGTCTTTTCAAATATATAAATTTTACAAGGATAAATTTCACCACTTACTCCAGTTATTAACATATCTTCTGGTGTAAAATACATAAATCCTTCTAGTGTAGGAATTATATAACACTCATCATTTTCATGAGTAATCGGATGATCATTGTAATTAAACGACCAAGGCATATCGTTTACTATATTTGCTCCATTATTTCTTCCGTATTCCAAGAACTCGTCAAATGTAATTGCCTCAATTGCTACTGGTTTTTTACGATATTTTGCCATTTATTTTTACCTTCTTTCTTATAAATTATACGATAGAAATCTTCTTTTAATTGCTCCAACTTTCTATAATATGTTCTATTTCTGAAATTAATAAATACGATAATCCTTTTAACCATTTAATTCATCTTTTGTAAGATTAGGATATTTATTTAATAAAACCTTATATTCTTCTTTTACTTTATCAAAATCCATCTTATATCACCTCCCTTCATTACAAATCCCAATGCCTATTCTTCTTCATAATCTCAATAACTTCTCCTACGTAATCTTCATCAACATTAATAACAAGATATTTATTACTAGTATTCTTATTGAATTTATATCTACTGATTCTAATATTTTTAAGTATTCTGGCTAAATCTATCCTATCTTGTTCTGATGTATGTTTATACAAATCATCTTGTTTTATGACCACATATTTATTAAAATCTATTCCATGTAAAGAAATATTATTTAAATTATTTATATAAATTATGTATCACCTTCTTTCTTAACTATAAAATGATCTGGTGCTTGCCAGTACCATTGATATTGATTAAATTCACCACAAATATTTTTAAATTTCATGTAAACTTGTTCTGCATCAGGTGGTGCTAATATTCTCAAACAACTAGAAGATTTTTCACATTCAATAAATTGACACATCGATATATTTGCCAAACTCTAATCTTCCATCCTTTCATTTTTAATTTCTGATTGATTATTACAGAATTCTAATACTTCTAAATTATCCATTACTTCCTTGCGATAATAACTTATTTTACCTGTGTCTTGCTCGAAACAATGCACATAATTAATTTTATCATGATAATTTGATTCATATTCTTCTTTGAGGATTTCTATCCACTTTGATCCATTCATTGCGTCTGTTAGAATTTTTATTATGTATCACCTCTTTTGATTTAGCAAGAATTTGATTAGTAGTTCTAATAAGATATTGCTAATATTATGAGAATTATTTTATGATTTGTGTTTGTGAATTATGATTATTTAACCAATCTTTTTGTAATATGTAGTAGTGTTGGTTAGATCACTTTTGCTGAACATGAAGTTTGCTTTGTCTTGAGAATTGTATTCTTGAGAAGAGCAGGTAGTCCACTGACCATCGATGCGATTGATGATTTTTGTTGGATTCATTTTTGTTTCACCTCCTTTGATTAGTATAGTTTATTTTTTTAAATTAAGATAATTGTTTTACCTCCTGTGAATATTATAGCATGTTGGGAATGTAATGTCAAGAAATTTTATTTATTGATTTATTAATTAGTTTATGAAATGAGCAATTCCTTAAGATATGTTTTTCTATTAAAATCTGCTTTTTTCTTTATTGCCCGATTCACCGTTTCATTCTCTCCAAAATGAAATACCTTTTGTTTTGCCCTTGTTTGAGCCACATATATAAGATTACTATTCAGCATGAATGTATGTGCTTTTGGAGTAATCATAATAACTATTTTTGCCTGACCGCCTTGCGCTTTAAATGTCGATATTGAATATGCAAGCTTAACATTCAATAAATCATTCTTAGTATAAACAACCAATTCATCAAACATTATAATTACTTTACCATATTCAATTTTAATTATTTTTCCAATTTCTCCATTAGCAACAAATGTTTTATCATCTTCATCTATCCAACCATCTTTATATCTTATTGCTTTATAATTATTCACTGTTTGGATAACTAGATCATCTACATAAAACTTTGTTTCACCAATTTGAACATTAAATCCTTTTAGTGTGACATTAGGATTAGCAATAGGTTGTAAATGTTTATTTATTACTATAGTACCATAATCTCCTACATTATATGAAGATAAAATCATAATATCTTCTATAGAATTTCCTGATGCCAATAGTTTTTTGTATAAACCTACTACATTTTTCATTACATTTTCTTGTTGCATTGGAACAAACATATATCCTTTATCATTTCCGAATATCTGTGGTTTTTGAGAATCTTCTAGAAACTTTTCACAATTTCTAGTTTTAGTTGCTACAGTTAATACTCCTCCTTCTCCATACCTAAATATTTGCGTCAGTGAAACTATGGGTATTAGTTTTGAATTAATTAAATCATAGAAAGCATTTCCAGCTCCTACTGATGGAATTTGACTTGAATCTCCAGTCATTAATAATTTAGTTTTCCTAAAGTCAATTGCTTCTAAAAGATGTTTCATTAAGAATACATCGCACATCCCGAATTCATCCACACACACTACGTCATATGGTAATTTATGTTCTTCATTATAACCCCACTCAGGAGGCATATAAGCCAAACCTCTATGAATTGTAGAAGCGTTTTCTTTTGTAAATTCAGAGAGAACCTTTGCTGCTCTGCCAGTAGGAGCAAATAAGCAGAATGATTTATTATTGTCTTTAAGCATATCAATTACCGATTTAGTAGTTGCTGACTTTCCACTTCCTGAAAAACCATTGAGAATACAAACATTAGAATTGCATACCATAGGTAATACTTTGTATTGTTGATCAACAAGAACAATATCACCATTATCTCTGTATTTTTCTGTATCAATTTCCCACTTATTTTCTATCTTTAAACCTTCTAAAATTCTATTAGCAATATATAATTCTGTTTGATATGTTTCCTCTAGGGAAACGGTTTTATTTGCTTTATCAAAATGAATATCTTTATCGTTCTTAATAATATCAACAAAATGTTCAATACATTTCTTCGCTAAAGATTCAGATTGTTTTCTTAGGACTTTAATATCAATTTTAGTATTTCCATCATTCTCATTCTCTTCTAGTAGAAACATAATTGCTGATTTTTGTCTTTGACTAGAAGTTTGTAAATCAAATGTGAAATTAATAGGTGGTTTTTCTCCTTTTGCTTTTGTTGCAATACAGTCCTTATTAAATTCAAGAAGTATTTTATCGGCTGTTTTGAAGGCTATACGTGAGAGACCGCAGAGACTTTTGTACGGATCGTCTTGCAGTTTTTCTTTAATCTTATCGACAGATCCATATTTATCATATAACGCTTTTAAAACTTTAAACTCAATAAATCCTTTAAATTCTGTAACCAGTTCTCCTAATACAAAATTTTCAATAATCTTTCTTTTTATTACCTCAAATCTAACTTCTCCAATATTGTATAGTTTCTTTAAGTTAATATCTTCTAAACGATTGTTAATAACTCTATCAATAATATCTGGATATTCACGCATCACTTCATCAACCTGACTATTACTATCTAATATGCTTTGTAAAAACAATCTAGTTGATGTCTCTGTTTTAGGCATATCCCTTCCTATGTTAATTACTTTATACGATATACCATTTTTACTTTCTTTTTCTTCTGCTTTTATAGAGTATTCTATACCTGTCTCAAGGTCAGGTATATTGCCCAAAATACTGACATTGTGATAAGAGTTTTTCGTTATATGTGGGTATTTAATATCATCAACTTATAATGCATATATTTTATAATCGTCTGTATTATAGGGGTTTGCGACTACGACTCCTTTGAATTCATAAATTATTTTATTTTTACTTGCCAATTAATACACCTCATAGTCAAATAATATTTTTTCAGTTTCACTTGATTTTCCCCATTTACCATCAATCATTATACTTTTCTTTTGATGGTTAAATTCTCTCACTTTCAAAACAGAGAATAATTTAAAAGGATTTTCAATATAAATAGTAGCTTCTTTAATTTTTGTTCGTACTTCTTCTCCTGAATTGATTTGTCTCAGAATTACATGCGGTTTAAATTTATCAGTATTTTTTAAATCAATTACAATATAGAAGTTATCTCCAGCTTGTTCATAAGTGGTGAAAATCGTATCAGCATATTCCAATTCATTCTTAATTTGTTCTTTGATAGACAATGCCTTATCTTCAAATTCCACGCTCACTTCTTTTATATATCCAGTCATATCTAATTTACGATATTGGTTTTCAGTTTTATCTTGAGAATATTTTATTAATATATTCTCCTTTATTTCTAGTTTTTCAAGATCCTTTATTTTTAATTGTTTACGTTTGCCATGTTTATTATATAGATCAAGAATTTGCATAAGTTTTTTATTTTTTCCATAATTAATAAAATAGTTCAATATAATAAGAATATTTATTTGTCTAGCACTAACTTTTACATTTTCAAAGATAATATTTAATAAATCAATAAAATTAATATTCGGATTTTCATCAATAATATTACAGATAGAATCTCTAATTGCATTAGTTATAAATTTAATATCACTTGGTAATTTTTGTTTCTTTACTTTTGGGTCTAAGAAGTCATGTAATCTTTTATTTGCCATATCCAAATAATATTGTTTATTCAATTCTTTTGGAATACTTTCATGTAAAACTTCTTCATTGTAAATAAAACAATGTTCTGGAGTATTACCTATTTTCTCAATTTTATCTTCTCCTTTTACTTTGAATACTCCTGGGGATGATTCCTCCATACTAGCAAAAACTCTTAATACTCTTTCGTTTATTTTTACATCTCCATACAAAGCGTGTTGGTATAATCTTGATACTTTAACAATCTTCTGATATTTGATAAGATCATTACATTCATTAATAGTATCTTCAATTTGTTTACCATTTACAAAATAATTTATTAAAGCATCGTTAATAATTGGTAAATCATAATCAATTGCATTTAGTTTTTTTACATATGCCCCTTTGGATTTATACTTTCCTTTAGCATCAATAATAATATAGTTATTAACGTCTTTTTGAAAAATCTTATCAAATATTTCCCATTCTAAATCTAATCTTGTTCTTATTTCCCATTCTTTTGCTACGTTTTTTATCTTTTCAATATCTTCAATGTTATTAATTTTAAGGAATAAACCATCTGTATTCGATTGTATTAATTCGCAGAATGGCTCAATTTTATCTATTAAGTCTAGTAATAATAATTGTCCAGCAATGCACACATTATTAGCCATTAAAGGATCATATAAATTATTATATTCATCTTTCATAGCACCATACGTTGCATTAAGAACAATTTTATAAGGTAATTGCATGGGGTTTTTCGCTGCTTTAAGTTTCAAACGAGTGTCCCTTATTTCTTTATACTTACTAGAGTCACTTACATTTCTACTTACAAATCCATATTCTATCATTAATGCAGGATAAAGAGAAGCAACATCACAACAAAGTATAATTCCTTCATATGAATAATTGGGGATTGCTCCATGAATTCCTCCCCAAGCAAATACATGTTGAACCCCTGCCACATCTGTGATTAAACTTTTTTTATAATTCATATTCTCTTTAACTTTATACCAATCCACGATATACTTGTATTTATCAGATATCATCAATGTATCCGGAATAGTTAATTCAAATTCATCATTTCTTTCAGTTTTTTGTGAATCTAAAATAATAGCTGAAAGTTGTGCTTTTGTTTTTGTAAACATAGTCATTGGCATATTAAAAGCTTGAATTAAAGATAATTGACTGTCAAATTCTTCTTTTCTATGATTGAATACTTCAATTGTTTGTTCAACGTCATGGGTACAATATTCTAATACTTCATCTAATTCTTCAGGTGTTAGTTTTCTATTTATAGTAAATGGTACTGATGATTCCTTTATTTTCGATCCAAGGAATCCTTCTAATTGTTTCAAGCTATGAAAACCAGTAGAAATATCAAAATTATTTAATGGAAAGTTGTTTGATTTTTTTACAACTTGATTGCCTTTTTTATCATTAATAATAATTTCATTGTTTATTTTGTATGGATTCATTCCTAACAAAATTCCCTTGAGTATGTATTGGTCATAATTACGGCTATTATATCCAATCCAGATATCTTCTTTATGCTCTTCATAAAACTCACGTAATTCATCAGAATTGTTTACAATTTGTGTTTTTTCTTTTGTATCTTGATCAATACATACTACCATCCAATCTAGTTTGAACACCTCGAAGTCAAAAAAGATATTTTTCATATTATTTCCCTCCTACCTAATCCATTAAATCCTTCATCCAAGATAAATCCTCTTCCTCAACCTTATTATTTTTATTCTTAAACATATCCAACGATTCTAAATACTCTCTATAAGGTTTATGAATTGCTGATGAATAACCATTCAAATTTGCTAAAAAATAACTTTCAGTATCCGTAACATCTTGCCACCATATTTTATTATCCAGTGTTACTTTATAATCAGCTTGTTTTACCTTAATTTCCTCTACTGTCTTAACAATATCATCTAATAATTCTTGAATAGATTCATTATCTAAAGATATTTCAACATAGCAATCTTTAATTACGAATTTATTCTTAACATCATCTGGCAAACAATCTATGGAATTATCAATAGATATTTTATTAAGATAATCATCTATTTCTTCTTCGCTGAATTTATTATCTGATTTCTTTAACCACATCTTAGCATTTGATGATAAACTACTTCCTATAGCATTTCTTTCAACGATTCTACTTTTTAATTTGCCATTAGCTTGCATACATTCTACTTCTACATATTTAAGGAACGCCCATCTAGCAATAATTTGATCCATTGGTATGTTTAACTTTTTGTGGACACCATATGAATAAAGGATGAGTTGGCCTTTTTCTTTATCAATCTTTTTACCTTTGTATATACTAGATGTTTTAAAGTCAGTAATTACACATATATCTTTATCATCTCTTTTTTCCATATGTATAGCATCAATATAAGCTTGAATTAATATATTATTTATTTTTATTGGAACAAACACTTCGCACTTTAATTTATGAGGTATTCGTTGATGATTTTTAAAGAAGTGTCTCATACACGATTCATATTTATTTCCTATCTTTTTATTTTTGTCTTCATCGCTTCTATCATATTTTAGATTACCAATAGTAAATTCAAATAGTTTTTCTTCAAATATTTCTATCATATCTGTGTATGATATTTCTTTATTATAATATTTCTCTAATATATCATGTGATGCGTTACCAAATACTCCATATATTGAATCTTTCCTATCCTCTGGTATTTTAAGAATATATTTAAGGTAAAATGTGTATTTATCTCCTTTATATTGATTGTATTTAGACCATGAGTATATCTCGTCACAATCTAATTTATTTGCTATTAATTTAATTTCTTCAAATTGTTTTCTCAAGTCTTTTGTCCCTCTCTTTAATATATTTTTTATGTTCTGATTCGTCGTATATAATTCTATATTTTAGTAAGTATTTATAAACCTTATCTGGTTTATCTGCCGGACTTTCTTTATCTTCTAGTAATCCATATTTATCGAACACATAACTTACGGTACGTATTCCATAGAATTTACTACACATGCTTCTAATATGTTGCAAAGAAACATCTTTATCCATGCAAATTACAACTTCTGTGTTTAATGAAATAAGTATTTTTACTTGCTCATCTGATATATCATGTGACCCTATTGATACACCTGTTCCATCTTTTCTACTATGTCTTTTTAAGGTTGACTTCTCCGATTCAAACGCAACAACTCTATTTTCTTCTTGAATAGTCTTATAGTTTTCTTGCAATCCATACAAATGCATTGATTTAGGAAACTTTTTTAAAGGAAAATATTTAGGAATATCGAGCATTTTATACTCAGGAATCGTAGTTCTTCCGATTACACCTACAAAATCATTTTCATCTCCACACCAATGTCGCCAAGGAATAACTATTCTCTTCTTTTCTGCACTATACCCTATTTTAAATAATTCACAGGTAAATGGCAGAATGCCGTCTTCCTTTATCCAATTTATATGGGGCAGGGATATATACTCCTTAATGATACCTTCGTCATACAACTCAATGTCGTCAATGTTTACAATGCATCTTTTTCTTTTAACCTTTTTGAATACATTTAATGGATCTTTCTTATCAGGTTTATCTTGTTTATTAGTTTTAAATTTGTACTCTAAACCAAACAATTTATGTAAATATTTATTTGCTTTGGGAAATGATATATTTTTTATTGTCATAACTAAAGTTAGCAGATCACCTCTAATTATTTCGCTATCTGATTGAAATATTTTAGTAGATAACGTTTCTTTATTTATAGCAATATTATTATTCGATGTATGATTAGGTAATCCACATCTTAATTCTTTTGTATATTCCTTAATACCATGACAGTCTAGAGATTTTAGTATTTCTTGTAGTTTATCATTGTCTAAGATATAAGTTTTTAATTCAATAGAGGTCATTCAATTATTTTCACATCACTCTCTATTTATTTTATTTAATATCACTTTTTAAATTATAATTCAATATACTTTCATATTGTCTCCTTAATTTATCTCTACAGCCATTTTTAATTTTTATATGAAGAAAATTATATTCTTCTAAATACTTTTCCAATATTAATTTTTTATGCTTAAAATATTCCATGAACGCATCTAAAGGATCATTGAAATATCCTAAATGCTCCTGATTGCTATTATTTGAAATATAACAAGCATATTTTTCTTTTGTTTTATCATAAGACACTCCGGGATAACCACTAGTATTATGTTTCTGAATATTAGTAAAGAAGTTATTTATTTTTCCAGGTACGAACACACAATTTTCTAGATTATATATTTTTGCATCAGTTAAGACATCTTTATCGAGTTCGAATTTAATATTTTGATGATCTATCATATCTTGATAACCTAATATTTTAGGTATGTCTTGAAGAAAATATTCAAAACACAACCATTTTTCATTTACAATACAATCTTTATATGTTTCTTCTTTAATATGAAATTTCTCATCATAACATCTTTGCAACATAGATACCCATTTATTTATATATGGATTGTGTTTAACATTTTTTACATATCCATAGTATCCTTTATTATAAATAATTGGTTTTAATGAGTCTTTTATGTTTTTGTTTATAATTTGAATACCAGCAGAGATGGTTTGAAAACCAGTATTTTTAAATTCAACTACGTATCGTTTATTACCTGTTTTAGATCCGTTTGTATCATATACACCTAAAACTTTATATTCTCCAAATATTTTGCTTATAAAAATTTTTCCGATATATTTATTCCTATCGTTTTGATTTTCTATTTCTTTATTAATGCTATACTTTTTTATCAACAAATTATTCCCTCCTACCAATCTTGCGAAATATTACAAATTCCAAGTTCCTTATACATATTTAAAGATAAATCATACTCTGCAATGATTTGAAATTGATTAGTTTGCCCGAATCTATTTTTTGTAATAAATATTATAAGATATCGCTTATCTTTTTTTAACTTAAAAGGAATCTTGGTGAGATTTCTCTTCCCTTCTAGTTTGTATGGTTTTATTTCATGTTTTTCATTTTCATATTCATCTTCAAAAGGTTGTCTAATCATAATATTAACTGACATTACATCCACAATCGATTTAGCCATACCAATTTCATTGTTTGTGTAATATCTTAGTTTAGTAGCAGTTTTACCTAATTGATATGTAACAAGTAGACTAACATTTTTAGCAGTTGGTTTAATCACATCGTAAATTTTTACCATATCCCTTTGCATTTCCAACCATGTTTTATCAGAATTACTATCAGCATTTTCTTTAAGCGTATCAATGCAAAAGTATTTTACATTTCCCAAAGCTGAATATTTCTTTATAATTTTAATGGCAATATCTGTAGTATATTTTTCTAGAGGTATAATTGTAATATTTTTATTTTCCTTCTTATCTTCAATCCATTTTGCACATTTTCTTAATAATTCCATTGTTTTTTCATCAAAATTCCCATCCCTTAATATATATTTATGTAAGTTTTCTTTATAAACATTATTAGCTACCCATATAATCATTTCTTTTTGTATTTTGGTTTGATCTTCTTCGTTTATAATGAATACTACTTTTTCATCGTGTTTTAATACTGAGGGAAATAACCAATTGATTGCTGTAGTTGATTTTCCGGCTCCCGATAGTCCTCCCAATCCAACTATATTTCCTAAATTTAATCCTGATATTTCTTTATTTAATATAGTGCAATTATCAAGTGGTAGTCCTATATTGATTCCTTCATTTAATTTATCAATTAACTCATTTACGCCAGAGCAAGCATTGTAACTTTTAACATCACCTTCGACATTTACGAATATATGATTAAGATTAGTTTCATAATAAGCATATATTTCTTCTGTATTCATATCTGCGAATTGACTTAATTTATCATGAACAGGGAATTTTGCTTTCATTAATTTAAGAACTGCATTCCATTTATGTAATTCGTTAATGTACCCGTCTAAATTTTCTTCTTTTACATATTCTTTTGCTTTGTCAATGGTGTCATAACCACCATATTCATCATATTTAACTTTCAATTTATCATGTTTTTCAAGATATAATCCTACGGTAATTTCATCTAATGATTGTTTCTTTTCTTTCTTGATAATATCATGAGCAATAACAAAATATATCTTCCATTCATTATTAGAGAAATCTTGTAAAGTCAAATTATCATATGAATACATTAATTCTGGGTTCTTGTAAAATATAGATGTGGCGTTTGCTTCAGCAGATAATTTAAATTCTTTAACTTTTTTTACAGCATTAATTAATTCTTGTTCATAAGGACTTACTTCTTTTTTAGCAACAGTAGTTTTTGACTTTGTTTTTGTAACAACAGCCATTTACCATAATTCCTCCAATTCCTTATCGATCTTTTTATCTTTACTTTTTGCTTTATATTCAGCTCCTTCATGTATTTGATTTTCTAATTCTATATGTATGGTTTTTTCTTCTGCCTTCTTAGAATTTTTTAATCTTGATAAAACATTGTTTATTTCATTTTCAACAAAACTCATTATTGTATTTATTAAATGACGTTCATCTTTAATCTTCTCTCTACTTGGGCCTAAATATTGAAGAATACTATATTTACAAAATTTACAAGTCAATAATATAATTTTATAATCATAATTTGCTTGTGGTTTCTGTTTTTTATTTGCCATAAATGTTCCTTTATGTAAACCTTTAAGTCTCAATGCTAAGTATCTTGGGAATTTTACACCCGTTTCATACTGTAAAATTTCTTTAAAAACATAGTTTGCTAATTCTAACCAATCCTCTTGTTCTTGTTTCTTGGTAATTTTCTCTTCCATTAAATCACCTCTATTAGTTTTATTAGAACTAGGGATTATTGACAAATCAATAATCCCTATTAAATTCATAGATATGTGTATATTTATTTACAGCATTTCAGCGAATTCTAACACCTGATTCAATTTTTCAATATCATTATTAACTAAATCTTTGATGTTGATTTCTAAATCTCTGATTTTCTTTCCAATCTTCTTTTGATTTTCCTCAGAACTAGTTTTTAGTAATGCTTTAATTTGGTTAGCAATATCTTCTGCTTGTTCATCTTCTGCTTCCATAAATTCAGTGTCTTTACTTACCCCTACTGATAAGTCTAATGCTTTTTTAACTCCAAATTTCTTTGTGCTTTCCCATTTTGCTCTCCAAATTTCAAAAGAAGGATTTTCAATGATCTCTCCTTTTTTGGTTACTCCAGTTCTATCTTTATAAATTTTACCAAAGTAAGTTACATTGCCATCTTTGTCTTCTTTAGTAAACATTTGAAGTACAATATCAAAATCATGTTCTGCCTTCTTAGCTAAATCTGGTGCTTCTCCAATTTTCTTTTTATTAAGAGAAGATGGATCATCGAAAATATCTTTTTGATGAGCAATTTCAACTACCCACTTACCCATCGAAGAAAATATGATATAAGCAGTTTTTAGAGCTTGATTCCATCTTTTAATATGACCCCAATCACGAGTCGCGAGGCCCAAATCTGACATATCCACTTCTTTGCCTTTTCTCATTTGTTTTCTTGATCTTTTTTCAACAACTTCGTATGCTGCTGCTTGCATGTTCTCATATAATTTTGTTCCACTATCAATTGCAATAGTATCAAAATCTTTTAATGCTTCCTCATCATTTAATTCATCTAGTGTTTCTTGAACTTCAGAGGCAGATGTGGTACGCATGACTCCAATGATATTAGGATTGCTTTCAAGATAATATGTATTACCATCTTCACTATCTACTAAATTAATATTAGGAAATGTACCTGCAAACGTTGATTTTCCTGATCCGGTCGCCCCAAATGCTAATACTTTACCACCAACATATGCTAAAATTTCTTCTTTTTTCTGAAAACCCATTTATTTAATCCCCTTTATTATTTATTTTATTATTTAAATGATTATTGTGTTTATCAGGAGGAATTTAACCTCCTGATTTATCCTGTGAAAATATTAATATATAACTATTAATTATACATCTAACAATTTCATCCATGCTTCATCATCAACTGCTTCTTCTTCGTCCTCCTCAGTATCGTCATCTTCTTTTTTATCTAGTGTTTTTTCAAATTTCGCAACACTTTCTTCTAAATCTTCTGTTTCTTCCTCCTTCTCTTCTTCAACTTCAATAAATTGAGAAAGGAAAACTAAATCGCTTTCTTTATATTTATCTTTATTGATTGCCAAAATTGGAACTTTTGTTTCTCCTTCGCCTTCAAATGTAATTAAAGGTCTTTTTATAAGCATTCTTTTTTCTTTATTTCCACCAATTGCACATTTACTAAGAGCTTCTTCCTCTGTGATAACATTAAGTTCAATAAGTTCTCTAATATCTTCAGGAAGATCATCTAGTGTAATACTTACTACACTTGCCCCTTCAAGCATTTCTCCTTCTACAGTGACTTCTACGAGTGTTCCTTTTTTAGCAGGAGCAAAACATTTAGTAATGAGTTTTTTAGTATTTTCTGGTTTCACCTTATCAACTTCTAACTCAAATGTCTTTGTAAATGCTACTGTTTTCTTGATTTCTTTACCATCATATTTACCAACATAATCAACTACATATCCTGTAATTGGGAATGACGCTTTTTCCTTATCTACTTTACCTACTGCATTTGCGTCACAAAGTATTGTTTGTGTAAATACTGCTTTGTATTCTTCTGGTTTAGCTTTTGATAAGAATACAGAATTAACTTCTTTTTTAATGGATACACTATCATTATAAGCTTGATATTTTAATTTACCTTTTACATTAATAAGCATTCCATTTTCAAGATGTTGTTGTATGTATTGAATTGCGTCATATGCAGATAAAAATTTATTTTTGAACGTCTTATCTTTTGTATCTTTTTCTAAACCAACTTTGATGAAACAAGAGTCTGCTACAGATTCAAGAATTGTTTCATCAAATCTATCGTCCCAATCAATAGTGAATTTATTATCAAAATCTTCTTGTTTTTTACCATCTACTTCTTTTATACCATGAACATATACGACATTATCTCTTTCTGATCCGTAACCACCCATCATATCTGAATAGATGACATTACCATTTCCACAATCTACACCAAGATTCATTTGATTCCAAACCCAATCTGATTTTGTAGTATCTTTATCCATTGTAAAAGTATAATCATTTACTTTTGCTTCTCCGATAAGTAAGAATTGTGCTTTACCTTTTTTCAAACCTAATTGTTCTTCTTTAACTTTTGCCATATTATGTATTCCTTCTTTCAATAATTTTATTTTACTATTTAATGCACATGATCTTATAAAAATATATTGAAAGAAGGAGGTGAATTACTTCTACAGATAGGAACTTGACCCCATGCTTTTGTTTTAATAAACATCTTTCCTTTCTATTATTATTTTATCTTACAACCTTAACATTAAAATTGAATTCTAAACATTTTCTACTGGCTAAATAATCACACCAATGTACAAAATGTTGTATTTTACTTTTTGGGGTAGTTAACAGGAGCAAATTCACCAAAATATTTTAATTCTGCTTCTTTACGGACTTTAACTGCTTCATCGAAATCATTAAAACTTCCTAAATATATTTGCTTTTTATCTACTGTAATTCTTACTCTCCAACTATTATTAAGAGATTGCCAACCAACTCCTGTCGCACCAGATGTATTATTACTTTTGATTGATATGTTCATTGCATTTTGAGTATTTGAAGCTATTCTTAAATTATTTCTTCGATTATCATACTTATGTCTATTTTTATGATCAATTTTTCCATTGTAGCCAATCAAAAATTTATGTAATTTAATTCCCTTTCCATTTATTCTAGCAACCACATATCCATCTTTATCGAAATACCACGAATGTAATTCAACTGCATCCGAATCAGATATGTCATAATAAAACTCACGATTTGTATCAGTGTAACCAACTTTATGATCTTCTTTTAATTCGAATATATTCGGAGGAACATCATGTCTTATTCTTTCTTTATATAAACATCCACAACTTTGAATTCTATTAGATTTTAAATGAGTACCCCTAACTACTTTGACATTTTTATTAATGCATTGACACTCACACAGCCACATTGTATGACCACTTTTATTTTCTGCTCTTTCAATAACTAATAATTTACCAAATGTTTTTCCAGTTAAATCATTTAATATAATACTATCTCCTTTCTACTTTAACATCGAAATCAAAGTCTTTGATATATCTCCGAGAACCCAAAATATCACATATATGAACAAAATTTTGTAATTTACCATGTGGTTTTGGTAATATTTCTTTTTTAGTTTTATAATCTTTATTAAACTCTCCCATGTGTGTTTCGATACATCCTAAAATCTTATCCAATATTTCTTTATCCAAAATATTACATAGTTCATTATTATTTTTAATGAACACTGACATAATTATTGGATGGTCTGTTACGCTATATTTTAAATTATTTAACCCATGTTTTATTCCATCGTGTAAAATTAGAGATGATATAATGATATCTTTTTCATCATCTGTATATTTATTCATCATTTCAAGATTAAGTAATTCTACTGCGAATATTACATTCATTTTAGTATGTCTGACTAAACCTCCTTCTCCTAAACACACCAAACTATGATATTTGCCAGATGAACTAGCAGGTATTGAGAAGAAATACTCTGGTAAGTTATTTAATGCCTTTTCTGTAAATTCTTTGATCTTAGGATTTTTTATGTATGATAGTTCTATTTCGAAAATATTTAATCTATCCACTCGCTACTCCTTTCAATAACTCCACTTAATAATTATACCATATTACCATCCAACATGTCAATATTTTATTTTTTACTTCTAGCAAAACCAAATCATTTAAAATTCCACTTTCAAATGATAGGATATATAACATAATTATTTATGCCTATTTAACGACCACAAACCCTTATGTAGCAACGATTACAGGGCTATTTTAGTGATTTTATTGAAAATTTGAGTTTATGGTCATTTTAGTCATAATCCTATAAAATGAAAATTTCTTGAGGATCTAATAATTGCTGATATTTTTGATTTTTGAAGATAATTCTCTCATTAAATTATTAATATCCATTTTTGAATCAATGGTAATATTAATTGTAATATTTTGAACAGTGTTTTCTGGCACTACTTTTTCGACTGGTTTAACCATTCGTTCTTGAGTATACACGATTTGACCAATATCTTTTGCTTTTAAAATCATGGTATTAAATTGATCTTTATCTGTTGATGGTAATTTTAATTCTGTATGTAATATTTCAAAATCCCTACCTGTCAATTCTACTCCATAGGAATGACGAAAATCTCCATTCTCAATTGTCAGGGAATAACTACCATCAACCACTTGAACTAGATCACCTTTATTATAATTGCTCATTTTAACACTCTCGCTTTCCTCTATGTATGGTTCAAAATCTTCTGGCAAAAAATAATCACCACCATTTGACCCTTCTATGGAATCCAAAACAATATAAGCAGGATAAATACTTGATACAAATAAATATGGTTGATTTATCATTATAGCATGGTTCCAATTAACACTACTTTCTAAATTTCCACAATAGCTTTTTGAATGAGGTATAACCTTTATTCCCACACTAATGAATTCTCTTTCCACTTTTAATATCTAACTCCTCTCTACTACTTGAAACAAAACACCATTATCTGCCTTATGCAACCAATACAATTCATCACTATCCAAATTAACTTGAATACGATAATGTAATGCAGTTTCTTCCATAATAACTCTATAAGTATCTTTTTTAAAAGAATTAAAATCTTTAAGGAATCTTACTTTTCTTATGATTCTCACCTCCTTTAATACCATAACTACTTATTTAAATTATCTTATGCGTTTCACACTCTTTAATAATCTCATTTAACCTATCAATTCTCATTTGAATTAATCCATTATAGACTTCAACACATTCCTCATATGTATTTGCATAGTGTCTAGAATACACATCCACAACTTTGCTTTTAATCATTTCACCTTTTTTATTAATTGGAGCGAATACCCAACTACTATACTTTGGTTTATCAATTTCTGCCTTATACTTATCTAAAACCATTCCTTGTATCGGCAATTGTTTTAAATGTGAATAATCATAATTATTATCCTCATTATATGCACAACCCCAAACTATAGTTTTATGTTTTAAAGTTTTTATATCTAGTTCCACAGTTTACCTCCTTTACAGCATTAATTCAAATTCAATATCTTCAAAATTATTACTATACGTGAAACCAATAATCTTAATTCCTTTTGCGTGATTATGATTCAAATTCTCATCATAAGCGTCAAGGTAATATTTAAACTTCTTATCAAAATTTAAAAGTGGATTAATAATTACCTCTGGTCTATCAAAACCTTCCATCTCAATAAGAACTGCCACATAATTCATACTTTTTGCTTTTGCCATTTCAAAACAATTGATTAAATTCTCTCTTGTTAAACTCATTTGTTTGTTCCTCCAATTATTTTTATATCCTAGCAAACTAAACTTTCAATTGATTTATAATTTAAAGAATTTACTTTCAAAGTCTTTAACTTGATCTTTTAACTTATTTATAATTAAATCTAACAAGTCAGCATTACCTATGTATCTACTTAAATCAGCACTTATTCCAGAACCATCACTTTCTTCGCAAATAGTTAAAGAATATTGACCATCACGTAAATTTTCTAAAGTTATTTTTCTCTTGTTTTTTAACCCTTCTAAATTTTTAATTCCTTTATTTGTAATTTCAATTAGTTTTTGTAATTCTTGTCCCTCTTTTAATTGATCTATAAACATAATTAACTCCTCCAATTATTTTATTTTCTACTTCTACTTATATGCTTCTTCTGATTTGAATCTTGAATCAATTCGATTCCTTTCATATCATAATGAAATTTCCTTGGTGCTATTCTAACCTTTTTAATTCCGACACAATCAATGATTTCTTTTCTCTTTTTGCCAATATCTAAGTCCCACATGCCACCTACCTCAGTAGCTAACATTTTGTAACCCCATCCAAAGAGTATGTATTTAGATATTTCTTTTAATAGAAAGTGTGTTTCAGTCTCGTTCTTTGGTCTATTGAAATTCAATTAAAATTAATCACCTCTATTCTTCTACAATTTCAATATCGTCCTCATACATCCATAACCACTCACCCTTGCTATTTTGAACAAATACATCAAGATCATTCCATAATGTCTGTGATTCTTCTTCGCCAGTTAAAACATTCGCCCAGTTTACCTTTTCTTCTGATGACATATCTTTGAAGTATTTTGCTTCAATTATAGTTCCTACAGAAATATCTGTGATAAAATCATTATTAAGTATTCTGATTTTCATTTTCTCACCTCGTTTCTACGTAATATGTAACTTCTCTACTTAATAAGTATAACATTTTCACTAACCGATGTCAAGCAATTTTATTTTATATTTATAAAATCTCTTCAAAAGTAATTTTCCTTACATATTCTTTAATAATTTTAACACTGATTTCAACTTTATGAATTACAAAATCTTCAGGTGAATCCATATGTCTAAATTCATCAATCGCCTCTTCTTTAGTATTATATACCTCAGCTTCCTTAAAATCATTTACCTCATATTGACTATTGTCTATGTATTTTTTACTAGACTTATTGAACACGGCATATCCCTCTTGTGTGTTAATCATATTCAAATTCTCCTTTGCATTTTCTTTACTTGTTATTTCACTCAAATTGTTTTCTCCAATAATCTCAACTGTTGCATTTTCCATCTCTACAGCTACTATATTTTCTTTAACAAGCGATTCCGCTATTTTTTCTCTAAATATACTCTTTTCTAACTCAAGACAATCATTGTATTCACAAGCATATTGATTGTCTTGAATTTTATACCAAATTTCTATATACCATTTATTATCAAATCCATCTTGTTGATAATTTCTGAAAGTAAATTTTAATTTATTTCCTTCTTCTATTAATTTAAAATAGTCCATTATTATTCTCCTTTGTTTAAAATCACTATTTAATTCCATACGCCAATAATATATCTTCTAAATCCTGAATTTTATTAAACATAGCAAGAACTAAATTATCTCCTGTTAAGTTCCTCCATTTTTCACCATATCGTAAAGCATAGAAATTAAATTTACCATCTGTTTGGTCTAAAACAACTTCATATTTGCCACTGTCTAATTTTATTAATTCTTTCATAGTTATTCGCCTTCTTTCTTAATCAATATATCTAAGAAACCTTTCATTTCTATATCTTCTTTTGACTGTTTAACAATTGCATCAATATAATCCTTATCATCATTGCAAATATATTGATATATGTGATTCTTAAACATTGCCAACATTTGCGCTTGACCTAGTTTAAAAATACGATATAGTTTTTTATAAGGATATACATCGTTCATTAATCTGTTCATTTCAATATTAAATGGATCTATGTTATGTTTATAGTCCTTATATTTTTCAAGTTTTTCTATGGTTTTATTTATGTCCATTATTTACACTCTCCTTTTTGTTTATTTACAAGGGGAGAATAAACTCCCCTATATATCCCATTATTATTTCTTAGATTTAACACCAGAAGATAATTTATTTAACCTATCTTCTAATTTTTTCGCATCATTCAATACTAAACTCATAGATTGCTCTGAAGTAAATCCTACATTGACATAAGCATCAAATTGATTCTTTTTAGCAATTGCAGTAGTGCTAAAATATTCAGTATTATTCGCATAATCTTTATAGATATTAAATAATTCTTCTGCAACTCCATATAATAGTGGTTTGTATTGATCGACTAATTCACTCACCATTGGTTTAGCTAATTTAGGATTTGACATTACCATCTCGATTAATTTATTAAACATTATTAATTACCTCTTTCTTTTTTAAATTATTTTTATTTTCCTGCATCTGCCATTGGCAAACTAATAATTTGATTTCCACCAACAACTTGTGGATATACCCCATTCCATTTCAATACAGATTGATATTTAACAAGTGTATCGGTTAAAGATGCTTGTAATAGATTATTAGCTTCTGCTTCACCTTTTGCCTTAATAACTGCTGCATCCGCGATCCCTTGAGCATCTACTCTTGCTTTATTTGCTGTAACTGTAGATTGGGATAATTCAATTTCCATTTGTTGAAGTTTTTGCTGTGCATCTACTTTTGCTTGAATTGCTTTCATAGTATCAGCATCAGGACGAATTTCTCCAAAACTAAATGTTTCAACTTCTAATCCAAATGGAGTTAATTCTTTGATTAATATGTCATGAATTTTATTTTGAATTTCTGAGCGTTTATTGCCATATAAATCAAGAACACTATAACTAGATGTAACAGATTGTGATGCTGTTTTTACTTGTTGTTTAAGATAGCCTGATTGGATGGATTCGATATCAGCACCTTTAAAACGATTAAAAATAGCAGGTAATTTTTCTACATTTACGTGATATGTAAAGTAAGCATCAACATTAACTGGTTTACCTTCCATTGTAGAAGTATTATATGAATCATCATTAGGTGAACCCTCAGTTGCACCTTTAGTCAACCATACTGTTTCTGTAGAAATTGGATATTCTCTAATGCTTTTCCAAGGAGCTACAATATGCCATCATTGGCTTAATGTAATATCTTCTAGGCCACCAGATACATTATAAACAATTCCTGCATGTCCAGGATTAATTTTTGTAGTAGATGCCCCAAAACCTGCAAGCAAAACAACTGCCGATACTCCAACCGTAATTAAACCTTTGGTGAATTTATTCATTTTAAAATTACTCATATCAATATTAATATTATTTCTCATTATTTTTAATCTCCTCTTTAATTTTATTTTCTACTTCTTCAATTTTCTGACCTATTTTTGAGTATAAGGGTATTGCTAAGAACAATAATATTATAACTAATGCAATAATAGAAATTACAAGCATGTATATCATCACCTCCTTTATTCATATATTATTTTATAATGAATTTATTGAGTAAATTGACTTAATTTTTCTCTTAATTCTAAATGTGCATTAATTTTTAATTCGGCATCTTCTTTTATTTGTTTTGTATTTAACAATTCTTGTTCCAATGAATCAATTTTAACTTGACTCTGATCTTTAGATTCTTTCAATATTTCATTCGCCTTTTGAACCTCACACGAATAAATTCGCGTGATTCTAACCTCACGATTAGAGGTTCCTGCTTCATTGACTTCGTAACCTCCATCTCCACAGGCTTAAAATCCGATAGTCCCTACCGTACTGATATTAAATTAAGCACTTAATAATCTCATACCTTCATTCCTAATATTGATTGCTGCATTCACATCTCTATTATGATATGAATTACACTCTGGACAATCCCATTCTCTAATAGATAAATCTTTTACTTCAATGTTTTTATAACCACAAACATTACATAATTGAGAAGAAGGAAAAAATCTATCTACTTTCTGAACAATCCTATCATGCCATAATGATTTATATTGTATTATTCTAACAAACTCACTCCAAGATACATCATTAATTGCTTTTGCCAATTTATGATTCTTAACCATATTTTTAACAGACAAATCTTCTAAGCAAATTATTTGGTTTTCTTTAATAAGCCTAGTTGATAATTTTTGTAAAAAGTCATTTCTTTGATTAGTAATCTTTTCATGAACTATGTTGAGTTTAATTCTCGCTTTATTCCGATTTTTGCTACCTTTTTTCTTCTTAGAAAGTTTTCTTTGTGTCTTTTTTAATTTATCTTCAAGTTTAGATAAATATTTTGGATTGTCAATAATTTCACCTTCTGACGTAATCGCAAATTCTTTTAATCCTAAATCTATTCCCACAATGTTTTTATTGTTCTCGAATTCTACAACATCTACTTCAGTACAACATATAGATACAAAATATTTACCAGAACAAGTCTTAGTAATAGTGCAATTCAATATTCTCCCTTGTATTTCTCTTGATTTAGCAAATTTAACCAATCCAAGCTTAGGCAATTTAATTAAATTACCTTCAATTCTAATATTGTTGTTAGTTAAGGTAGTTCTATAACTACACTCATGATTATGTTTAGATTTAAACTTAGGAAATCCCTGATCTTTATTACCATTCTTAATTTCTCTAAAGAAATTTTGATATGCTCTGTCTAAATCTTTTAAAGAATTCTGTAAAGCAAATTTATCTATTTCCTTTAACCATTCTTTTTCTTTTTTAAGAATAGTTAAATCCGCAGAACAAGCATTATAATTCATAGATTTTTGTTCTGTTTTATATAGTTCAATTCTTTTAGCTAAATAGTTATTATAAACAAATCTGCAAGATCCAAATGTTTTTGCTAATTGTATTTTCTGATTTTCATCAGGACATAATCTAAACTTAAATGCTTTTTCTGTCATAAATAAATTCATCTACCTTTCTTTTTGAGTATTGATATAGCTCTCAATTTGTTATTCTTCTTTAATTCAGGATGATGCTGAAACATTCTTATCAATTTCCATAACTGCAAGATTAAACATAGATACTGCGTTTTCTACAACCCCTATTGCCTTTTGAATCATCATAGAAGGTGTTAATTGCTTTTTCTTAAACATATCAATCTCCCCTTTTAATTTTATATTTAATTTAATAATATAACTTATGTATTTTTATATCTAATAATTAACTCATTAATTTCTTGTTCCTCAGATTCACTTAATTTTTCACAGCATAAAACACATGACTTTAAAAATGCTAGTGCTTGAATAACTTCATTTTTCATTTTATCACCACCTTTCAATTTAATCATTCAATTACCTATATATTTTCTAGCTTCTCTAATTGTTTCACTTTCTTTTTCAAAAGAATAATTTGAACCAGTTTGTTCGCTTTTGATATCCATTAATAATTTAAGACAATGGATTAAAAGTTTAACGATTAACTTATTTGTATTCATAACAATTCTCCTTCAATCAAGAATTAATATAATTTATCAGACAACACTTTCACAATATTATAAATGTCATCAATTTCACTTAGTCCTTTAATACTTTCTAATCCTTCTTTAATAATATTTACACCATTTTCTATTGAATCAAGCATATTATCAACGTCATCTTTTGAAACGAACAATTCTTTAAGAGTAAAACCAAAATCATTATCTTTTAATTCTTCTAAGGTATATGTATTAAATTCTTTTCTTAATGAACTCAATTTATTTACCTCCTTTCTTAGAACAATTAAATTTACTTTACTGCATTTTTAACAGCGTTTGACAAATCTTGTAAAGCGTAATATTGAGGATTGATCAAATGTTTTATTCCATTTGTTAGTTCTGACATTCCGAATATTAAAAATATAATAATACTAACTACTATGACCGCAATACTAATTACCATAGCAATAATATATTCTTCTTCATCGTAATCATCTTTTTCTTTTAGTTTCTTTGCATATTTTAAGATTTTAAAACTAACTATTCCACATCCTACAATAAATATAAGGAATAACACTGATGCCCAAATTAATGATGATATTCCATCTACATAAGATTGTTGCATATAAATTTTAAATACCTCTTGTCCCGTAGAACTTACTTGTTCATCCAATTTACTAAGAAAATCTAATATCAATTTTGTATCCATTTTATTTCTCTCCTTTTATATTCTATTCATTATCCATTAAAAACTACATTTTAAATACTCAATTTATATCTATTTGTTCAAATTCTTTCTGTAACTCTTCAATTTTCTTTGATAGCTCAATTATTAATGCATTATGGATTATATCTTTATAAAAATCTCTTTCATTAACTCCTAAGCTATCAAAAATTTCTTTAGAAGTAATATTTAAGGAATTGTAACCGTACTCTTCTTTATAGTCATAACTTGGGCATCCATCCTGTTGTTGAGATAATTTAAAACCAAAATCTTTTACATCATAATTATTTTTAGTATAAACATATTGGTCACTATCTTCTCCAAAGTCTTTAAATGGATTATCTCTCCTATATTCGCAATTAGACATATACTCCAATTTATTAACAAACTCTTGCAATTCCTTTATTCTTTTATTTAATTCTAGCAACCTATGTAACTTCCATTCATTTTTAGTGAATAATTCTCTATCCATTAATCACATCCTCCACAATCACAGCTCCCTGAGTCATAACTACCACCAGAATCATATGAACTATGAGAATCATGTGAACTGCTATGAGAATTACTTCCATAGTCATGATATACAGGATAAAAATCATCATCATATGTATTGTGACTATGAATAGCGTTTGAAGTTTTTGAAGGTATTTTTGTTTTCTTTGTAGTTGATGAAGTAATTGGTGTAGTTTTAACATCTGTATTAACTTTAGCAAACTTAATTCTTTCATGCGCTGGTCTGGTATATGGAATGATAATCTCATTTTCTGATTTCTTACTTTTAGTATTTTTGGAGTTAATTATATAATATCCTATTCCTAAACCACCTAGAGCAACAAAACCAGTAATTACACCTATAGACATTGACATAAATTTTACACTCCTTTTTTATTCAATCTCTTTTAATACTTCTTTAGCATTACAATATGGACATAATTCTGTAGGATCATCAAAATACATATTCTTGCACTGACAAGCATTATCAACTAATTGAATGTACATATCTAACAAATATTCTAACGCATCTTTTAAATTGTCTTTATCAATAATTAGTTTGCCTAATTTCTTTGTAGTTTCATTTCTTAGACTATCCAATTCATCACACATAGTTTTGCTCCTTTTCACTTAAATTCTTAATTTGAAGCTAAAATATTCCACTTATTTAAAGCATTTATTAATATCATCATTTGTCCACGAATTAAATTTTCTAAATGTTCTTCACTGTAAACTTCATCCATCTCACTATTAAATATAGTGTGTTCTAAAAACCCAATCCAATCAACATATCCAGTTGAACTATATGTAAAACATATTCCTTCATTTTCAAATAGTTTATCGGATTCCAACATCTCTTCGTTTAGTTTTTCTATTACTCTTAAATAGTTTTCTGGTTTAAGCAATAATTTCCCTCCTTTCCAATTTGTATAGATATTACAAATCCTTCGCCTTAACATTGTCCCTAATAATATCAATCATCTCAAACATAAGTTCTTTTAATTTCTTCTGCACTTCCTTGTCTAATGTCTGGATGCAAGGATGAGTCTTAAATGTACATGAGTCCTTTAGTAGTCCCTGCTCAATCATTGTTTTATTGATTGTTACCATAATTAAAGGAATATGTTTGTTGAAGTTTATGATTTTACTAATAAATTTCTTTAGCATTTTATCTCCTTTCTTAATAATCATTTAATTGCTAATGTGGTCTAAAATTATATGATCCTATGTATTCCCAACCTTTTTCCTCTGTCCGTATCAAAAAATATATTTCTGATCCAGAAGACAATACATCAAACACTTGATAGAATGGTTTTGAGTAATAAGTATCTGGTAGCCCTTCAACATTAAACATTTAAAATTTCACCTCCCTATAGAAGAGTAACTTCATTCTGTAACTGGACACCATTCTGGAACATTGCATTCTTTTCTAATATTATAAGGTCTGCATGCACAAGTAATTATTTTATTATTTATATTACACACAACTTTCATGTCATCATCACAAAACCAGTCATGAGGATCTGGGTCTGGTAAAACTCTATGAGCCAAACAATCAATGCAATTTTTAATATTTTTCATTATTTATCTCCTTTCGATACCATAAAAGAAATATTTTAAAGCATATAATTTATATTTAACTCTTCTTTTTAGTTGTAGCAGTCTTGGATTTAACAGTAGGTGATTTTGTACCAACAGGTGGTTTTATCACGTTAGAACTGCCTGTAGATGTCTTAGGTTTGACTTTCTTGTGTTTGCTTTCACCCAAATCATCAAGATCCAAAACCTCATCTTCGAACCAACTCATTTCTTCATCATCGTCATCTTGTTGTGATTGCTGTATTTGAGGTTGTTGAACTTTATTAGATTTTGCCCCACAACCTGATAATATAAGGATTGGAATGATTGATGTGATAAGTAGTTTTTTCACTTATGCATCTCTCCTTTGTTTTTATTTTCGTTTTGTCCTATGTATAGATTATACATTATTTGATTATATATGTCAATATTTTATTTCTTACTTTACACTTATTCCTTCAATAGTTTTACTTAATATTTCTTCAATTCTATCAAATTCATAATACCAAATCTCAAGAAAATTATACTCTTTTTCTAAAGCGTATTCTTTCTTTCGTCTGTCATGTTCGACTTGTTTTTCAAAGTCTTTAATTGATTTATGTATTCCTTTTACAAATCTTTCATGCATTTCACCTTGATATTCTATAAGTAAATTATATTGAGATAAATAAAAATCATAAGATAATAAACATCCACCTAGACCAATTAGTCCTTCAAATGTTTTTTGTGGTATGTAATTTATTTCTTTGTCGAATAATTTCTTGCCAACTTCAATTTCACCTATTGAACATTGACATTCTGGACATCTAAAATCACGCGAATTAGAACCATCAATGTTTCTCTTATAGTCTTTATGTTTACCGTCTTTACATTTCCACCAAACTTCTTTACCACTACGAGGAGCATATTCGTATGGAGATTTTTTATTTTTATTAGACCATAAATTTAAAACTTCAGGATGTATAATACCTAAACTATCTAATTTATGCAGTATATGATTATTATTACAGTATGAACATCTTCTATCATTATAAAAATTACATGGTGACACATCATAACTCCCATGGTGTTCTTTATCTTGGCATTTAATCCATACTTTATTTCTTGCACATTTATCAATCTTCCAAGGATTAACAGTGTTTTTATCATGATCCCAATACTTTTCTAAAAAATCTTCTCCTAGATTATCTACTCCCCATTGTGCAAACGAATTACATTGTTTGCATTTTATAGATCCTTCCTGTCCACCAGTAAAAGCATTAATATTCTTTAATTCACTATTATGTAAACTTCTTGGGCATTTAAAATAATGTTTTTTATTTGTAGCAAAACCTATTTCATTTGGGTTCTTTTTATTTAACTCATAGTCCCATCTGTCAAGAATGTCTTGTCGATTATTTTCAATACACCATTGTTCAAAAGATTTGCCATTCTTTAATTTTGATATTCTAAATCTTTCCTGACCGCATTTTAGACAATAATATTTTCCATCTTCCTTCATTATTCTTTTATAACTATGCCATATTACAGGTTTGGTAATTGGAGTAGTACATTCTTTGCAATCACATTTGACGTTTACTTCCACAGGACTACCATCTGTCAAATCTTCCACTTTAACTTCAAATTCGTCACCCATCTTAGTATAAACATAACCCTTACTTTTATACCACTTTATATTGTTTGAATTCCACCTAATAATAACATTTTTAGTTAATAACATTACATCACTCCTTTTCTGTGCAGTATAAATTATTTAATCATACTATCGTTAATTTTATTTCCCAATTTACTAGCAGTTCTGATACTATCATCATCTTCCAAATTAACATCAAACTGTCCGACAATTGCTTTACTTTCTGCCATTTTACGCTGATAACGCTTGATAATCCCATTCTCACATGAATTGTCGTAATAGAAATGAAAAATTCTGTTTTCTTCTGTGCTATTAGCCCTATAACCTCTTCTATTTGACTGACTAACAACATTTACATGATAACTGGGCATATAATTCAAAAACGTCTGCAAAAATACAAGATTTAATCCTACTTGAACTAACATAGGGTTAGTTATCAATACTTGAAAATCATTTTTCTTTTTCTCAAGTAATTCCTTTCTTTCGTATGTAGGAATAGAAGGCTTCAGAGTAAAAAACTTAATATTATTTTTTGATAATAAAGATTCAATTCTTTTAGCAATAGTATCTCCCATCATATATTCCCCACCACCATTGAAATCAACATATATACAGCATTTTCTTCCTTCAAAAATTTCTAGCAAAACTCTATCTAATATTGCTTGTTCTTTTGGTAAAATACAATTAGTAATACATTTTGGTTGAACTTCAGTATAACTTTCTTCTCCTCTATTAATAGGAATACTACTCCAATTAAATGGATTGTTAACATAGTGTTTTAATATACTATCTTCGTACATTTTTGCATTAAAGGCATTAGCCGATTTAATATCACTCCACAGATTGCGTTCTAAGCGTTCCATTTCGTCACTTTGACATATTGGTATGTAATACTCATTTAAGTCTGGCAAATCCTTTCCTAGATCGTCCAGAGTAGCAAATATGTAATTCTCTACTAAATATTTACTGAACACAATAGGGTTTATCCCTTCGATTTCTTTGAACTCGCTATCCTTTATTTCACTTCTACCAGAACGATAGTATTCTCCATCTTTCTTTTTGCTTACCGCCATTAATGTCCCATACGTCTTAATAAATTTCTCTATTTCCATTACATCATTTTCCTTTAGTTTATTAGGTAACAATCCTAATAATAAATTAAATAAACTCGAACTATAACCATTATTACTGGTTCCTGAGTTTAATATTATTTTCTTAGCATAATTAAACAATGTCCTAGTAGCATTCCCAATAATTGTCTGTCCGTTGCTCTCGTGAATTTCATCGCAAATCACACTGTCAAAATGAATATTCTTAGTTTTAATAAATCTAATTAAACTACTTTTCTTTGTCTTATCGTATGTACTCTGCCATAATACAGCATCACAATTCGAACATTTATAATTTGATTTCTTAGGATTACCTTCAAAATCTTTCTGGGTGAAAAATACATCTTCCTTTTTTCTTAATTCATTTTGTAAAGGTCTTCCACAGTCTGGACAACAAGCGATAGTTATTTTCTCTTTAACATCTTTAATTTGTGAATAACTATAGTATCCACCACTCTGTACTTCTTTTTTATGTTTAATTTCCATTGTTCTAATGTTTACACCAGATATTCGTTTTGCATCAAGTTTAAATGTTTCTTTACCAACTAGAAAATAAGTTGGCTTATTAAATTTTAACCCAGTCATATTATATATTTGAATGAATTCTGATGTTTTCTTAATTATATGGATATCAATTTTATCTCCTACACTATTTTTTATTTCATCTTTCCATTGAGTTAATGTAATTGCTGGAGCCATAATTAATGTAACATAGTTTTGTTTATTAGGATATAAATGGCAATGATTAATTTTTGTTGCATTCATTGTTTTTCCAAAACCTTGACTTAAAGCCAAATACACAAATCTGCTTCTTTTTAGGACTTCTAAAGCAGATTGAATAATAGGAACTTGACCATCAAATGGTTTCATCTTTCCTTCAAACATTTTTTGATTAATATTCTTAGGATCAAATAAAATTCTAACATTTTGTTTCAATCTATCTTTAATAGGATTTAAAAATGCAAGTATATAGTCCTGAATATCGTCAATTTTGCTCCAATCAAAATCTTCCTCATATCCTTCTAATGTCAAAGCATTTAAACTCTGTTTAAAATAAGTCACATTAATCTTATATACCTTTAAATCAGTATATAAATGATTATTGGTGTAAACTATACATTCGCTAACACAACCATAATTAGAAGATTTATATTTAGAATTATTAATTTCATCTTTATCCAAAATCATTTTAACAATCTCAGCAGTAACAGGTAAGTAATGAATATTTCTCAAATATTTTGTAAGAATCTTATTCTTATCTTCATTATTCCAATTAATACAATAATCATTTATTTTAGTATTATAAATAATTGTATGAGTTAAATCATTATCCATTCTGTCCGACTTATAACGATAACGATTTTCTCTACCATACAATGTTTGTTCAAAGAAGATATCTTCTCTATCTCGTAAAGTAATATGATAAGAATGAGAGATTAAATCGGAACATATTTTTCTATTCTTGATGTGTAGGTCGCATAGACTGATTAATATTGGATCTCCATTATCCAGTATAATTAAATCAGCATTACAATTGATAGTATTTTTATCTGTTGTTCGCAAGTAAGGAATCAACAATTATTCACCTCCTAATTCCTTGATTACTAACTTACCATTATCTGAGCACAAAATATTCAAATAGGGTAAACTCATCTTAATAATCTTAGTTTCCGTATAACTTTCCCCACTATCATCTTTATATTTACTTACTTCTTTTTTCTCAATACTCTTAGTTCCACCAATAGCAACATGTTTACCAGTACCATCTTCTAATGATATTTCTCCATTTATCATTCCAGATGCTAAGAGATTACTAATTTCTCCTAATTTTAATGGTTTAGGGACTACTAATTTTTCTTCTCCTAAATCTTTTAATTCTGTAATGCCTTTAACCCATTTCCATATTGAATCATTTTTACTGATATGAGAAGTTGGAGATTCGATATATTTATTATTTTCTTTTGCTGTATTGTAGTCAATGTATGGATAATTCATTGATTGATATGTGTTGTATTGTGATAATTTAAATTCTGGTTCAGAGAGAATTATTTCTTTAACTTCATTGTATTGTTTAGTGAAATCCATTGCTTGCATAGTGTTAGAGAGGTCATAAGGAAATCGCTTTAGGTGAGCTACGAAGACATATTGCTTAAATTTAGCGTATTCTTCTGGATTTGTTTTATAGATTGAATTTTTGAGAATGTCAAAGTTTTTGGATAGAATGTCTAGAGAATCTAAGAAATCATCTTTTCGAATTATGCAGACGATGTAACCTGTTTTGTAATCTTTTGATGTTGTTGGGTTAAAAATAAGTTGACGGTCAAGTATCATTTGGAGATACATTTTTACATTACGTGTATTATTTGTCGAACCATAAGGAGGATTATAAAGCATTAAACTCACTATATTTTTCCCTATATTTAATTCTTCAAATGACTTATTGTACGAATCATAAATGTTTGGGTTTGATTCAATTTCTTTATGCCGATTTTCTTCGATTTCATTAGCAACAAGAATATAATTATTACTTGAATTTTTTCTAGGTAAAAATGAAGCAAAAGCGTCTAAAAATAATCCTTCACCAGCAAACAAATCAGCAACCACAATATCATGATTATTATTACTTCCTAATCCATATTCACAATTATTTTTTATCATATCATAATCTTTATTATTTAACCACATGTCGTAGTACACATAATCTATTGGGACTTGGTTATCCAAGGCTTTTACAGCTAATTCTTGATATATTCCTTCTTTTGTATAATATTCTTTAAGATAGTTTTTCTTCAACCAGTCAATTTCTACTCTGCCAAGAAGTCCTAATAATCTATGTGCTTCTCCTAAATCTGTAGGATAGTACATGAGTTTTCCTTCAGCAGCTAAACTATTTCCCATATGTATCAACTCGTTTCTTATTTTGTAATTCTACAATAATTATATCTTATTGTTTAATAAAAGTCAAATATTATTTTTGTATTTGAGTTTGAATGTAATATTCTAATGACCGACTCATATCCTCTTGAATATAATCCAAATATTTCTTTAAATCTTTTACCTCTTTAATTTCTTCATATTTGATATATCTGCAATGATGGTGGTTTAAGTGTTGGATTCTTTTCTCGTATGCTTTGCTCCACTTTGATTTTGTAAAACCATATGATTTGAGTAGTGATAGTTTTGACTTTATTTCTGAAAATGTCATAATGTTTTGGCCTCCTTAAAAAATTGACGATAGTATTAGCATTTTTCTTTTTTAGTAGGTTTAGAATAAGTTCCAAATAATAAAATTAACGCTATTGCCAAACGCACAATACCTGAACTAAATGCAGTAGGAGTAAGATATCCTAAAAATATTATAATTGCATCTATAACATAAAATATTCCTAATGTTCTCATCCCGATATTAACTATTTTTTCAAACATATTATTATCTCCTTTTTGATACTTTAAAAATTGTGATTCATGTTAATTAACCTAAATCTATAATTGTATCCTTAACTTCAATATAAATATCGCTTATGTCAAATTTTACTTCCGTTTTACTACCAAAACAATCTCTTGTACGGATACAAACTTCTGCATCACCATTTATAACATTTTGTTCAACTAACCAATATATTAATTCACTTCTTAACATTTCTTTCTCCTTCCAAATCAAATAGCATTTTATAGAATTACTTCTTCTATCTCTTCAATAGTAATCTTAACCTTTATAATTTTAATGCTCAAATAATAGTTATTTCTAACCCACCTAAGACCAGATTTAACAGATTTAATATCTTTATATTCGCCTAAAATTCTATTGCCATTAGTTACTTTTATATCCTTTCCAATTGTTTCATCATAATCCCATTTAAAATCTTCTCCTATAATTATGTATCGTTCTACACTTTCGTTTGTTGATTTGAATTGAGATTGATTTCCTTGTGGCATATTTATCATTACTCCTTTCTATCCTTGGGAACAGTGGTTTGAAACTATTTACTCAATAATTGTTAGATTTATATCCCACTTTATTCCTTTGATTTTATACTTGTAAGTACCAGTAGTTAAACATAATGGACATTGTGAATTTTTATTTTTACAAATATCACATATTGTTGTAGACAAATTATTCCCTCCTCTCTTCTTAACCAATCAAATATGAGGTTCTAGTATTAAGTAAACATCCAAACCTTTGCATCGCAACTATTACAAGTTATCCAAATTTGATCATGTTCACCAAGAATATCAAAACTTCCTAAATTATCTTCTGAGACATACCAACCATCACTTTCGCTATATGAACGCTCTTCTTTGTCTACTGGCCTAATTAGATTTACTTCATTTCCGCATGTACTACAAATTATTTTAAACATCTAATCAATCTCCTCTATCATTGGATTATTATTTAATTAATCTTGCTATTTCTAACGACATCTTCATATATTCTTCATCTGCGAACTCACAATTAATTACTGAACCTAAAATATTCATTAAGTATTCTACTTGACTTGGTGTTAATTTAAGGATAGTAAGATAATCTTGGCAATCAGAATATTTATCAATAATAGGTGAGTGCATACTACAAAACTCTTTAATGCATGGTTTGCCAAACCGTTTACATAAGTTATCAACCATAATATCATTTACTCCTTATTTATCACTTGAAATTCTTTATTCGTTTGACTTATGTATTAAGTGCCTCCTGCAAATTCACCATAGTATTTCTGTCTCATTTCCTCTGCATACGCTCCAGCTTCTTCTAATTGATTTTTCTTGAATCTTTTTAAAGTTGTATTTTTACCTTCTACTTGTAACTGTACTGACCAACCACTTCCATCCCAACTTACGTTTCTGAACCCCGATTTGTTGTTAGAATTTTTGCTTTTTCGATATACTGAATTTTCCTGATTAGTAATTATCCTTAAATTTTCTTTTCTATTATTAAAAGTATCATGGTCAATATGATCCACAATAACCCTAATCTTTTTACTCCCTGTCCTTGTTCCTACTAGAAAAGTTTGTAAACTTATAGTTGAATTTTTATATTTATTTCCTTTACCCTTAACCAAGTTAATATTTGCATGAATGTAATATTTTTTATTTGAATAATTAAAATGTGGAAACCAAGTCATATCAAATTCTATTAATCTTTGCAAATCTTCTGTGTCAATAACGCAAAACCCTAGTTCTTTCTTTTTCTGAAAATATATTTCAGTAATTTCTCCTTTAATTATGTATTTATTAAGAAATGACAATTAATTATTTTCCTCCTATCTTACTTCCTATAATTGATTCGCGTTATCCTATATCGTGCTTTCTAAAAGTGGTTTATAGCAACGTTTTCTAGAAAGCACAATACTATATTTTACTTAAAATTTCCTTAACTCTTCTAATTTTCTTTTCTTCAACTTCATAACTTTTTCATCAGCCCTAATATCTGCTTTCATAAATGCAATATCATATCCTCTTTGAGCATCATATTTATCTTGTGGTAAACACTTAGAAGCACCACGACTACCATCAGGAAGCTCTACAAGCGTCAATAATCCTTTTCTAGTAGTCTTGATACCATCAATGATTTCAATTGTCATAAACTCAATTTCTTCTTTGATTACTGGTTTGACAGGTTCAAAGTATGTAAAGAAATCATTTTCAGATAAACCAAATCCCATCATTCCATTTTTACACATTACAATCGAATCAACAATTTCAGTTACCTCAAATTCTGTACCGATATAATTAAACCGTGGCAATTCCTTAATTTGTTTAACCTTCATACCAACTTCAATTTTATTTGTATTAATATTTATTTTATTTCCTTCTTTCTCTTCTTTAATTTCTTGTTTATCATTGATATAAAATTCTAGATTCTCAATCCTAAAAAGTAAATTACCATTTTCATTATCTGTTTCTTGAAAATTTAAGTCATTGTATTGTAAACTGAATCTATTCCCACTTCCCCAATCAGTTTTTATCATTCCTGTTTTACCTATGTAATTTTCAATACAATTATATTCATTTTTATTCACCCAATTATCAAAATTTATTACTTTAACTTTACTTCCAATGTAAGATGAATCTAACATGCTATTTCCTCTTTTCTTTTATTATAAATTTTATTTAGTCTTTCATTGTACTTGTTGATAACACTTTGTTCTTCTTTGGTTACATCCCTGTTAAATTTTCCTCTAGCTTGAACTACTTTATAATTTTTAATTTCTAATGTAACTAAACTCCTTTCAATATTTTCTTTATCCCTTAAGAACAAGATATGCGTTTTGCCATCAATGACATTTTGAATATAACTAGCTACACAATGATTTTGCTGAACAGCTTCATCTTTAATATCTTGTGTAGTCTTAGGATAAACAATTTTAAACTTATCATATATATGCTCTAGTTTTAGATCAATAACTTTTTTGAAATCTTCTTCTATAAACTGTTGTTTTAAACGATTATAATTTCGTGTAGCAATCTTATGAGTTGTTAAAAAATTCTTAGGATATTTCTCATACTTTGGACTTATTTTAATCATCATATTGCAATAATCTAATAATTCACTGACTACAGAATGAAAGTTATCTAAAGCTTCAAATGTCATTAGGTTGTCTATATACTGTAATAACGATGTTGGTTTATAATTGTGTATTTTTATTAATTGATCGAATTTGTTTTTACCATATTCATTTGAATACAATATATCTTGGATGTTCATTTTACTTACAGTTGTAAATTCATAATTTAGTAAATTGGAGAATAAATCTGGATTTTGTTTATAAGAATCAACTAAATCATTATTTAACTCAATATCATGTGTTTTACATATTTTAATCAGATTTTTAGGTATTTCAGTTAGTTTATATCTTATTTTAGGTTCAATATTTTTTAACCCACAAGCAAAATATTGTTCTAGATATTTATAATTCTCAATTTTGGATAAGAAACTTCCTACATTTGTAATACGGTCTACCCTGCCACTATTATAATAATATTTTTCCGCATGTGATTTATTAATAAAGTTTCTATCTAGAAAATTTAAGAAATTACTGTAATTTTGATCTTGAAATGACTTTATAACTTGCAATAAATCATAACCCCTAAGTTGTGTGCAAATATCTTTTACTGGTTTACCAAGTTTACCAATAGTTTCTCCTGTTGATAGATTATATTTCACATTTTTACCATCATCAAAATAAAATACAAGGTATTGATTTTCTTTACATGAAGTTAACATATTTTCCTCCTATTCTATTAAATTATTTTTATTTTACGTTGAAAGGTAATTTTCATTAGTTTGATAATCTATGATATTCTTCTTGTATGCCTTTCCAAGTTAACCTATTTACATCTCTTCTCGCATCATTAAAATCTTTAAAATCAAATATCCCCAACTCCTTTGCTCTCATCCAAACTTTATCTCTAAGATAATTTGCATTTTGATTAATCGCTCTTAATTCATGAGTATTTGCTGGCTTAGTAAACCCCTGACTATCTAACCCTCCATGACAAATACCTCTATCAAAGAGTTCGCAATTGTACTCATAGTCAATCCATAATTCATATGCTCCTGAATAACATTCTGATGATTCATATAGTTTTCCTAAATATTCTTGCTTGAACGAGTCTTTTTTATTTTGGTCTTCTAATATATGAAAACAAGTATTACAAGTTAATCCATATTCTTTTGAAGAACAATTATTTATATCATAATCTACAGGACATTTAAACTTCATATTTTTCTCCCTTCTATAATCCTTGGAAAGTCAGATTTGATCGTACTTACTTAAATTATCATGCATTATCTTCATAGTTTTTAAATATCCGATAGCTTGCTCTCGACATGTGATACATACTTCTTCTAAATCTGTTATCTTGTCATCTTCTTCATAAAATACAATCATATTAATAAAACTTATAATATCTTCTCCGTCCCCATATTCATAGCAAAAAGGATTCCCAGTAAAAGTGTGTGAGAATAAATATCATTAAAATTAAATTCCGTATTGAGTTTGTCAATCACAGATTGATATATTGACATATTCTTTGCTCCTTTCTAAAATACAATTAAAATATTCATTTTGTCGGTTTATTTATAAAAGCTTTTAGGACTTCATTAATAGCTATAGTATTATACTCAAAATCATCATAGTATAAGTTTAATTTACTTCTCTGTCCTCTAATTGCAAATTCAGGGCAATCTTCATATGTCTCTGATTCTTTTGGTTGTGGTCGCATACTGCAAATATCTCCTATGCATTCACGTTTATCTCTTTTACACCAATTCATATTATCTCCTTCCTTAAATACCCTGTCTTTCTTCACATTTATCTTCAAATGCACAACCATTACATAACCATGTTTTACATTTATCACAAAAACAAGATTCTGATGTTAAAGTATTACCACAAATATCACATTGAAAATTGTTTGTATCCCTCATTGTTAATCTCCTTTAATTTCCTCTAATTCTCTGATATTAATAAGATTCGATTGTCCTTTGTTATTCATATAATATGCGTTTCCGATTGCACAGGCACTTGGCTTATCACAATTCCAAAAGAATTCTATTTCTTCATTGTCTTGAAAATCATTTGAGAAATAAATTCTTGTAGTAGGTTGTCTCTTATATTTAGCTTTCGGTGGGAAATCATATCCATAAACTTTATATAAGTCAATCATTTCTTGTTTTGTTCTTGATTTCATTTATAATTACTTCCTTTCATAAGATAAAATGTATCATTTAACGTACTACCACTCTACCCAAAATTCCATATCATCTTCTTTAAATTCATCATAAATTAATTGTAGTATCTCTCTTTGCCAATCATCTTCATCTAATTTATCCAACCAATATTTTACACTAAGATTAACATGGGAACCGTTGTGTACGTTTTCAAATTCTTCGTCTAGCAACCAATGCCAAAAATCTAAATACGGTGGTTCTGGATTATCTTTTAACCATTCTCCATATCTTTTTCCCTGTTCATGTATCTCTTTAAATCTAGCATCGTAATCTTCTTTTGTTATTTCTATCATTTACCCATCAATATTTGCTTTATAAATATTACCTGGACATATAGGATAATTAGGAGGTGACTCATTGACTAATTTTAACCATTTTGGGAAATGTTTACTAGAACTTGCATAATCTCTTATTTTAATATCATATTTCTTTTCTATGTAATCAATAACTTCATGATAATCATATATTGGTTTTCTAATAATTTTATTAAATTTATCTACAGTTGAATCAATTTGCTTCTTAACTTCTACATCTTTTAACTTTTTATTTTCTTCGACCTTTTTATGATGTAAATCTATTTTTGATTTAAGATCATCTAGATAATCAGTAATTAATTGCACCCAATTACCATCGTGTATCCAACCATAATATTCTGTCCATCCATTTTGACCACCTAAAACACCATATACTTCAAAACGATTATTAGAATTAACTAATTCTTTATCGGTCAAACCATGTGTATGTTCAACCAAGAATATTCTAAAACATTTTCCTCTTGCATGGTCACTTAATGCATATATGATATTACCATTAATATAACATTCCTTACCTAATCCCCATGCATCATCTCTATTTAATTCTCTCAAATATCCTATTTCTAATCTTTTAGCTTCTGAAATAATTTTGTAGTATTCTCTTGCTCCATTCATAATTTTAATACTTCCTTTCTAATTTAGCTTCAAATGTTCTTTTCAAAGCATTTTAATTTCTTCTATAATCTGTGGTATAATTTCAGTTTGCAATAATTTGATTCTTTCTTTTGCACACTTTTTACAAGCATAATCACCTATTAGATAAAAACCAAAATCAATTAATTTATCCCAAGATTTGAATTTACCACAATAAGAACAATGACATCCATCCATTTAATCAACTCCTTCTATCTAATTAATACCAAATTATATCATTTGATCTAGCATGTCTTATAAATTCAATCAATTTCCTATTTCCAATTTCTTCCTTAACAAATTCACTAATTTCATCTTTAGTATAATATTCTTCTGCTGTTTCAGGATTATCAACTTTAGCACACCATTTAGGATTTGTTAATGAATCTTCCATAGTAATACCTCTACCAAATATTCTTGCCCATTCATTGAAATCTGGATTGTTAGAATCCATACAGTGACCACTTACATGATCTAGTTTATCTTGTGGAGACAATCCCGTTAAATCATCCTCTGAGTAAAATTCACACTCTATACAAATTGTCATTATTTATCCTCCTTTATTTATTTTTTATCTTGTCAACCCATAATTTGAATTAATCTAAAATACAAACACTAAAGATTTGCACTGAGGACATTTGCATTCTTCACCTGACACAGCATAAAACAATGCTTCGCACTCAGCACATCTTGTTTGTACATATACCATATTTTAATTCACTCCTTTCTTGAAATACTAGAAAAGTTAAAGTTTAAATCCCATTTTGGTTTGTATAATAATCTTTTTTGCTTCAGAGATTGCCTTTTGATATCCATCATCATAACTTGGTAACTTTCTAATATCTTCTTTTATGTATCCTAATGCGTCTAAAATACTAATTGGATCAATTGTTTCTCCTCTTCTAACTAAGTCTAAAACTTGTTTCATATAAAAGTCCACAGTTTCTAAAACTTTATCTTTATCCATTATTTACTCACCTTTCAACATCTTTTGAATTATCCTCCAAATTGTGGATTTCTTAAATCATTTACATGAAACCAATCCACATCTGTAAAGAATCCTTTTTCATCCTTATCAAATCCTAAACATATAAATGATTTGAATGTTGTTGATTTGTAATCATGTCTAATTACTTCGCCTGTTTTAGAAATATATTTCTTATGATATTCATGGTTGAAGTTATGTTCGTTTTCTGATGTATTTTCTAGGTTGTCTATTATGTATTTTCGCATGGATTACTCCTTTCTGCCAAATAAAATAATCCTTTTAACCTAAATCTTCTATATCTAAATAATACTCCGTTTTTACTTCTTTTCTTTGAACAAGTTTAATAATATTGCCTAAATATTGATCATTTATTGTAAAATATAAATCACCGTAATCTTCTTCAATAATAATTTCAAAATCATCTAACTCATAATCATTTGCTTGAATATTTAAAATAACAGATTCTTTTAAGTTCTCAAGAGTTATTCTCCTTTGTTCAATATCATAGTATTTTTCATCAATAATTTTACCTATAATATTTTTATATACTGTATTTTTAATATGTTTTATAACAGTAGAAATATTATTTAAACCAAATGGATGTTCATTTATGATAAAACATCTTCCTATTTTTTCATAAGCATCTGGTAAGATAAAAAGATTGGAGAGTTGTTGTAATAATAATTTTCTTTGAGTTAAAAATATTCTCATAGAGAATGTTCCAGAACCACCTCCATATTTGTACCCTGCATCACCTCCAAATGGTCTCATAGCACATAATCTATAATGAAAACTAACATCTTCCTCAAAATCATAGTGTTCTAAATCAGATTTAAATTCAAACAATTGTTCTCTTTCAATTGATCTGAAATGATTATATATTTCACTAATAAAACTTATGTAATCCATATTTTTTATTTCTTCTGGAGCGTACAATTTATTATCTGGTAAATCTTTTAATTCACTATTATAATCTAAAGATAATTCAAGTTCATATCCGTTATTTATAGATTCGTTAATAGTTTGGAGTATGTCACTTAATTCTACGTCTTTTTTATACATTTATTTCTCTCCTTTTTAACCTAATCCTCTAAATACTTTGTCACCTTACTCCTAAATTCTATAACCAACTTTTTCATATCTTCATTCATTTGCTTTTCCACTTTCCAAACATCTTCTTCTGGAGTTTCTTCTGTAACGCCATATATTTTCTTTAGTGCCTTTTGTAATAATTCTGTATCTTCGTCAGTTGAACCATACCCATCAGCATACATATCACTTTCAAGTAATGCTCCATAAAGTAGAATTTCTGTTTTTGTCATTGTTTATACTTCCTTTCTTTATATGTTTTGATGCCATTCTCTCAAAGCATTTATAAATTCTTCTTCTTTCTCAGTTAAGTATATTTGGTCATCGAATAAACTAGAAATTAATTCTACTTTTAATTCGAAAGAAGCATTTAGAAAATTTTCAAATAATTTTTGTTTTTCTTCTTGTGATAATGTTGGTCTTAAATTCATTTTATAATTCAACTCCTTTTCTAAGTACGATCACAAATTGATTTTGTTATTAATCTTTATGAACGCTTAATAAACCATTTTCACAATCATTGTATCTTGGGCAAGAATCTTCTGTACAAACTTCAGAAGCACATTTAACTTGATTATCTTCTATCCATACCCTAACCACATAGAATTTAGATTCTGTACGTGTAAAACTCATTTTATTTCATTCCTTTCTATTTCTATAAGTTTGATATTATGAGGGATTTTATTTAATAAGGACTAACATTTACAAAAGTGAAACACTAAGCAAAAAGCCTTTTGTAGTTTTCGGTTGACCAAACCTAGTTAGTCCTTAAAATTAGCAAATATTAATTGAGCAAACACCCAGTTTTATTATTAATCACACTGTTTGGGATTCAGTTTTTAATGTGACTGGATCTGTTTTTCAACCCCACGCTCAATTATCATTATTACTTATATCTATATAAAGCTACATCATAATCACTAAAAACTTCTTCAATTATTTTATAAACCACTTCCCAAGATCCTCCTGCCAAACCGCACCCAATATTAAATGGAATAGCAACGGATTTATTATGATCTTTTGCACTTACTTTAAGTGAAAATAAAGCTTCTTCTAATGCTGTATAATCAGTATATTGCTTATCTCTGCCATATTTATATTGACCAAATAAATTCGCTATATATTTATTTTCTTCTGCCTTTACTATTTGACATTTGCCTAATGCTTGAATTGAAAATTTAATATTGGTAAGATATGTTTGATAATCTTTGAAAACTTTAGGGTATTTATTTCTAATTTGTTTTGCTAATCCACTACCCATTACTCCCATACAGTTACAACTATGCCCTATTATATTTTCCTTAGCTTCTAATATGTTGCCATCAATAATTTTAATCATTTTGTACCTCCAACATTTCTTTGATTACTTTTTGAATTGTAATTAGTCTTCTTTTATACTTTTTACTAATTTTTGTTCCAGATAAACAATTATTAAAGTCAATTAAAATATTATTTTTTTCTTCTATTGTAATTTCTCTTCTAATGTTAATTTGTTTATTATTTCTTTTCTTTATATTTAATAAGGTGCTTTTTGACAGTGTGGTAATATTGTGAACCTCTTCATATGTATTATTTTCTAACAATTTTAATATTTCTTCATCTGAAAACTTTACATTATATCTATTTCGCATTCTTTCAATGTTATTTCTTAATTCAACTCCATTTGCATTTAAATAATCAGCGATTGAAGTTCTATTTGTATTAAACATTTCTGCAATTGAGACACAATCTTCTCCATTTTTATATAGGAGTGTGATTATATTAATTAATTCGTCAGTAAAAATTGTATTCTTTTCATAATGTACTTTCTTTGCCTCTTTAAAACTTCTAGAAATATTACTTAAACACACTATGTCTTTTATAGTTGCCTGTGGTATTTTAAGTATTTTAGACACCTCGGGGATAGAGTATTTATTACTGTAAAGTGTTGCAATATTGTTAATTACACTTTGTTCATATTTTGAATAACCTCCATTCCCACCTAATGTCTTATTATATCCATTATTAAAAGTATCTAATTTTTCTATCCAATAAGTTTCTTTTTCTGATAGTTCTTCACGATTGTAAGTTTGAATAGTTTCAAATATAAAGTCATTTTCTTTAAATACATTCCAATCTTGTTGAAGTTCTTTATTGTAATGTTTATTATTTTTTAAAAAATATTTATGTGTTCTAAATCTTTTTAAAATATTGGTACTTTTACCAACATATATTTTTTGTTTCTTGAGATTTTCAATTTTATATATGCCACATTTAAGTATGTCTTCTGTAGTATTTAAAATATCTCCATCAATAATATTGATCATTTATTTTCCTCCAATCATTGCTAAAAATTCATCTTCTTGCAATACTTTAATTCCTGCATCTAATGCTTTCTGAGTTTTGGAAGAACCTTTAAGTTTTCCTACTACTAAGAAATCCAATGATTTGTTAAAACCATTTGCAAATTCTCCACCTAAACTTTCAACAATGCTTTTAAGTTCTTCCTTCTTATGCGATTCAAACGTTCCGGTGCAGTAAAGTTTAAGACCATTCAGTACACTATCCACATTCAACACTTCTTTCTTTTCTTCTTTTTTAATACTCACAAATTCCAATAACTCTAAAAACATTTTCATATTCTCTTCATCTTGGAAATAATCACAAATTGAATTGGCAGTAATATCTCCAAAATCATCAATATTAACAAAATTTCGATAAGATTTTGTTGCTTCTAAAAATGTACTAATATCATTATCAAAATGTTTTGTAAGTCTCTTCGATGAACCAAATCCGACATTTTTAATTCCAAGAGATGAAATTAGCGATGTCATACTAATTTGTTTTGCATTTTCTAAAGCAACCATTAATTTATTGAAGGACTTACTTCCAAACCCATTCATCTTCACAATTTCTTTCTTGTATCTTTCTAACTTGAAAATGTCCATGTAATTCTCAATAAATCCATTATCAATAAATGCTTCTAAAGTTGCTTCTCCTAAATCAGAAATATTGAAACATTGCTTGCTCACAAAATATTTTAGTTTCTGAGTTAATTTTGCTTCACAACTAGGATTAATACAATACAAATTATTAGTTTTTGCTTCTAATCTTATTTCTACTTCACCTTTACATGTTGGACATTCTGTAGGTAATTGTTCTGTATTGCTTCTGGTGATATTATTTTCAATAGCAGGGATAATTTTATTGCGTTTCGAGATTTCAATGATATCATCTTTGCCTAATTTTAAATTTCTAAATATATCTAAATTATGAGTTGTCGCTCTTGCCACTTCAGAACCTTCGATATTTACAGGTTGAAAGATACCAGTTCCAATAATTCTTCCAAGTCTACTTGTATTCCATTCGGTATATAGATATTTCGTCTTAAACCATGAATCCTCAAACTTAAAAGAAATTGAGTGATTAGGGTGGTGAGCAACTTCTCCTAAAGATAATCCATATTCAATATTATTAAATGACAAAACAAGGCCGTCAATCGGATAATCAAAAGTAGGAATATCTTCAATTATTTGAGCAATTATTTCTTCAAGATTATCTTTTGTAACCATCCAATATTGAACAATGTCAAATCCTTGAGATTTTAGCCATTCCAATTGCTCTTGCTTTGTTTTGAATTTATTTCCTTTAATGATATTAAATGCACAAAATTCTATATTGCGTTCTTTACATGCCTTACTGTCTAGCAAACCCACAGACCCGTTAGCTAAATTTCGCGGATTTGCATATTTATCATCTGGATTCTCAATTCTTGAATTAATTTCATTGAATGAAGAATATCTCATGAAGTTTTCACCAACAATTTGCAACTCATCAAGATCATTAATTAATAAAGGGATATTTTTTATACTTCCAATATTATGAGATATATCTTCTCCAATATTTGTTTCTGAATCGCCTCTTGTTGCTAATTGTTTACATGTTTGTTTGTATGTAGCCTTACCTGTGCCACCATCAATTTTAAGCATTAATATTCCTTCTTCGTTGCCTAACCACTTGACTAATTTTGGAACTTCTTTTATCTTTCCTAATGACAATAAGGGAATTTCATGTTTTACTTTTGGTAAATCTGATACGATTTTATATCCGGCTCTTTGCGTTGGTGAGTCGCTTAGGATTACTCCTAATTGCTGTTCTAAAGACTCTAATTCTTCAAAGAGTAGATTATACTCACGATTCTCCATGGTAGGTTTATTTAGGTTATGAAAGGCGTTACATGCGATATTTAGTTGGTTGGTTAACTCTTGTAGGCGATCTATGTTTCCCATTTCTTATTCCTTCTTTCTTAAATTCATATGGATTCATTTGCATCTCTATTAACATTATACACTAAATGATTCCATATTGTCAAATATTTATTTTATAATTTATACAGTATAACTAAAACCTATTTCTTTTACAACTCTCTTACTCAAACATTTTCTACCATCCCGATACCCCACCACAAATCCCAACTTCTTTAAACCGTATTCATAAACATCCCTACGCCTATTGTCTGTCCAATATACACTGATATAATCTCCATCTTTACAATAATCAGATTTCTCAAATTCAATTATCTGATTCTTACCCCATAATAAACCTTCCAATCCACATTTACCAGTTTCATGATCAGTTAATATATCTTTTTCTCCTAATATCAATTGTCTAAGATGCTTTTTCTTATTAGCAATTGCTAATAATATTACATAATCATTAGATTTACTGAATTCATTTTTCCAGAAATATATTCCTATGGTTTGATTATTTTTAAGTTTGTGAGTTTTATAAAGACCATAAATATGTTTGTCTCCATCGAATTTTATTCTTTCAAAGTCATTCATATAATCTCCTTTCTTATGGCAATTCCAATTCTACTAAATACCCATCACTATTTTTATACTTACTGTACACTAATTGCAAATCATCGTTGGCGTTCACAATATTATACAATTTCCAACTATCTAATTCTACTTCTAAATTTTCATATTTTACAGTTACATAATAATGAGTAGATTTAGTTCCTGTATTCCACCTGCTGTCTTTGCTTACAACTTGAGTCATTACCATCTTTTGCTCGATTACATCACCTTTATAAGATCCGCATCCAGTCAGTAGAAAAACTGTAATTAATGAAGCACATATTAATTTTTTCAATTATTTTCCCCTTTCATCCTTCGAAATCACAATTTTATCCTATATTTGGCTTTGAAAAACGTAGTATATGGAAGTATACTGGAGCATGAGGTAGGTGTATTTTATGTATTAATTTGCTTCTTGTAATTTTATGTATTCATCGTAATACATCCATTTGAGAGATTCACCTGTTTCTGGATGTTTTCCTGCTGATTTTGCTTTGCCTTTTAAGTTAGCACATATATTTGTAGATGCAACTCCACACCAGTTACTTGCTAAAAATACGCTATTAAAAATTATATTAGTTGTAAGACAAATAATTTTTTTAGAATTTGTAATTTTTATATCTTTTTCAATTTCAAAGTTATTACTCTTATAGTCTTCAAAATACATCCATATCATTGGTTTTTTATTTACAGGATTTTTACCAGCATATTGATTTTTATTTCTACAACATCTTATAATAGATGAAAGATCAATATTATATTTTGTACTTGCTAGTAAAGCATAATCAAAAATTTCACCTGTTGTAAGACAAATTATTTTTCTGCATGCATGATTCTTTAAACCTTTAAATAAATATCCCTTTTTATATATAGGATTATTTTTTCCTAATAAAAGATATCCTTTGCCCCATTTAGGGTTTTTATCTCCATTATGTTTTCCTTTATTAGAATTACTAATTTTTGTCTTAATTTTAATCATTTCTTCCTTTGTTTTTCCAGCAAAGTTATTGCCACTGTCACCTCCTGAAGCAATATTATAGTATTCTTCATTTTCTACAGCAATATTGTTTTTAATAAATTTAACTTCAAGTTTATTTAATTCTTCTTCGTCAAAAGCCATTGCAATAATTTCTCTTTTGAAATTTTCTCTGCCATATTTTTTAATTGCTCTTTTAAATAAAGTTCCACTCCCTAAATAGTATTTCCAATCTTTGCGAAACATTTTTTGACCGATATATTTTTTACCATTAATTAAACAAATTGTGATATACACAAACCCATAAGCTAATTTATCTAAACCATTCTCTAATATATATTCAACACTAAAAACATTCTCTTTCATTAACTATTCTCCCTCTTGATCAGAGAGGTAGCTACCTTTTTATACTTGCAAGTTCTCCAACTATTATTTATCAATCACACATTCCGATAAAACTTCTCTTTGAAATGAACTCAATATTTCTCGCATTCCATATCTTCATCAGAAATACATTTCACTTCAACTTCATAACCCAATATTTCTAACAACTTAATCCATGCCCCATTAGGAATTGAATGCCCTTCATGTTTAAAATCTTCTCCTAAATTCATTCTCAATACTTCCCAATCTCCAGATTCGGGGAATATTAATTCAATTAGTGGTTTGCTCATTCTTTAACTTCCTTTCAAATTCTGATTTGCTAGGATACCTTAACATCCTCTACTATTATTATATTCCATCCAACATTCTGACCAGTATTCTTCTATTTGGTCAAAACAACATTCACAACAAGTACAATAATTAGATTCTTCATTTTCATACATTGTATTCATATGTCTTCTTTGTGGATAAAGAAAATACCTTTTACAATAATCACAATATCCAAATATTTTTCTAAATGGTCTTCGAATATCTAAGTATATTAAATATATCACACTACCTATATAATCTCTTTTTCTCATTCGCATATTGATTTAATTCCTTTAAATTAATTTTTCATTTCGGTTATTTACTAATCCTTAAATTGTACATAATATCAATGCTATTTTTAATTGTTATACCATATTTTTCTGCGTATTGTTTAATCTTATCTTCATTCTTTTCCATAAACTCAAAAACTTCAGGTTCATCCTCAAACCAATATAAATTATCGTACCAATCGTTAGGATCTAATTCGATTCCTCTTTTACCTGCTCTCATTTATTTTACTCCTTCTTTATTCTTAGCATGAAAAACAATTACTTTATCCATAATGCAATTATATTCTCTCAATTTACTCTCTAATTCTAAAATCTTATTAGGCAAAGGACATTCTGGATTTTCTCCAAAGATAAATGTTTCAAGTTCATGACAAAATCCAGTATTTCCTGACATATATGGCATTCTACAATTTTCTCTAATGCGTTTCATTATTTGTTTCACTCCTTTATGTATAATTATTGATTGTTTGGATATACTACTATTTAACCAAATTTCATTACTTCGTCTTACGCACTTACCTCACTTGCTCTCCCTTGTGAGGTCTTTTTTGTTAACTTTCTGCACTAATTCTTCATCACACCATTTACAATAAAAGGTATTGTATTTGCCATTCATTTGTAATAATTTAAAATTATGAATATTAAAGTAACATAATAATCTTAATGGATTAAACATAAAATTTCTCCTTTTTAAACAATTTAAATTAATTTAAACAACAATACAATTGGTATTGCAAATAATGCTAATATCCCTCCTAAAATTATCGTATATATCAATCCAACTATAACCCATCCAAATAGTTTAATAAGTATTGATAATGCTTTAAACAACTTACTTTGTATGCTTAGTTTAAATAATTCCCATCTAATTTTCATATTTTATTCTCCTGCCAATTTAAGTATATTTTCAATTGCTTTCTTGGTTGCAATCAATTTACCCTTATGATTGTCTAATATTTTATTTACTTCATTAGGAGTTTCAATTGAAAATGCACCATTGGAATTAAACCAAAATGCGTATCCACTTTCTAATAATATTAATGTCTTTTTATCATGTTGTAAAATTCCTTTAATGGTTTCATCTTTTAAATATTCTAATTCCTCTATTTTATTAGAACAATAACTTGTTTTATCTTTTAACATTTTAATCTTCCTTTCTTTTATATTGTTCGCATTCTAAAGTAGGATTACATTCGTCTGCATGTCTGCCATATCCATTACCATTTTTACGACAACAATCAAATTTAGTTGTTTCATCCCATGCTGTGCTATGATATTGACAATTTATCATAATGTTTTTTATCTTAAAGAACATATCAGTTTCAAATTGAGTTTTACTTTTACAAGAATTAAACATGTTATCTTCAATTCTTTTACATATTTGGCATAATATTTGTTTCTCGTTACATCTTCCATAGCAATCCATATGAATCATTTTATACACATCTCCCTCTTCTTTTATTACCCGTACACCCATTTGGATTATTTTTAATCCAGCAATACGCAATAAATACATTTACAGATATAATAATTAATATAGCAAACATAATTTTCACCCTCCTTTAAATAATCTCAAACACCACTTGCCTATACCCAAGATTTTTAATTAATCCATCAATATTTTCTTGCAAATCAACCATAGCATCATCAAACAATTTATCATCTTTCCCGATTGCATTAACAACATTTTGCTGTGCTTGTGCTGATAATATCTGAGTGTCAGAAGGACTAAATTGATCGAATAGAAACATATTATCTTCATTTATAATTTTTGAGTTTTGAGTATTTTGTTCAATGTATAATAATTGGATTCTGTTCTTTGGGATTGATATGTATGCGACACCATTTTCAATTTTTAATACTTTTATGTATTCAAGACTATTAATTCCAATTCCATAGTTGTATTCGAAGTCTAAGGTTATTTCTCTCAATGTGAATTTGTCAAATATCTTATCTTTATTTGTTATTTTGGATAAATATTTATATTTACCTTCGAGAGAAACGATTTCACCTACTTTCCTTATTTCGTTTTGGATTAGAGTTGTGTCTTCTTGCATTTTCTTTAATTCTGCTGTTCTTTCAATGTCTTTTTGATAATCTCTTAGTTGCGATTGTTCAACTGGTATGGGTTTTGGTATAGATAGATTATGATATTTTAGATAAATATTTGTGGCAAATAAAGCCCCTAATATTGTTAAAGCAATAATTGGTTTTTTCATTCAACTCACTTCCTAAATTTTATTTTATAATTTAATTAATCATTGTTAGGCATAGGCCCACGATGTAATTTAACCCAATATGGTTTATATCTCTCTAATAACTTAAACATATTATCTCTTCCAACACCATTTGCTGTATGAAGAAATATTTGTTTAGGATAAATATTTTGATTATATTGCCCTGCTTCAATAAGCCATTTACATAAGTCATAACCTGTCTCAGTTTCATTTAAGTCATGGTCAAGTGATAGAATATTGATATCATTTGCTAACAGCAATAAGCGACATTCTAGAGCATTCTTTGCTAGAGTAAATCGTTCAGGGCATGGTCTGATATCATCCATGAAAATATTAATCATCTATTATTCTCCTTTCTATAATTTCCAATCAGAAATCTTATTCTTTACCATGTCTCTTAATTTTTCATAAACTATATAATTAACTGCCTCATCATCTAAAAGTTGATATCTAACACTTTCTGCAATTGCTTCTGGTAATAATTTTTCAATTTCCATCTCAATTATTTTCTGAATATTCTCATTTGACATTTTACTGCGAACAATATCTTTAATGATTTGAGTTAATCCTTTTTCTTGAATTATAGTTTCAATTTCATCTTTAATAATTTCTTCTAACATTTATTTTCCTTTTTTCTAATTTTCTTTCTTATTTGTATTTTTCTAAACAATACTCAAATATTCATTAAACAATTTAAACAATTCTTCTTCACATTGTTTTTCAGAAAAATCTCTAAAATATTCATCAAATGATTCAAGTTTGTCTCCCATCATTGTTTCTAATTTTTTTGGATTGTATTCAAATGCATCAACCAATGTTGCCATAACTGCACTTAAAATTAATTTATCTTTATCCATTATCTTACCAACTCCTTCTTTACAATTTCACTAGCAATTTTCCCATCATACATACCCCATAAGAATTTTTCAGTACAGACATAACTTTGCCAATTTGAACTTCTGAATTAATATCTTTTAATGCTTCAATGATATCTCTAACAACATTTTCTAACTCCTCTCTGTTCATTTTCTGAGGCAAGTAATTACTTAGAGTTTTAATTTCATTCTCAATATGACTAACATCTTTATTATTTTTCAAAAGAATTGTTTGAATCTCATTTGCGTTCTTAACAAATTTCTCAATGACTTGCAATACTTCTTGATCTGTTGATTCACGATTTCCAAGATTCTTTCCGACCATAGATGCTTCAGATTGAACTTCACACAAATAAAATTTGCATAATTCCTAATTCATTGACCAGACTAACGCCCAATCTCCAAAGACTATCCCTGTAGTTCCTACAGTTCTAAACATTTTTAACCTATTAATCTCATTCCTTCATTCCTAATATTAATTGCAGCATTTATATCTCTGTTATGATGACTACCGCACTCTGGGCAAATCCATTCTCTAATAGATAAATCTTTTACCTCAACATTTTTATATCCACAAATATTACACAATTGAGAAGAAGGGAAGTATCTATCTATTACTGAAATTTCTCTACCGTACCAAATTGCTTTGTAATTTAACATAGAAGTAAAATTATACCACGAAGCATCTGATATACTTTTTGCTAATTTATAATCCTTCTTCATTTCTTCAATATCTAAACTTTCTAGACAAATAATTTGGTTTTCATTAATAAGTCTAGTTGATAGTTTTTGAAGAAAATCTATTCTGGTATTAGTAATTTTCTCATAAAGCCTAACTACTTTAATTCTTGCTTTATTTCTATTTTTACTACCTTTTTGCTTTTTAGAATGTTTTCTATGTAATTTAGTTAATTTATTTTCATATTTTTGATAATATTTAGGATTATCTATAATCTCTGCTTCGGATGTAATAGCAAAATCTTTAATCCCTAAATCTATTCCAATATTAATTTTTGATATAGGTAGTTTAATAGGTTCTGGAAATTCACAAAGTATAGATATAAAATACTTACCACTAGGGACTTGAGATACTGTTACATTTTTGATTACTCCAATTACTTCTCTTGATTTAGCAAATTTAATTAGACCAAGTTTAGGAAGTTTAATTTTATTGCCATCAATTCTAATATTATTATTCGATACATTGGTTCTATAAGATTTGCGGTTATCTTTTTTAGATTTAAACTTAGGAAAACCTTGTTTTTTATTCCCTTTCTTTATTTCTCTAAAGAAATTTTGATAAGCTCTATCTAAATTTCTGAGAGTTTGTTGAAGAGAAACACTATCAATTTCTTTTAGCCATTCAAATTGCTTTTTAAGTTGAGGAAGATTGCTTGAGCATTGATTGTATGTTAATGACTTTTTATCATTTACATACATTTCAATTCGTTTATTAAGATAATAATTATATATGAACCTATTTGATCCTAAAGTTTTATTAATTAATATTTCTTGTTCTTTATTGGGATATAATCTAAACTTAAATGCTTTAAACATGAATTAATTCCCTATAAAAATCAGATTTAATTTGATTGATTAACATTTTTATACCTTCTTTCTAACAATGTTTTTTAATATATTGTTCTATTTTACATTCTTTTATAAATTCTATAATATTTTCATCGTCACCTTCCATGCTTTCTAATAGACTTATTACACAGCATCTCCATGTTTCTGAATCTATTTCATATTCACTAAGAATTTCTACATCAAAGACTTCACGCTCATCACCATTATTATTTCTAATTAAATACATTTCTTCATTATAATCAAAATCTTCACCTTTAGTAAAATCAGATTTCTCTTTTTCAGTAAGTGGTCTAACAACTTCAAATGTCTGCATCTCTGGGAAGTTAGATTCTGGATCACACCAATATTTTCTAAAGTCTTTCTTTGTATATGGCAGGTATTTATCTTCATTTTGTTTTTTCATTTAATTTTCTCCTTCCAATGTATTTTAATAGTTTATATTGAATTTCCTAAAATACTCAATATTGTATTCATATAGTCATCTTTATTTTTATGCTCTAAGAGTCTAAGTTCTTCAACAATATTATAAAGATTGCCCAAAATAAATTTATAATCACTAATATCTAAATTAACTTCTAAATCTTCCCTTAAATTAGTTTGATCTATAATTTTTCTATCTACATAAACTTTATTTGCTTCAATATTCCTAATTACAAATACATTGTCTTCAATAATCTGAGTATTAATATCTAAACTTTCTACCTTTATATTCTTTGTAACGGATAAATTACCTATTACAAAAGCATTATAAGATAGTCCTACCATCCTACTAATCATATCAAACAACATTAATGCTCTATGTTCTTTAATATTTAATGATGTATCTGATAACACTCCAGTTATTATTACATCTTCAATTAGTTCTGAAATATGTAATACATTATCAGAATCTTTCATGTTTTTAAGAATTTCTTCCTCAATTTTATTTCTTGCAATAATTATTTTTAAATTATAATGTTTTGCTACATTGAGCTTATATTCATATTTCTCAACTTCTGAAAATCCAATATAAAATACTGGTTGGTCATTGTTTATGATAATTTCTCCTTGTTTTACAGTTGTTTCATTATCATTAATCTCTGGTTTTTCTACATATCCATCGGAATAAGAGCTACTACCTTGATGTACTATAATTCCTTTTGCTTTTGGAGGCTGAGTTTTAATTTTAGCATCAATAGTTACTTCTTCAAAATTAGATTCATTTTGTTGATTTGACTCTTTTCTTAAATGTAATTCATAATCTTTAAAATTATTAATTCCTTTATTTTTTCCTTTTGCTATAGCAACACCTCTTAAATATTCTAAATCCTTTTCATCACTACTTTTAAATGTAAGGAATTTAATCATATTTTTAATTTCTTTCTTGTTTACATAATAACTAATTGCACTCGTAAATTCATTAATTTCATCTTCGTCACCTTCGAGCATTGTTTCCGCACATAGTCTTTCAGCATAAGTCTTAACTATATTTCTAAAATCATAAAATTTACTATCCTTAATAACATCTTTTCTATCTGGTGAAGTTAAATTTAATGCTTTATCACTAATATGTAAATCACCTTTTAGATAAGGTGTGCTTTCTAGTTTAGTTACTAATCTTCCTTTATAAAAGATATTTAAATTATCTCCCCATCCATAATTATTATTTAGTGCAATCCAACCTTTAAAATTTTCTGCGTCTTCTATAGGTAATTTATATATACTGTTATCACCTTGGGTTAAATCCTTCTTCTCTTGCAATGTGTCGTTATAATAAATATCTAACTCATGAATATATCTTCCCAATAATCTTACTCTTTCTTGAATATCAGATGAGGAAGCAGTATTAAAATCAAAATTATTTAACACCAATTTAAATCCTTCATAGTATTCTTCGACTTCTTCTACTTTAATTTCGGTGTCATTTGTTTGAATCATATTTTCCACATCAAATGTAATTAATTTATTACCTGTATATATTTGAATAAAATTACTAACTGTAATATTACTAAAGAAACCCATACCAAAGGGATTTTCTGTAGATTTAACATCATCATCCCATTCGCTTTCAGCAATAGAAAATAGTGCTTGAGGTTTAGTTAAAATTTGTCCATTGTTTTCTATAATTACTGTTTTTTCGTAATAATCTACTGTTACTTTAACCTCTGTTGCCTTTGCTCTTTGAGCATTTTGAATGTCCTCATCTAGAAAGCATAGGGTATCTTTGAATGTACTTTGACGAAGTAATTTTAGTTGATTTATTACATTGACCTGTAATTGAACTTTGTTTTCGCTCATTTTTATTAATCTCCTTCATATTTTAAATTTTATTTATAATCACTTAAATCTCCAATTTTAACTCAGTAAATTTACTAATATTACCTTATGCTTTAAGATAAAATCTAATATGTCCTGATAATATACATCTTCTGGACAATTTTCACTAACAAATTTAAGTAATTCTTTATCAATATCTTCAATTATTTCATACTCTCCTTTATAAACTTTTGCAGATCCATTTGTATCACCAAAATCTACTCCAATAGAACCATCATCACAGACAATATTGTCTTCTGCATTAAATATTTGACCTATATATTGAGTACGCAAATTGGTTTCTGCAAGATATTTTGCCATTTCAATAACAGTCATATTTTTAATTTTTTCATGATTTGTCACTAATAACTCTCCTCTCATCAATTTCTAAATTTAGTATCATACTATTTTAAATATTCATCATAGTACATCCATTCCAGCGATTCACCTAAATATTTGCCAGCATGTTTATATTTATGCTTACAACAATAGACTATACTACTAGAACTCTTTATATTATATTTATTAGACGCTTCTTTTAAAGTATCAAATGTCTTACCAGTAGTTAAACATATAACCTTTTTACTTATATTTTTAATTAGTGATAATATATTATTTCTTTTCTCTTCTTCTGGATCATAATCACACCACCCCAACTCAACTCCTTGTTTGAGATATCTTGCAATTGTGTCTCTATGTAATTTTAACTTTTCTCCTATTTTAGAAACATTATCCGTTCCGCAATTCCATAAATTACAAACAACCTTAACCAAACTATTACAAGCCCATTCATGGCATTTCAACCAATTAATATCTGATTCTTTAAAATTTAATAACTTAGGAAGCCTACTTTTCATGATACTGTCCTTAATCCAATTTATATTAGATTTTCTACAATCGATAATTATGTAGTTTGCTATACTATTTCCCCTTGCAGTCCATTCTTTGGTGAAATCATTATCTTGAGTTTTTTGTAATTCTGTCCAAAAAATCCCACTAGATTCTTCATAATGTTGAATTCCATGAGTTTCGATAATACAATTAATTTTATCTATGTAATTATCGTATCTATAATCTTTACACCATTTAAAGGTATTTTTGCTTAATTGGGTTTTAAATTCTTTATCTAACAATTGCTCCAAGACATTAAACATAAATTTTTCTGGATATGATTTTCCATCTGAACATTTTGGACATGCAAATCCATTGTTTATCAAACTTAAAAGTTGCATTGATTTCTCATACCCACAATCAGGGCATTTCATAGGAATCTTTACATCAGATCCGAATGAATATTTTAAAGCATCTTCTTTATTTACTAAATATATTTGTAATTCAGGATGAGTTATAGATATAGAATTACATTGATTGCAAATAATACTACCTTCATGCCCACTTATAAAACTACTAATGTTCTTCTGTTCAGATTTATGCTCTGGATATTCTAAACATTTGAACCAGTAACCTTTCCTGTTAATTCCTAGCGAACCATAACTGACTTCATTAGGGTGTATTTTATTTAACCCATAGTCCCAACGAGATAGTATCTTGTCTACTTCGTCTTTAAGTAAGTTATCATAGCACCATTGTTCAAAGGATTTACCATTGATTATTTTTGTTTTTATGATTTTTTCTTTACTAAATAAGTTGTAAGCACATTTTCTACAATAATATTTACCATCTTCTCTTACTCCCTTTGTATAACTACACCATTGAATATTAGTTAATATTTCTCCACAACCATCACATTGAACATTAACCAAAGCGTGGGAACTATTAGATAAATCTTTGACGCTAATTTCTAAATCATTACTAATTCCAGTATATAAATATCCTTTATTTTCATATCTTTTTTTATTACTTGCGTGCCATTTTACTATCACTGTTTCAGATAACAACAATCGTTTACTTTCCTCCTTTTTAAATCAATCTACAGAATTTATTCTACTTTACTAATTTAAAAGGATTAGTATGTAAAGGTTTGCGATCTTCTGTAGCATCATAAAACTCTTCATAGTTCTCTTCTTGTGAATCATCGTCATTATGATAATAATCTCTCCAAGGATCTTCATCACAATTCCATATTCCAGTTCGTTGCCACTCCTCAAATAAAGACTGATGTAACTCATGATCTAAATCAAATGATGATGTAAAGTGAGGGCTACTCATAAAGCCAGTTGGAACTATAGCAAATGACTTTATAAATTCCAATGAACAGACATCACATATCTCTGACTTACAATTCCCATAATCCCCTAAAGAAGTATTAAATGGTTGAATATTTTCATCATGTGGATTAAATGGTTTTCCACATTTATTGCATTGTTTGCCAATTATGATTTGCTCAGTTCTTACAACTTCTACGCTTTTAGTTATAATCATATATTCACACTCTTTTCTAATTATTTCCTTAAAGATGTATACGAATTAGTTTTATAATTTAAGGGTGTCTTGTAAAGTTTTATGAAAATATTTTATGTATCCTCAGTGATATAATTTCTCACTTTTAAATTCCACCATAAGACATGTATCCAAGTCAATAATATCATATTTCTTATTTTTCCCATGTATTACTAACATTTCCTTTTGTAATTTCTTTAAAACCTTTAACTTGTCAAAGAAATCTTTATACGGTTCTACAATACAATCTCTCATTGCTAGACTACTCATAATTTATCATTCTCCTTAAATTTTATTTTTGTATTACTAATTTGTTCACATGATATGCTAATTTTCTAAAATTGTTACATTTTCATTAAATATTAATCAAAATAAAGCATTTAAAATCGTGTTTTTATCGGGTTGATTAGATTGGTTAGTAAATTGAAGTATGAGCAAGATATATAGAGCATGAGAGAGGTAAAATGAGGTATTTTTAGGAATATTGATTAATTTGATGTGTTTAATCATTAATTATTTCTACTTCACATTCAGTTACACCGAATTCTTTAATCTTACTTCTTGACCACACGTTATCACCAACAAACAAATCAATCTTTTTATTTTTTATCAAACCTCCTTTATCTAAAGCAGTATAAATATTGTCATACCTCTTATACCTGTCTTCCTTAAATGCGAGCCTTACTTTACTGCCAAGTGGTATAATATGAGGGTCAACAGAAATAATCCTAGCAGAATCAATTGTATGACCTCTTAAGTCATATCCTGATGCGGTTATTCCATATCCTTTTGAACTTCTTGATTTACCACAACTGTTAAAAGAAAGATCATAAGCACTTACAATAAACAAGTTTTCTTGCTTAGCAATAACTTTTTCTGGTTTAAATTTCGCTATGTATTGTTTTCTCATTTGTTTTAATATTTCACAAACATCACTCCTTACATAATTAATATGTTTAGTATTTCTTATATCTTTATTTACAACATGATTTCCATTTGTGCTTCCATAGAGAATAAATGCACTAATCACGCTGACAAACAATATATTATGTTTTAGTGGATTTTTTCTCATTATTTAACTCACTTTCTTTTGAATATAATTATTTATTAATCGTACTTTTTATGTATTATTGAGATACTACAATAATACCTCAATATTCAAGCATTTTAAGTTTTCTCCAATTTGTCAATCGCCTCCTGCCAACTTCCAAACTTATCTATAAACACAATAGCCATTGGGAACTTCATATCTTTATTACTAGGAATCCTACCTAATTTTTCTTGCTTCTTTTTCAATATTTTGGTAAGTTCTTTTTTAGTATACTCGTTTACAATAACTTTCTCAAGGTTATTATAAGTTCCAAAATATTCTTTGATTAATCCTTCTGGATAAATAGCAAGTATTTCTTTCTTATCTAATACTCTTTCTTTGCTTGCAAATAATTCTTTTAAATTTGATATGACAGATTCCTTAGAATGCTTTTCGAAATCAACATCTTTATAGATGTCTTCAATTAAACCTGCTTTCATTAAAGATTTCTCCCATGAACCAAACCTGTTGCTATAAATTGCACTACTTGGTGTTTTCATATCAACACCTTTTGGAATTCTCTTTAACTCTTTTGCTTTTTCTTGAATAATATAAATCAATTCGTCATCTGAGTACCTTCTATGAACAAAATCAGCATGTTCGTTAGTTTGATATTGTTTGTTTGCCCATTCCTTTAATTCTGGATATACTTCTCCTAAACAAATATACATACTGGAATCATATATGTTTTTAAGCATTCCAACTAATTTATATTCCTCAAATACCTCTCTAGTGACTTTTACCTTAATGTCATCAATACTCCAATTTAAAATATCCTTAAAAACATATTTTAGAATTTTCTCAGCAGTTTTAGAAGCAGTAACTCCGTCCCAAAATCCACTTGGATATGACCTTAACGAACCTTCCTTTACTAACTGATAAACTTCAATATCATCCATCTCAAATGTATCTGTGGATCTTCCTTTAAACACCATGATTTTTACTCCTTTACAAATGCTGTTTAACTAGTGTTTTTACAACCGCAAGACTATCTATGCAAACTTCTTTACTCTTATCATTCATTACTACATTGTTAATTTTTGTTCCATCCCTTCGTAATAATAGTATCATATTATTGAGTAAAACACCAATGTCTTCTGAATTCAGATCAATAACTTCAGGAATTTCTTCTTTTATAATATCATCATTTCTTAAAAAATCATCAATTGTCATACCTAAATACGAACAAAGATTTATAAGATACGACATATCACTTATTTGTTTGATTTCTTCTTTGTCTTTAATTTCATTTAACCACGCAGGAGGAACGTTTGCTGCCCTAGCAAAATCTGCAAAATATTTATGATTTAACCTTTCTTTAAATAAGAAAACTTTTTCTCCAACATTCATAAAATATCAATTCCCTTCTTATTGCCATTTTCCGTCAATATATCGACTACCTTCCATTTGTCTAGATAATTTACTAAATACTACTGTTTTGGTTTTTGTGGTAAAAATTAAAACATCTAAGTCAGTCCACGCAGTAGCATCTTTTTCAATAGGATTAAGAACCCATTCCTCACTGTTAGACATTATATCAGGTAAATAATTAATTCCTCTGTTAATCTTCTTTAGCAAGCGAAAATAAGTTTTCTTTAATAGAGATTCCAAAACATTTTCGCTCTCTACATAAATCAATTCCATCAAAACTTCCATTTTCATTTCAATGGAATACAAATCCTTAGACGCATAACCCAATTTATTCATTTCGTTCTTAAAAGAGAGAAGCAAATTATATCTTTTCCACATTTCTAACAATGTATTTTGCATAATAGTTACCTCTCGTCATTCAAATAAGAATTGATCAATTCTCGTGTTTTGAAGAGATATTTCTCTCCATCTGTTCCAAACTCGAATCTCTCATTGATTGAAATGTAATCGTCTCTGGTTAATTTATCTTTTTCGCCTTTTTCTTCCTTCAATTTTTTAGCATATTCAATAATAGCAGAAAAATATAGGTTGCTAATGCTAATATATGGTTTTCCTAACCATTTTTGAATTCGTTGTATTCTACTAGCAAAGAATTGATAATCTACTTTCCCATCTTTGTTCTTTCCTGGAGTTCTAAAAACATATTCAGTTTTATTGATTATTCTTCCCCTATCCGTACTTTCATATACTCCATCATCATTAGGTTTTGTCTTTAATCCATTGTTAGCAACATAGAAATCTTGATCAATAACCTTTTTTAGTAAATCTAACGTGTAATCATCTACATCCATCCATCTAAATTCACCATTGTTTTTAGTAAGATATAATCTCTTTTCTTTCCAACCGATATCTTTAACTTTTAGATTAACTAGTTCCTCAAGAGTATTTCCTTTTTCAGTACGACCCCTGACCCCTAGATTTGGCAATTCAATAATTGCTCTGTCCTGATAATTTACTAATTTAGATTGAAACTCTCTACATTCTGATAGAGGAATATAGGAATTTTCTTTTGCTTGAATATTGATATACGATTTATAGTTACTAGTAATAATGGCACTGAATCTATTCTCATTGTGTCTCACTAAATTCTTAGGGGATATACAAAAGTCAACATAAGTTTTTAATGGAGATAAAACAGTTTGAAATGCGAACTTGTTTTTGTTTTTATACTGAACAATTAACAATTCATCTCTTTCTTCTGTATTAAAGTTATAAATTGGTTTTCCTAATTTAACTTCGAAATCATCAGCTAATTGCAAAATATAACGATAATAACTTCTAGTTGATTTTAGTTGCTTTTCTAAAAATTCTTCCTTAACTTCTGGATCTACTTCGAATACTAATTTTTCTTCAGTTTGTGATTCGTTATTAATAATTTCAATTTTAGTCATTTTAAAGCATCTCCTTTAAATTAATTTTTGAAAGAACTTATATAGATTTGTGCGCGTTGATTTTTTCATATCTGATTCTTTACTTAATTTAATATCATCCCAGAATGAATTTTCCATACTGAAATCTATTTTATCTAAAATCTCCTCAAGTATATCATCCCACTTTTTAACACCATATAAACGTTCAGATAATGCAATATATCCTGCAAACATATTTTTATGGTTGATATAACTTACCTTCTGAGTTGCTTCAGGATGCTCCATAAACGCCTCAACATTCAACCCAATGATATAATCCATAACATTAGCAATATGGTTTGCAATGGGTTTTGTTTGAAGTTTGTTGGTTAATTTATCTCCGTAACACTCTTCAATAGCTATAGCCAATGTTGACTTCTTTGCCATACCAAAATGTTCAAGTTCAAAATGTCCAATTTCTTTATCATTGTCCTTTATTTGATCTGCAAATTCAGAAGTATCAATATCTTTAATTGCATCTACGACTACATTGCCAAGACTAGCAGTATCCATATTCTTAATATGCTCTTGCTTCATTTTTTGTTGCTTATTGATTTCAACCATATATTTTTGTGCCCTAATTTCACTGTAATTTATTACAACTAATAGCCAATTAAATTGTATGTCAGGGTTAATTGCGTAGGCCAAGGAGTTTCCGACCTTCCGGTGCATACCGTCCACAAGGTTTTTAGTTCCTGATATAATAGACAGATCACCAGATTTTTCATCATAATATATTTCATCTGTACCATCTTTAAGAACATTTACTACTATAGTAGTTGGGAATTGATCTCCCGAAAGAACACCATCTCTAATTTCTTTTGCATTGGTTTTGTTTAAATGTATTCGTTTCATTCCATATACATCAATAAGTGGGTCACGTTGTGTCTTAAAATTATAGATAAATTCATTCCCTGCATCTAATTCAGCGAATTGTTTTCCAGACATATATCCAGAATAAAATCCAGGAGCAATTCTGTTCATTTTAGGGAAAACAATAACTTCGTCTTTTTTGTCTACTTTCTTTTCAAATTTATAATCATTTAAGTTCTCAATCTCAATTTCATTAAAATAATTTTTGGGATCAATTCTTAATATCTCTTCAATTTCCCCCAATGATTCTTTATCTTCTGACTCTTTATGTGTCAATGCATTATAAATACTCATAGTAAAGATAAATAATATTATTACATCTTTACTTTCATCGATATCCAAGGTAGATAATTCTCTGTTTTCATTTAGAATACCGATTGCTAAACTACCCTTCATATTTCTCTTATCAAATTCTTCTACAATTATTTTCCTAACCTTGTCATTACTTGAATACTTCTTGATTAACACATTTAATTCTTGAATTAACTCTACTGATTTTTCTTTTAACATAAATATCACTCCTTCACATTATCGTCACAATATCTTAACATTTATATAATATAATAATACCATGACCTCCCTAATAATGTCAAGGAATAATACTTATTTTTATAAACAAACTGCTCAGTGGCGGGGATTCAGAGCAGTTTGTCATGCTTCAAATGTTAAATTATTAGATTACACCAGAAGAAACAAAATTTTGTGAGCATGGACACATTCTAGTTTTTACCGTTCCACAATGATTTAATAATAATTCTTTCTCATATACAACCAAATTATCACCTTGGAATACTATATGTTCATCAATAATTTTTTCTAAATTAAGACATTCTATATGAAAAGTAAAATTAAATTCTGCATCAACTTTCTTTTTATTTAAGAAAACTAAAGCTTTCTCAGCATGTTCTTTGGTCGTGTATCCCCTTGCTTCTTGGGAGAATGTCTTAAATGCTATGTATTGCCATTTTTTATTACTCGATTTGCCTATGCTTGATCTATTAGAAAAATTACCATTTTGATCCTTAATAACCCAAATTGATTGTTCATTTTCTTCTTTTTTACAATTTTCCATATATTCACTTCTCCTTTAATTTTATTTTATGGAAATTACTACAAATTGTATTTTGATTCTCTTAATACCTCCTTGTTAATATTATATCATGGGAGAAATTACTGTTCAACAACTATCATAACAAAAATAGTACATATGTTCGACATTTTATTCTAAATTGTTCGTCTGTCTTGATTAATTGTCTAAGATACCACATTACCATTATATTAATAACCATTAATTCCATTTGAATTAATCATATTCTCATATACTTGCAATTTAATCTGTTCTTTGCACAATAGATTGTTAACAAACATCAGCAATAAAGTTATGAAAATTATTGGAATACAAATTATCCCAATGATAATATACAATTTTTCTACAAATTGTATGTAAATTAAAATATTGTTTCTTTCTATTAATTTTACAACATAAGAAACTAAAGAAATTCTAACCAATACTATTAAAAGTAAACTATATATAAAGAATTTGTTTTTAACTATGGAATTGAATAAATCAATATGAACTGTACTATTCCTTCTAATTATGACAAATGAAATGACACATAAATATAATACTCTCGCAGGAAGACCTAATAGAAAATTATAGCATACATTAGCATTAAAGAATGATATTGGTCTATCTAACAATGAGGCAATTAAGGGACAATATGAGTATTCTACTATTCCTACAATAACAAAACCTGAGATAGTGAATATTGCTGTTTTAATGATTAATAAGATATTAATGTCGTAACTGTTGTTTATAACTATAAATTCCATGAGTAAAATCATAATAATCATAGTTGAAATCATCATATTTTGCTGGGGTACAATTATTATGTATTTTAGGATATTTATCATTATGGATACAGGAAGTACAGCTAATGTAATCCATTTTAGGCTTTTATTCCACATGTAAATGTCTAGGAGATTATTTAGTTTTAGGAATATTAGAGTTATTATTGCTATGAATGCTTCTTCTGGAATTGATGTGAATATTATGTTTAGGAGGATGTGGGGTAGGGATAGTGTTTGCATATTATTTTCTCTTCTTTCTTTCTAATATTATTTGTTGTATATAGATGGTCATTATAATAAGAATGATAAAGATTAGTTAATAATATATGATATAATGACCATCTATTTTATTTTCATAATAATTATATTACTTTCCAGTTTGTAGTATTAATCCACGATTACTACTTTGAAGGTGACGGATACGACTTTCCTCTTCTTTATTTACATATTCATTGAGTTTATCTAAAAATCTGCTTACAGTAGATTCTTTAGCTTTAGTGTGTACCATACCAGCCTGTTTCATAATGCCAATCGACACTTGCCTCATTATCTCGTCATTTGCCTCTCCTAAGAATCTTATGTGGCCATCTATAAGCAAATCTCTTTTTGTAATCACTCTCATTTGCTCTATGAGAAGTTCTGATTCTCTTTCTAATCCACTCTCTCTACCTATTCTTATATGCATGGGCATAGCCTTACCGAGTTTAGAAGATATTGGAATTGCCCAAGTTATTGTAGCCATGTTATTTCCTATGTTGTTCTGGGCAATACAGGCGGGTCTTATACCCCCTTGGATAGAATCTACAAAGTTACCAAAGTTTACCATATATAGACCGCCCCAAAATGGTTTTATGTCTTTTAAATTGATATCTCCATCATTTATATCATAACCACAGGCGATCCTTAATTGATCAAAAGATACTCTTAATTCTGATCCATTAGCAATTTTTTGAAGAAGCCAAAGTTCTGGATATGTAGTTATTTTTGCATTAAAGATATTAACAATGTCTTTAATAGAATTGGGGATACCATTTTTTCCTGCAAATTCTGAAATGGTGTTATTACCAACAGCTATTTTTACTAAATTTGCGAGTTTCTTAAAATCCTTTACCTCATTTGATTTGACTACCTCGATATTCTTTTTTGTATTGAAAAACATATTAATTCATCCACCTTTCTTAATTGAGTAAATATAAATTTTTTAAATGTTTACTTTATATTACTATAATACATTACGGTGGTGAATATGTCAATAGTAATTTAAAATTATTTTACAATTCAAAAGGAGAGAGTATAAAACTCCCTCCTTGGATTATGGGGTATGTACTACGCGATACATTTAGGGGTTTTTGGTTGATGCCACACTGCAAAACAAGGCATTGTAGCTGCATGCACAGCAATAGAAGCAATAATTACCAAACCACTTGCTAACATTTTATTTTTCATATTTTTCACCTCCCTTGCTTTATAATTATTTGTTAAACAGACAATCATCTTCGCTAGAAGGTAGATTATAAGCCTGTTTTACACTATTTAAAAGAGAAACGCAATGATTTATTATTAAATACAATCCAGTTATTACAATAGAAGGTATTAAATAAGTTGTACATATTATAAATACTATCTGTCCAATTAATGTATTCATAATATTTAAAAGATTATTAAAAAGAATTAATTTTAGTATACATATTTCAAATATTAATAATGATATCATAGTAATTACAACAAATCTTTTGAAGAAAATATTTACGCATATATATTCTAATATATTAATTTGAATTTTTATTTGTTTATATGTAATTATAAATATAATAATTACAAATTCTATAATTTTTGATGGGACTGAACAAATTAAAACTAAATAAATATTTTTAGATATTTCTTGATAATTTAAATTAAAAATGTAAAACCAAACTGGAGCAGTTAATAAATCAATTGCCATTAAACTTAAATACAATGGAATAAACCTTATTAATAATTTTACTTTTAGATAATTAACTTCTTCAATTTTTGTCTTTTCAAATACGTAAATTGATAAAAAAAATAACAATATTAAATTAATCAAAGATGCAACATTTTGTTGAATCGCAAATCCATAAAGAAGTATACTAATTATTAAAGAAGGTGGGATAATTAAAATTAAATACCATTTTATATTCTCTTTAAATCTATAAATGTCCAAGAATTCGTTTTTTTTCATAAATTTAATTAATAATATTACCATAAATATCACTTCAGGAATCGCTATAAGAAAAAAGTTTATAAATATTTTTACTAAATTATCCATATGTATTTCCTCCTTAATATTCTAATATATTAAGTATAATACATATACAATGAGTTGTCAAGTATTATTTTATTTTTATATTCGGTGAATTACGTTGTTTTATTACTTTGTTTAATTGAATAATATAAAACCATTCCGGCAAATAACTTTATCAATATATCACCTGGACTCATTATTACATAAAAAATATCCCAAGTATCGGTTAAAAATATTAATTTTGTCGTGTAGTTACCCAATATATGAAAATCATTAAATACTGACGCTTTTTCAAACATATCAATCTTTGAAAACCCAATACTAATGCTGTTGCTTGGAAATACAGGCATTTTACCATTATTATAAAACATAGCTAATTGATTTAATTTAGATCCTACTGTCGCACATAATGCCCCTATAATAACTGGTGATGTAAGCGATGTAATTAATTGTCCATTCTTTTTTATGTTAATATTTTTAAATACAGAAATATTAATTAGTTTATATTTAATAATTAACAATATGTAAAATAGAAATGTAACATCTTTTATACAACTACTATATTGTAAAAACCAATATTCTCCGTGAATCATCAAATACACAATATATATGTTCAGTATACAAGTTAATATAATTGAATAAGCACTCCAATGTCTAAATATTTTAAATATTTCAGACCATTTATATCCTTTGAATTTTGCAACCAAACAAGCAATAACTACTACTTCGATCATATATGTCCTCCGTCAATCCATCTGAAAAATTTTGCTCCAATAGGTGTAATTGTAGATATTTCGAGCAATACTCCAAAAAAGACACTTGTACTAATTATTTGATGTGAATTTAAAAGCACAATACTTAAAAAACAACAAACTGTAACAAACAATATACTTCTATGCTTTTTTATATTACCATTATCACAATCTTTATCTGATTTATCTTCTCTTTCTTGAGGAGCATATTTATAAGCTAAATATATACTAATTATATATCCAATTATTAAATATAAGTAATCTATATGTATTTGAGTTACTATCCATCCTAAAGAAAGAAAACATATTATCATTGCCCCAAAACATTTATTAAAGGTAGATAAATGGGAACCGCCAGCAAAAACTCTTAAAACAGTGAAAATAGTCATTACAATAAAAACCGGAAGTGAAATACCTAAACATAAACATTTCGCTATAAATAAAACAATTAAATATTTAAGTATCTCACTATAAGCAAGAGTAATCCCGTTTTCTACCAATTGAAAGATATGCTCTGCATTAGTTTGTATATCTTTTTTCCTATGTGTTTTTATTACGTTGTTGACTTTTGAATAATGATCTTTATTAAATACCTCATTAATTGTATTTATATTGATATTAAATATGCTTAAAGTTTTTTTAGTTAAAAAAGTTATGAAATCCATATTATACTAATTATATCTCTCCTTCTTAATTTGCATAAGCAACATTATTTTTAGTTTCACCAAGATCAAACTGTATTCTCAATGCATCTGAAATCTTGCTCATTATGTAATTATCACAATGACCAATTTTTTCCACAAACATACTTTTATTTAAAAGTTGTACTTGCTCGCAAAGTGCTACAGAAACTATCCTTAATCCAGTATCGGTTGAAATTTCCACGTGGGTAGGAATATATCGTTTTGATTTTGTTGTCGTCGGCACCGCATGAATCACACTAGAATACTTACAACACATTGGATTCGCCACTACAATCATTGGACGCATAAAACCACCTTGGATAGACCCTACTCCTTCACCTAGATTTACCAGAAAAATATCTCCTCTTCTTATCTCTTGTGAAACTTTATTTACTACTTGCATATACTATCACCTTACCTTTATTTATTCCCTTGGTAGATAGTATTGCCAACAGGTTGACCTTTATTCATTGTCCAACAAAATATTTATTTCTACATTCCAACCACATCCTTCCATCAACTTGAACATCACACTTTGCATTCCTACTCCATTGGTGGAATCTTCAACCATTCCCACTTCATAATTCTTCTTACAATAGCAGTAAACAATACAATCATCAAAGCAGAAAGTAAAAACAATAAAGATCCTACACCTAAAGTTAATAATGTCTTTAATAATCCAAACATTTTCATTTCTTCTAATATACTTAATCCTAAAGTCCAAGATCCAATCACTAATATTGATAATGCAACAATTAAAAGAATTCCACCAAATATCCATGATATAATTCTGCCCCATAAAGGTATTTTAGTTTCTGGTTTAAATTCAATAATATCATCATCCATTATTATCTTCCTCCTCTTCATAAAATACAGGATGAGTAGCAATCATATCAATCAAAGTAACTCCCATCCACCAATACATACTGGAATTACTTTTAGGTAATCCAATTATAGACAAAAGTATTATTGCTATCATTTGAATTAAAACAAATTTACTCCAATATCCTTTTATTTTATGCATATAATCTCCTCTTTAAAATTAATTAATACTTATTACACTTCCTTTTATTACCATCTATAAACAATTTAACTTCTTAATATGTAAATTGCTCTGTAATAGCAGGATGCATCCACTTTTCCCAAGTAGTTTTTAAATCACACTCAAATATATTTGATTGCTCAACTAAAATCCCTGAAACTTTGGATAATTCTAATTTAAACATTATTTTATCCTTTCTATTAAATTATTACTTTAACATTTACTTCCCTCCCCATGCACAAGCAAAAATATTCCAATCCACATTATAAAAAACCAAGCACTAGGACTTTGAGGTAAAATATTAATCGTAATATGTTTACGTTCTTTATTATTCTCACACATAATTAAACTCTCCTCCTATTTATATCCTTTTACTCACAACATTCTTCACAAACATTTCTATGATAACCGCAATCAGGGCATATTTTAGGTTCTGGACAATAAATATGATAACTAGAAATATTTCCATCTTCTTCAATTCTCATTTTACAAGCGTGATCTAATGGAAGTTCTTCTCCGCAAGAATGACATATACTACTGCTCATTTAATTTCCCCCCCTCCTTTTTTATACTTAATTTAAACCAGTTTATAAACTATCATTACTACCCTAGTGTTTTCAAAATGCCATTTAATTTCTAACACTTCCACTTCATCTTCATTACAATTAAGCCATTTATTAATATCCTCTTCTAAATCAGATATTCTATCATTAATATTAACACGACTAAAAATCTTAATTTGAGTCAAACAATCATTTCCTTTCTACCCTTTAAAACTATTCTTTTATTTTATTTTATTTTACCTAAACTTAAAACACCAATTAGGAATATTACATTCTTTTCTAATATTATAAGGTCTACAAGCACATGTAATTTCTCTATTTCCTATACTACATATAACTTTTACATCATCGTCACAAAACCAATCATTAGGGTCTGGATCAGGCAATATTTGATGAGAAGAACAGTCAATACAATTCTTAATAATATTATTATTCATTTATATAATCTCTCCTTTAGTAATTATTCCCACGCTTCTACCAAACTTTTACACACTTCATCGTAATTACATAATCTCATATTTAAACCTTTCTCATAACTCAAATACTCAGTAAACAAATAGTATTTACTTGCCATAAATTTACAATCTTCAATTTTATGACCATTCTCACTTTTACGCATTAAACAAGTATCATAACTTTGACATCCACAACATTTTAATTGACATATTTTACAGTTTGGTGTTTCTTTCATATGTCTTATTCCTTTCTTTTAATTAGTCTTCTTTAACAACCCAATACCCTTCTCTCAACCATTGTTTCATTCTCTTTTCTTCTATATATGATTGCTCTAATTCTCCATCTTCAATCCAAGTTATTTTATACTTACCATCATTTTCTTTTTCTGCTCGGAATACGAAGTCACAATAAGGAAATAACTTTTTATTCTTTTCATCTAGTTCAAAATTAAATATGTCTTTCATGGGATACTCCTTTCTATTTTGAAGAATCAATTAACTCTATGATACAATTACTGATACCTGTTCTACATTTTTAGATGCAGGTTGAAGTTTCTCTTGATTTGCTTTTGCAAGAATTTCATTAAGACTACGAGTGTTTTGTGGTGCTCCAATTGCCTGTACGTCTACAATTTCTTGATAAGATGTTTTCATTATTAATTTCCTTCTTTCATAATTTTATTTATTAGTTTAAATGGAGTTTGTATTACTTTAAATTGGTTATGTATATACCTCTTTCCCCATGTCTCAATTCACATCCTTTCAATATATAAAAGTTTTTCCTGAATCAACCTTATGATTCATTATACATCGGTATTGAGTAGTTTGTCAAGTATTTATTTTATGGTTTAATTCTCCTTATAATTAGGGCAATTCATTAGTTCTAACCTCAAATCATAATAATGTTCATATAATTCTGGACTGTGATATTCATACCATTTCAACCAATTATTATCTACCATCAATTATCTTAATTCTGTTGCAGAAATAGGTATTTCAGAGCGTGGTACAACAATTTCCATAATATCTTTTATATCTTCAGGAGCAAACCATCCAGACCTAGATTCATCATTCCCATAAATCATAACATCTGGATTCTTTCCAATAATATCATGAACTTTATCAAGTAAATATCTACCCCATTCTACCGAAATATCATCTTCATTGGTTAAGTCTGGCAATCCACGAACAATAACATTATCGCTAGGATAAATTTCCTTAATCATTTTAATTCTTGTTTCTACACTAAATGGATTCCTAAATGTGACTCTTTCTTGAGCAGAACCTACAAGAATTAACAATCTATCACACATAGTCAATGCTAAATCTGATAATGATTTGTGACCTATGTGGAATACATTGAAACGACCTACCAATAATCCTATATCGTATTTATTCACTTATCCTTCTCCTCTCTAATATTTATTTATTAATTTATAATAACACAATTTAACAAGATAAGTCAACCTTTTTATTCAAAAACATTTATATCGTACACATTATTAATAGCATCTCTAAAGAATTCAATGTCTCCTAATCCAACTGGTTTAAAATTATGACAATCGGTTCCAACATTTAATCCGTATTTCTTTATTTTACATAATCCATGAACGTGACCAAATAAATTAAATTTAGTCTTATCGCAATCCTCTGGCCTATGAGTACAATTATAACCTAAAAATGGTAATGTTTCTCCGCAATTATAAAATACTCTATGGAAATTAAAATCCTGCTCTAATTTTCTACATTCTGCATTAATTAAATCTATATTACTTTGGTTAAAATGTGGATAATAAAAAGACTTAATAAATTCATCAATTGACATTCCTAAATCATCCATTTCATAATTACCACAAAGTAAAACTATCTTTCCATTTAACACTTTTGAAACTTCATAATTACCGAAGTCACCTAGATGATATACAGTGTCTTCAGGGGTAACAACGCTGTTCCAATTATCAATCATTACATTATCCATCTCTTCAACTGAATCAAAGGGTCTGCGACCAAATTTAAGAACTCTTTCACTTCCAAAATGGGTATCTGCTGTAAAATAGTAATTCATATTTATTTCCTTTCTAACATCCTTTGAAATTTGATTTTTATGGGAATTTATGGTTTTAAAACCCTTGTGAGAGTAGGATTACAGGGTTGGGTTATTTTGTCAAATCATTAATTTACAAATCACAACCCATATTTCTGATTTACTTGGCTACTAATCTTAGATTTCAACAAATCCATCTTAGGATTAATATCATTGATAACTTTTTCTGCTTGTTTTACTCTCTCAATATTAAATTCTAAAACTTCTTTTAACCATTTTAATCTACTACTCAATTTTTGCAAATCGTCTTCAGAATAAACTTTAGCAACACATTCCTCCGCTTTACGGTATGTATAAGTAATATCAAATATTTTATCCTTAATTTTAATAGAAGTCATAACCCCTGATTCATATGTCACTTTATAATCATAGTCAATCTTACATTTCCCACAACTACGATTTCCCTTATCTACATTGTCACTATAGAAACCAGGAGCACACTGTCCTAATCCATAATCATCAAATTGACATGCTCCTGACTTAGTTTGATCTAACACTACCCTCTCAACATTATTACAATAAGGACATACAAAATTACCTACTACCATATCATAACATCCCATTATATAATCAATCCTTTCAATTTTAATTTCCCTAGAAACCCACATTTCCTGGAACTATTCTAAAATACCAACTAATTTACTCATTAAAACACTTAAATTTACCGCACAATCTTTTATATGATCATAATTGTTGCTACAATATATAATAGAACCTAAATAAGAATCCATCCTAGAAATAATACTAGCAATTTCTTTATGTTCTTCTTGAGTTAAAATATATTGTTTTTTCATTATTTCATCTCCTTAAATTTCTTTATATGCTTTAACCAATTCTTCACCAAATTCTATATCTTTTCTAATTTCACCTTCTACCGTTTTCTCATATTCTTTTATCTCTTGTTCGCTTAAATATTTTATGGCAGTAGGACACACATAAGTAACATTGACTTGCTTAATTTCACCTTTGAATAATATATAAGTTGCTATGCTAAAATTAGATATTATTGCAACACTTAATAAAACTACAACCAATTCACTTTTAGGTATAATACCCTCTAAATTTATGGATAATTCAAATAAACAAGCCAACATTATAGATAATGATATTCCCCATATTGTTCCTACTAGACTATGATTTAAATTATAATTAAATTTCTTAAACATTATTTATCTCCTTTCTCTAATCCTTCGAATACAATATTTCATTGTATAATATATACTTAACTAACTTAACACAACTCATCGAAACTCAACTCAAACCAACATATCTAAACCAAACCCAAAATGCTTATCTTAATCAAAAACTATTACTCAACACCAATTTACTCTTCTTTTTATTTAATAATTTTAACTCTGTGCACCCACCAGCAATCATAGCATGAAGTGTCTTTGCTCTATCGGAAACATGTCTAAATGCTTCTAATCCCTCTTTTGACATTTCATTAACAGGGGCATATTGCAATACTTGATACCCCTTATCAATCTTATTAAATCCACTCTTAATATGTTTTAAAGATATATCAGTATATTCATCTGGATTAACGATTGAATATCCTTGACCCGCTAAAGATTTAATAGTTTTACTTGCTTCAAGTAATTTCTTTTTTGTTTTACCAATAATAGAGTAATATTTTGGTGTATTTTGACTTTCTTTAATAACTTCTTCAATTTCGCTATGTAATATTGTGGTAGCATAATCCATTTTTATAATATACTCAAATAGCAATTCCCATTTTTCTTTTTTGTTTACTAATTCATTCATTTTTATATCTCCTTTATTATTTATTTTGCTTAAAGTGCCTAACTTAGCGAAGCCAATCGCAACACAAATTAACAAATCACAACGGAACTAAACTCGTCATATCTGAACCTAAAATGCTCAACAAAACATATCTCATCTTATCTCAACATATCTGAACAAAACGAATCTCACCCCAACATAGAATTCATAACCTAACCCATCTTGACTTACCTCATCGCATCTGAACGTATCTAAACGCAACTCGAAATGCTCAACTTAGCAGAACGTATCCCATCGTAACTCATCTCACCACATCTCAATAAAACACAACATAAAATACTCAACCTAACTAATACAAAATAATAAAACTTAACACATCTGAATTTAGCAGATCCAATCCAAAAACGCCCATCTATTCTACTTCTTCTACAACCGCAACAAATTGTCCATATTTAGGTCTGCTATCACATAATCCTACATATTTACCTGCAAAATCAATGCTTTGAATTACAGCTTCTAGATCAATTTGAGACTCTTCATAATTAACAAAGAAGGTAACTTGCCATGTATCGAATCTGGCTCTAGTTCTTAAAATTGAAGCATTATTTACTTTCATAACTCTAACATCTCTGTACTTTAAATCTGCTTTCAATTGTTCTTTGGTAAGATTTTCTCCATATGCAAAAGGTATGTATAATGGTTCAACTGATAAGAATTTCTGAATTGCTGTACCTTTCTTAATAGATTTAGCTCCATTTCTAATTGTGGCCTCTACATTTTCTGCTGGCATAAAAGTTCCCATATTATCTTTCCAATACAAACCGCATTCCCACTCTAAATCTGCTATCATTTCATGATCTTCATCAGTTTTTGTTCTCTTACCCGTATATTTCTTTAGTTCCTTAGTTAGAGGATGAAGTGGGTTAACTCCTTGGTTTGAGTGCATAATTAATGGGGTAATACCTTTCCATGTAACTTTAAGTTTTTTCATTTTTAAACTCCCTCTTTCTTTTTAATTATTTATTGCTTACAAGTAAATAATAACATGTTTATAGTAATTTGTCAATAATTATTTATTGATTTAAGCCCGATAAAATATTTGTTTCATTACCAAAGAATATTTTTCATTATTTCATCTAATAATCTTTTAAATAAAATATTCATACCACCAATATTTAATCGATATTCAAAATTAACAATTATGTTTCTTAATTCATTTGCTAAATTATTTCTACCCTGTAATCTTGCGTCTTTAAGTTTTTTATTGTATTCTTCCCTAGTCATAATGACTTTTTCTATTTCAACTTCTTGCATTTCCTTAATGATTTCCATCTTACCACTCCTCCCTCTCTTTAGGATTCTCCCAATCTAAAAATTCCTTCTCTGCTCTTTCTCTACATTCTGGACAAAATCCTCTACCCATTCCATCTGTACATAAATGAGCATTGCCATTTTTACCACAATACCAACAAGTATAAAAACTATTTTGTTTTGATGGATGCCAAGGACTGTTTGTACTATCTTTATCTATGAATAAATGCCCACATTCTTGTTCAAACTCTTCATCAGTCATATTTTCAATGTGATCTGCGACTAATTTTAATTTTTCTTCCATTGGTAGATTTAATTTTTCTTTATCTGTCAATTCCATTTATTTCACTCCTTTATTTATAACATCACAATATCATTATAAATCAACCTATGTTTCTCATCAATCCATCTGTCCTCGTGATAGTGTCCAAAATACCATTTCTTATAATCTAATTTCTCTTCTAATACCTCAAAATACTTGTTAATTGATGTTAAACTCTTTACCCATAGTCCTGCCATCAACTTCTCGAAAATACTCTGAGAACAATCGTGTGAAATCACATAATCCACTTGAAAATTATGCTTTTCTAGATTATCTAATCCTTCTTCATATTCAGCATTTGATGGCATTTCTCGTTTCCACCATGATTTACCTTCTACTCTGTGTTGCTTATCAATTGAATCGGCTCCACCAAAAGTAAATATCTTCTTTCCATTAATATTAAAAATTTGACCACGCATTAAATGCATTACACTATCATTAATAAAATGTACTTTTCCACCATTCCATATTGAGACTGGAAGAGAATCTAACATGTCATGATTCGAGTGATTACCATCACAAAAAATTGTCGTATATTTTTTATCATTTAACCACTTTAACCAATATTTTTCTTCTTTCGAATTATCCCATACCAATCCAAAATCTCCACAAATTATCATATAATCTTCTTTAGATAATTCCTTTTGTAATGGAAAGTTTGTCATATTAAATCTTGACATTCCCATACTCCCATGAGTGTCGCCTGTGCAGAAAATCATTTTACTTCCACCTCTTTATTTATTGAATGCAATTGATGTGACTTTTAAAATATTGTAATAACATACAACCTTTCAAAAATTATTTATTAATAACCATATATTTCACTATTATCATCCAGTTACTTTTAGCATTTCTCCTAATAAACTCATAATCTTTTGTGTAAATTCATTATCATCTTCATGATCCATTCATTTATTATCAACAATCAATACTAAATCTTCCTCTAATGCTCCCTCTCCATCATTTCCACTACGTTTCACGATATCAAGTTGCCCAATATCCAATATTTGCACTCCAATAGATTCTCATACCACCTTTATTACCAGTATGAGCAGACCAAAAATCAACATGCTGTTTTAAGTAATTCTGCTTTAAATGGGCAATCTAAACAAGTAAACTTACTATTTTCTAGATTACAAACAGCGTATGCCATTAAAATATTTACGGCTTCTTCTCTGTTCATTTTATACGACTCCTTTCTAGTAAAATAAATTCAAAGTTTTAACGCAAGTATCCTACATATAGAATTCTAATCAAATAATAAAAATATTCAGTTGTTGTAAATCCTTCTTCCTCAATACCACTATCTATTAATTTAATATATACTTGACTCTCTTCAAGAGCATCATCAATAATAACTTTAACACCATACCACTTAAATTCATCTTTATCCCAATAATACGGATTGTCAATATTAATTTCATCTCTTCTAATTCTAACTTCTTTAATACTTGATACTGAATTTCCATTATTTATAAAAGTTATTCTTCCTGATAATGGTAATCTTCCTATATTGAATTTTGGTTCTATTGTTTTATCTTTTAACAATTCTACCCCTCCTTACCTCATCAGTCTATAATATATTCTTCAATATATAGACTATCTCTTTGTCTTGGAATTTCTTCTACAATTTCATCAAATCTTTTTTGTGCTTGTGCTCTAGTTGCAAATACACCACAAAATTCATAGTCAGTATAACTATTCATTTCTAGTAAAACAAATACCGTCATAAGATTCTCATTCCTTTTCCCTCTAAATCTTAGTTTGATCGTATTAAATTTGAAAAACCTTATAATCTTTGGGAAATATAACTGGTTCTAAAATACAATAAATATCTTGTTTTTGTTTATTTTTAATCTTATATGCATTTATTGATTTATCATAACAATCTTCGCTTTTATAAAATATAGAATCTGGTTCTTCTTCGATTACAAAATTATCATACATTTTTAATTGTTCAAATGTCATTTATATTCTTTCAACTCCTTTTAATAATTTGGAAAATTATATAAATCTAAAATTTTCCGCATCAATTCATTGCCAAAAATTGTAGGATATAATAATTTTCCATCTCCAAAATCCACTGTAATTAAAGGATAATTATCTTTACCTAAATAATAAATATAATTATTATTATAAAATTCAATATTAATTACTTCGTATTCAAGAATACATTCACCATAAATATAACAAGTGTTTAATGCATTAAAATAAGCATTCTCGATGCCATTTATATTATATTTTTCCCAATTGGCAAGACTTTTAAATTTGTTTTTTACTATTGATGTTTCTTCACAATCTTTAAATTTAATTTTATCACCAATTTTTACTAATGATTCCATCATTTTTTACCTCCTACCGATCAAATCCTCGTTTTAATCTAAATTATTATGTCTATCAATTCTTTCTACATTATATCCAAGTTTAGCATAATGCACCTTAAAATATTCTGCATTATGCCATCCTTGAAAACATATTGATTGTCCATCAACTTCTAAAATCCAAGAAAAATGTCCATTAATAATTTTACATATATTCATAAATATTTACCTCTTTCTTCTTTAAATTATGGATTAAAACTAGATTTTCGAGGGAGTTTACAAATCAAAATATTCGTTCATCAGTTCTTGAATTTTATCTTCTATAATTTCCTTTTCAGATTCTTTATAAGAAACCATATCCATAATATTCATTAATTTTAACCTTATATCTTTAATATCCTCTTCATCATATTTATATTCAATAATTCTTGTCTTTTTCATCTTAATTTCCCCCATTTTAAATTTACATTTCTAATGTACTGTCCCTCTCTAACCATTCATCCACTTTATTATTCAAAGTTTTAAGACCTTTATCCACACTTAAAACTCCGTAGCAGGATTTAAGTTTATCAAAAGAACTTTTATTGGCATTCACTAAACAGATGTTCCCCATTAATATGTCGTCAACAGTTCCATATTTTAATAATCCTGCAATTATTTCATCGTCTGTATTTTTAACTTTAACTAGAAATTTCATATGTTTTCTCCTTCCTTGTCACTTAAAATTACAGAAAAATAATTCACTTTCATAAAATAGTCTACACAAACTCAAGCCATTCTCTCTTTAATTTAAACCATTCGAATCTATATATTGAAGTGAGATTTATGCTCTACTAAATACAGCTATCTTCTTATTGTTTGTTTCAAACCAAATACCAGAATATTCAATACCGTCTGCACTAATATACATTGCTTTACCATCAGGATTAAATGCAAACTTATCTTTCCAACCATACCCAGTCAACATACAATAATTTTTATCAAATGTTTCTGCTTCTCCAGAATCAAGTGTTAAAAAATGTTTCCAAGTATCTTTATTAGTTTGTCTTTCAACGCTAATATAGTATTCATGTCGTAACATATTTTACCTCCAATTAAATTTACTTTATTAAAGTATCATTAAACCATTCATGGCACGGAAAAATTGGTTTACCATAATCTTTACAATTAGCCCATAAACAATTATTACAAGACCTTTTCAATTAAAAATCTCCTCTCTATAAATCCACATATTTCTGAGACTACTCATTCTCTAAATCAATAACTTTTTGAATAACCATTTTTAACGCATCTCTTTTTGCTTCAAGTCTTTTCTTTTCTAATCTAGTTTCTTCAAAATTATCATGTGATTCATAAGTATCTGCTAGTTGAGACATTGCGGTCAATCATCTTTCTAACAATTCCTTTAATTCAGTCAACACACAAAGACTATTATTTGCCATAATCTTATCCCTTTTTCTAACTAACCTCTAACCACTCAGGCACACTACCCTTATACTTCAATATATCCTTCTTCTCACCCACATAATAACCCCTATATGCCTTCACAGCATCATCATTCCTGTATTCTAAAGGCATTGCTAAAGCAAATGGGGTTAAACCCTTATCAATTAAATCTGGAGCGTCTAAAGCCAATATAACATCTCCAGACTTATGATCTTTATTACCATATCTATTACGATATTCATCATATAATGCTAATCCTAAATCTCTTAACCATAACCAATTAGATAAACTTTGTCTTACCCATAAGGTGCATGGGTGGTTTTTGTGTGCTAATTTATAAGGTGATTTATGAGATTCATTAGTATAATAATATGCAGAGCATAACATTTGCGTTGCCTCAATCAGCATTTTATTCACATGAATATTGGCATGATATTCAGCACACTTTTTGATGTCTAAATCTAATACAAATATGTTCATATGTAGTTCCTCCTTTGGGATATAAACCTAATATAATTATTTTAGCATAATTATATGTAGAATACAATTAACTTTACCCTTACGGACTCCACAAATATCCATTATCATCTTCTATTTTTATTTCAATAAATCCTGCATCATCTGCATCATCCCATGAATTTAAAGCATCTTGAACGTATTTTTCTACTTCAAATTGAGTATATTTTTATTGTATATTTCATTTCCATCCAAATATCCTATTACTCTCATTTTAAACACCCTTCCCTAAAATAAATAATTTTAAATGTTTTCTATCATATCTCTAACCTTATCAATTTGCTCTTTTGCCATAATACGTCCACCAGTATTGAGCATAATAAAATATCTGAGAATTTGTTCTCTGGTTAAATTATGAAGCTCAGCTTCCATGACAGGATAATTTTTAAAATGATTTCTATCCCTATGTGATAGTTCGCTAAATAGTTTTCCTTTATAAGCAAACCTATCTTCAAAGAAATCTAGAATTGCTCTTAGTCTTTGTTTTCCATCTACAATCTCATAACCGAAACATGTTTCTGCCCATTTTTGATCATCATAATGTAAGAATGTAAACTTTCCTATATCTACATTGCTGAAAATTGAATCAATTAGAGAAACCTTATCCTCTAAATCCCAAACAAATTCACGTTGATATTCTGGTTCAAAATTAATTCCAAAATGATATGCTTTACTAAATATATCACTCATATTACTTTGAAAATAATTTAGTTTAATATCTGTATTTTTAACTATTGAGTCATCTTGGTGTTCTTTAAATTTTCTAATGTTAAACCAAAATATATATCTTTTTTGATTCAAATTAGTAATAGGATTGCCATAGTTATTGTCGACAGAAGTATAATCAATCTCATATATTTTCCCATCGTTAAGAACATCAAACACATAAACATCTTTCAGATTGCCTATTTCAACCCTATCTCCTACATTGAATTTGTATGTAGGTTCTGGTATCAAATGAAGCCTTTCTACAAGTTGTTTTAGTTCAAATTGTTTTTGATGTTTTGCTTGTTCTTCAGGAGTTTGTTTTGGGATTTTTGGTTTTGCCATTTATATAACCTTCTTTCTTAAATACATCGAATCTTAATTTTCCTCAGCATATTTATTATCTTTCCAATATTCACTATATCCTTTTGCAATCATGTATTGCCTGTATTCAAATTTATCATTCTCTGCAAGTTGAAAATCAGGTTCATCAAAATCATCGGGATACATAATTACCGTATCTTCAACTTCTATCTTGTCATCATCGTTGCCCCAACTTGTTTCAAAACTAACTTCAATTTCATTCTCATTAATTCTACGTTCAATATGAGTAATTTTATTCACATTAAAAATATCTTTCCATAAGAATTCTATTTCTTCATCTGTCATTTCAGTAATTGATTTATATTTCATGGGTTTGCTCCTTTCTTTAACCTTTAAAATTCGTCATTTATAGTAAACTAATCTTGCTTTTTCTAAGTATTCATCAAATTGATCTTCTGAAATATTTCTCGAAACAAACATTGCTGAAACATATCCTCGAAAGAAATAATAATTATCTGGACTTGGGTGATTAATAAACTCATTAAAATAATCTTCAATTTTATCCTCAAAAGTTTTCAAATTTTAACCTCCTGTATTTACGAATTAAATTACTTCTTCAAAGACATCACAATGGATGCCTATCTGAAAATGTATCCATCCAACTCTTCAATATTTCCCTTGCCTCAACTTTTGACAAATCAGAAAACTCTTCCATTAAATAAGGTGTTGCTCCAAACATATTGGTTACACCACTTTCTCTCAAATTATCAAGAAAATCATAATACTTTTCATTAGTATCCATTTTTATTCTCTTTCTCCTTCTAAAATCTCATAAGTAACTTCATCAGATTTACAAATAACTTCACTAGTTTCACTAAATAATAATTCTCTATCTTCTTGATTGACATCAATCTCTGCCATTTGTTCAATGGTTGAACCGATTGGATAATAATCTGGTACGGGGATATATTCAACAATAGTAGTTCTAATTAATCTAATTTTCTTCATTAATAATTCCACCTCTCAAATTTCCTCTTACCCTATTCTACCATATCCCAGAGCAATAAGTCAACAACTTTACAAAATTTTATTTTTTACTTCATAATTACATTTGGAACAGTTCTCTTTCCATATCCCTTAATCACATATCCATTATCTTCACAAAACTTCTCTGCCGATTGATAAGTGGAAAAAGCATCCAACCATTTATCTGTTTCATAAATAATTACTGCCCAGACATATTCTGATTTTTTAAGCTCATTGGTGTGAATTATTTCTACTACTATCTTCCCCAATATTCTCCTTCTCCTTTCTCCATCCAACATACTCCTATTCTTAGTTATATTAATAAATTCAACGTCTATAATTTTATCCAACTTACTTTTTGATAATTGATGTTTTGTTGAGTTACAAATATCATTACTTCTTTCCTTGGATCTAAACAATATTGTAAAATTTTCTTCATTATTGATTTCACTCCTCTTTTTATACCTATAAATCCATTCTTTGAATTGATTATTTTGCCCATGAATCATTTTCAGAAGGAATATATTCTTCAATATAAACAGTAATATAATCTTCTCCATGAAAAATATCATAATCAATATGTGTATGTCTGACAATATAAATCTGAGTATTATTAGGTACTCTTAATGTCATTCCAACACTAGGAATTAATGTTCTTTCTACTTTCCCCAATCCAAAATGTGTCACACTATGAACAAAATTGATCTCTTTAAACATTTCTTATCCTCCTTTTAATTACAACCAATGCAAGACTTTAAGTTATTTTAAATATTCTTGCTTCATTCCATCTCGCTTTAAGTCCCAATCTGGATTTTTCTCTAGAATTTCCATCATCATTAAAACATGACCAACAAACACAGTTTGAGTTCTGCCGACTTTCTCTAATTGTTCTTTAAGTGCTTCCCATTTTGACAATATCTCTACTCTAGTATTCCACTTACCAATAGCATCATCTTCTGTTTTTCCATTGTGTTTATCCACCCATGATCCTTCAGTTTCACATGATTGACAACTTACCCACATAGAACCCCACTTGCCTTCGTCATTAAGTTCACCTTTACCACCACAAAATGGACATGGTTTAATTTCTTTCATAATAAAACACACTCCTTTTATAATACTTCCGTAATATCTTTAGATTCATTTTCCCAACTAGATAAAGGTCTAATAATAAATCCATATTTATCTGCCAACTCAATTTCTAACATATTGCCTGTTTCACTAACATTATAACGACTAAAAGTATTTTTATCTAAACCTAATTCTACTGCAATTCTGTTGGCATCTGCCATAGATTTTGCTTTACAAACTATTCTAAATTGCCATCTTGAATTCATTCCCCATATTTCCCTTGCTTTTGGCAAATGCTTATTTAAAGTAGTTCCATAATATTTATCTTTTTTCATTGCTCTTCCTCCTTCAATATACTAATATAAAAACATCAACTTATCGTATTTTACTATTTTCATAAAATTTCTTTACTGCATCTTTCTTTAATTCATTTCGCCATCCTTCACAATTTTCATATTCACAATTACAAGGAAAGACTTCATAATAATCATGAAATTCTTCAAGAGTACATTCGTTGGACTCCATGCATTTACTAATAAACTCTGCTTCACTAATTTTCATGTACACACTCCTTCTTTCTTAATTCCATCCAACCATTTACCTAATCTACTTTCTCTGACGGATAAAACACATTCGCATTTTCTTAATTTGCTAACATTTTTTTAATCCATAATGATACTACAAACATTAATTAGCTTTGATGAATAGTCTACTGTACCAAAATCTAGTAAAGTTAAAGTTGTTTCATCGCTAGTGTCTATGACTTTTACAATATATTTCTTATCCATTCTGTATAATCTATCTCCTTTCTTCTCACTGATGACCAATTCTATAATATATACCAAACATTATAATTTCAGATACAGTAAGTTCAAATAATTTCTTTCTTCCAAAGCTTGGTCTGAAAGGGATATTATTAAATATTAAAAACTCTTTTAATTGTATTGCCGAATAGTCTTTGAATATTTCAATTAATTCTTGTTCGGACATATTCATCAACTCAATTGTCTTTAACATATGTACTCACTCCTTTAATTTTTAACTCATAATATAAAAGCAACATTTTGTGCTAATTTAAAACTCTTCTAGATCACAATTTTCTGGTATTTCTAATTCATGCAATGAAAGACCGTCTCCGCTACCAATTTTAAAATTAAATTTTTTGCACCATATATCCCAATTTTGATTCCCTCTATTCCACTCTGTTTCATGATAAGGACACTCATAACAACAATCAACTTTAATAATCTTCATAAATATTCTCCTCTCATTATAGATTAAAAATATAATTTGTTTGGGTTATTTATCTTCATATTCAATCAATATTTTTATCTTTTCTCCCTGTCCTACAATCCTAGAATAATAATCAAGTTTACCATTTCTAATTCTCCAATCATGAATGTGGTCTTCTAAGAATACTCCTTTAAGATGTTGTAGATAAATATCATCCAAAGTTTCAACTGATTTACCCGTCATAGGATTAAATTTACATGAATCCCACATTGTCTTTTCATCATATAGCGTCCACAATCTAATAATCTTTATTGAATTAAGATCAATATACGGACTTAAATCTATTTGATAATCAGTTATAATATCAATTATCTTTCGCATATGTATTACCTCCTTCGTTTAACTCCATATATACATTATAAACCATCCTGCAAGAGATTACAAGATGGTTAGAATAATTATTTATGTATTTATAGCATCAATTTTGTCTTTTAATTGTGCAAATCGAAATAATGTAAATACTATTCACACTTTTCTACTAAAACCCATTCTGCCTTATGATCCTTATAACGATTAGGTACAAATTGCAAAACTCTAAATCCATGTTTGTTAAATTCTATTAATGCCAAGTATCTCTCGGATGAATACATAGTTTGGGTATCTTCTTCCCAATAAGCGTTTTCATCCTTTAAAATTTCATCATATGGCATTATAAATTGTAAAATCATCATATCTTGTTCAATCATTTTATTTTCCTTCTTCCTATTAGTTTATATATACTTTTAAACATTTCCCATCAATTCAATTATATCTTCAGTATAACCATCTTCAAACTCATATTTACAATTATGAACATATTCATATTCTCCATTTTCATCAGCTCAACCATCACTAGATTCATATAAAGGACATTCTGTACAAATATTATTATATTTTTTACACATATTATCTCTAAATGCATACCATTCTTTAATTAAATTTATTTTATCTTGCTTTGTCATTATATTTAAACCTCCTCATCTAAAAAATCTAAAAATGATTTATATTTCCACCATATTTTTATACCAAACATAGGAAATGGAATAATATAAACAGCTTCATTTTTAGTATCAACAAATACCCCAACCCATAAATCGTACCATCTAAAAAATGGTTTAACTTTTAATTTTCTGCCTTTAAGATGCTCTTTATAATAATTATAAAACATTTCAGGAAAAAATTGTTGTTTATAATCACAATGTTTACAATATGTATGCAAAACATTATTTTCATCAATATATTCTAAATCTAAATTTCCACATCCCTTACCACATGTCATAGGATGCACAGGAGCTTTATTTTGCCAATATTCAAATGCTTTTTTGTATTTTCTTTTCCAAAACATTATTTATCTTCTCCTTTCAACAAATCTAAATCCTCATACTTATTACCAATAACTTGAAAATTGTACATCTCATCTAATTTAATATATTTTGTGCGCAAACATTTAGGAACATTATTGATCAATACTGCATAAAATGCACAATCAATAAATTCAACTACATAACAATCACCCTCCCATCCAACTTCCTCAATAATATCGCCTTCATACACTTCATTTTGCTTATCACTTTTATCTTTTAGGCCTGAATACTGCATCATTTCAATAGCATCGTAATTCATAGTTGTTAAATATCTTTTTTCTTGATTCTGTGCATTTAAAGCTCCCTCAATATACCTCTCTCCTATTGTGAATGGGATAAAACCATCGAAATATATCATACTTTTATTTAATGGTTCCCATGCTCTAAATTTAATTTCTCTCATTTGTAATCATCCTCACTTTATTATTAAATCCTATTAACATTTTAAGGAATTTAAATTACACCAATCAATTTTAGTTCTTTTAAAGTGTCTTCTTCCTTAACATTTTCACTAAGCTCACAAGGAAGAAAATGACTAGATTTATAAAAATACAAGTATTTCTTACTTGGTATTAACATCATATCTAAAAAATTACCCATGTATTTTTCCCAAATAGTATCCATAAATGTTAATTTAAATCCTATATTTTTTAAACCTTCTTTTTGATTATCAGTAAAATCTTTTTTATCTCCAAATAAACCATATGTATCAATAGTTTTTAATGTATAATTTCTCATTATTATTTCTCCTCTTATTTACTTTCAATTATCTCTAATGAATCATCGTCTAATTCATTATTTACTATAAAATTATTAGCAGAATCTAATGTATCAAAATAATACGATTCCCAAGTTGCACCATTATCACGTACCCAAACTATATATTGTTTCATAGTTGCCACCTCGCCTCCTCTGTATGCTTTAAAACTTAACTTTATATGGTATTGTTTATTTATATAAATCATTTGAATCTTTTTATACATCTTAAAAATGGTTTTTTAATTTTAATATTTCCAACTATCAATTCATCATCTGTTTCTAGATAATTTGCTAAACAACAAGAATAATTATCATCGTCCTCGCCATCTTCGTCCATATAATCTAATGTGTTAATTTCATGTAAGAATTTTTTATCTTTAAATACTTCAATTTTTTCTCCAAATCCATACTTATATATCTCTATGGTTACTGTTCCAATATTTGAATCTGCCTTAAATATTCCATATCTTTTATTATCTCTTAAATATACTCCCATCTCTATAATCACCTCCTTTATGATTTGCTTCGAAACATACATTTTAAACTATTCTGACAATTCTAACACCCAATATCCATCCTCTACATCTTCTAAATCTACTCTATACTGTCTAGGATAAAACTTATCAGCAATTAAACTATACTCATCTTCTTCATTTGGATTTTCTACATATAAAACTTCTTCTCTATATATACCAATAATACCATCAAAATCAAATAACCAATCTTCATAATCATCTTCTATAATATTTCTGTATTTTGCATGTATTTTTGTACCTACCTTTAAAATTTCAGGATCAAAAATATTAATAGTAATTACTTTTTCTTTAAACATTATTTATTTAAACCTCCTCATTGATACTAAATATTTATTTTTTATCAATAATCATAACCTTAATAACTCTACCATCTTCCTTAAAATAACCATATTTAAACAAATCCCTGACTCCGATGCTCTCCACCACTAAACTTTCATCACCTCTTAAAATATCTTCTATCTCATCAAATACTACTTTCTCAGATTTATTAGAATAATGTAGCAAAACAAATTCTTCACCAATTGAAACAATATCATAAGAACCATATTCTTGACCTACATAAAGATCGGTAATATAAACACAACCATCATCTAATAAAACTCTATAAATATTATTCTTTAATTTTTTATATGCTTTTTTAACTTTTCGCTTGGCCTGTAAATCTGAACCATCATATTCATAATAAATAAGTCTTAATGGATATAGAATTATATCAAATGTTTTTATAATTATTTTGTCAATTACATCTTTAATGTTTTGTTTTCTTGTATAAGTTGATATATTTTTACTCATCTCGCATCCTCCACAACTCTAATTTCATCATCATGCCAATCAACCTTATCAAATGGAACAACAATTAATTTCATATGATTTTCTCCATGATATTGTTTATCATTAAAAGCATCTTTACATTTTTCATACTCACTACAATGCCCAAAGCAATCTGAATCAAAACCTTGTGCCCAGTCATCTCTAAACATATCCCATTTTTCTTTCATGCAATGTACATGATAAATAGTTATACCATTTTTAATAGCTTGCATTTTGTCCCATTTGATATTTATGTATTTTCTTTTGATTCCTGTCATTAAAGTTCCTCCAAACTCTTTCTTAACAATTCTAATTGCTCCTCTGCTCCTTCAATTTCCCAAGTTGCCAACATATCTGTCAATGCCTTGATATAACTGATTACACCCTGAATATTAACTATATTAATAATTACTACATTGCCCTCTGGTTTATTATTTTCAGTAAAACTATTGCAAAAACATATCCCTAAAGATTCTGGATTATCTTTGTGTACGATTTGACTAATTTGAGTGGTATTTTCACCAAGAGTTATGATTCTGGCTCCATTAGGGTGTTGTTGATCATTATTTTGTCCTCCTTTATAGATAGTTTATTTATTCAATCTCTCATTTGAAATTTCTATAGCTCTTTGGTTAATATCACAACCTACAAAATCCCTACCTAATTTCTTAGCAACCACAAGTGATGTACCTGAACCACAAAAGAAATCTGCTACAATATCTCCTTTATCACTTCCTGCAAGTATGATCTTTTCCAACAATGCCTCTGGTTTCTGAGTATCGTATCCTACTCTATTTGTTTTATCATGAGCGTTTATGTATTGAATATCCCAAACATCAATTGGATTAGTTAAAACATAATCTCCATTTTCATCATTAAATCTTTCAGTGTATGGATTATAACCTTTAGACTTATTGACATAAGATTTCTCCTTAATATTATTATATTTGTATTGCTTAGTTTTCGAGTAAAACAATATATTGTCATGTTTCTTACTAAAAGATGATTTGGATGCACCACCATTTTTATATGACCAAATAATTTCATTCACAAAATTATTGTAACCGAAGATATCATCCATAATACATCTAATCCAATGAACTATTCTAAAATCCATTTGTAAAAATATTGTACCAGTATCTTTTAAAACTCTGTGCATTTCTTGTAATCTTGGAATATAGAATTCTTCTATTACTTGTTTAATTGGTTTTAAATCTATGTAATCTTTGAATTTCTTACCTGTTCCATATAAAATATCACAATATATTAAGTCTATATGATTATTAGGTATTTGCTTCATTAGTTCTAAATTATCTAGGCAGTATGTTTTATTTAATTCTAACATTTAATCTCTCCTTTTAAATTAATTCATATTATCATTTGTTAAAGCAAAAAACTTAACATAAAAACTCCAATTCTTAACCAATTTATCTCTTGGATAATATCCTGCCTCTAATATAGCACCTTTGAATTGTTCATTAGAAATATAAAATCCATGTCTATCATTTTCAAAAACATGTTTATATCCATATGAAGTATGATTATTTATAGTTTTACGATGTGTGAATCTTCCTTTTATCCAACTTTGTAATTCTTCTTTTTGAGTTGTGGATAATCTATTATATTCTTCAGTCTCTAATATCATTTATTTATCACCTCCTTTTATATATTATAGGAAATAAAATTTTAAATCATTAATCCCGAACAATAATATTGAGCGAATAGCGAAATATTTTGTGAAGGTCAGAGCGTGAATGAGGAACGAAATGAACACTCTACGGTCTTATTATTTGTTTCCTCATTCACATTAATTTGATATTAGTCCTTGCAGGAAGCTTTTCATTACAGTAATTTCGGTGTCCCGAAATTCCTTCCAGGAATTATATTATTATAATAATTATTTTTTTATTTGCCCTAATTATTGCTTCTTATTGATATATCAATAGAGGGCATATTTTAGGGCAAATATTATTTATTATTATTCTAATTTAGATATTATCCAATATGTTTTCTTATATTTATCAGATTTTCTAGAATTCTCAGTTTTTGATATAATATTAAAATTTAAATTATTATCCTCAAATAATGAATTAATAGTTTTCATTCCTAAACTTCCATGACTGGCATCAGGTGTATTAAACAATTTATCCATCAATAAATTCTTGAACTCCTCCCTTTCTTCCTCAAACATTTTTATTCCTATGTATTGGGCAATAATATCAGCAAGTGTTAAGGCATCATATTCATCCTCTAATCTTTTTACAGTAGAATAATTAATATTAAGCTTTTGACAAATAATAAAATCATAATTGTTGGCAATCATTAGTTCAGCATTTTCTATATTTATAAGTTGTTTTATATACATAATGTCATTTCTTTCAAGATGTGTGTCGCCTTTACTATTTATTATTATATTTATACAATTGCTTAAATCCTTTCTACCGTATTTCTTAACAAATTCTTGTTCACCAAAATCAACTAAATATTTAACTTGTGAAATTTGAGTTTTAAAATTACTTAAACTCATTCTCAAACTTTTTATACTCCTATTTCTTATGTAAATATTAATTGTATCTTCTTCATGTAAAACTCTTTTTCTTCCTAGACATTGTGTTATTGTATCAATATCAAAATAATCTACTATTATATGTTTTACAGATTCATCTTTAATATTTACTCCATTATCTATTACGCTAGTAGTACATAGGACTTGACATTCAAACTTTTCTTCCTCTATTATTTGTTTCTTAATTTCTTGATTGGCTAATTTACTATATCTACTATTTGTACTACATAAAAATTCTGCATCTTTTAAGTCTAAACTTGCTTGATATACTTTATCAACATTACCAAAATATATAGCCTTTTCTTCTAATGGCAATTCAAAGAGCATTTTCATAAGAACAGTATTATCCTCATAGAAATATGTATTAACTATGTGATCTCTATTGCTGTCAAGTGTGTACTTTATTAGTTTGATTTTTCTATGTAATTCTAAATAATTTCTAACATGCTCACTTGTAGCAGATAAAAGAATTTTTACTGAGCAATTTATATCAATCAACCATTCAATAATTAATTCAGTGTTTCTATTAAAGTCTGCGTCCCCAAATATATAATGAATTTCATCTGCCACAATAAAGTCGTATTCGTCTATAGGAACACCATACATTATCATTGCTTCTATTTTTTGATAATTCATCAAAGTTATAATATCTTGTTTCTCTTCCGTTTTTACTTCTTCTAAAAATTGCTCTTTTAGAATATCTCTATTTGTTAGAAATAGAATACTTAAATTACGCTCTTTGCAATAATAATATAAGTCATTTAAAATAAAGTAACTTTTGCCTCTACCCGTACCTGCTGTACCAAGAATCATATCACTTGGTTTCCAACTTATTATATCCTCTAATTTTATTAAATCACTGAAATGCTCCAAAGAATTTGCTCCTTATTTTATTATTTCATTGTTTTATATCTATATATAGCGTTTTGTAAATCTGAACTATTATTAAATATGTATACTTTTTTATTTGGATCATGAATATCTGGCCTCATATTAATCATATGAAAACCTTGAGCCATTAATTCTCCTGCTAATCTCATTGAAAATATTATCATATATTTGTCTCTGTTAGTATTAGTATTGGTTGAAATCATTAAATGTTCCTCCGTTTGTTTATCATTTTTCACATCATAATTCACATCAATTATTATATTACAATCATATGTATCATCAACTCCTTTCATTATCGCCAAGGTTGGCGATTTACTTCCTCATCCTTCTAACTCTATCAATTGTCTTATATCTTTTCTTACCAATATTCTTACCACTATACCTCTCCATAGCAATTTCATATCCTCTTTTGAATTCAGGATCTTTACATTTTTCTTCAATGATTGCATCAATATCAACTTCTATAAAACACATATGTATTCACCTCCTTAAATTATCTTATTTAATAATTATAACATTTCACCAACCATATGTCAAGCAATTTTTATTTATTAATTTAACAAAATAATTACAAATAATAATCAAAACAACCTACTCTAAATCTCATCTGGATTAATAACAATAATCTCTTTGCCTTGTTTCTTAGCATAATTCACACAATTAGCAGTACCACCCTTACTACCATTCCATACAGCAATAACAATATCTGAATTATCACACATGAATTTGTTCCAAATTTGCATCTTGGCAGGATGATATTCACCTACTGCTACACCTTTAAAATCATATCCTTCAACAGTATCAACAAATGTTAAAATATCTGCATGTTGTTTTTGTAATTCGTATCTGTCAACATCTCGTTCATACCATTTGCTTGCTTGTTTTTCAAAAGGAATTGCAATCTCAAGTATAATTGCGCAAGCATCATATTCTTTTGCTTCTTGTTTTAATTCTTCGCAAATAGAAAACATGAGTTGATCAACCCCAATTGCTCCTCCGAAGATAAATTTAAATTCCTTCTCATTTTGATTATCAATAATGTCATTAATTACTTCAACTATTTTGTTTCTTAATATTCCTCTAAGTTTTTGATAAGAGAATGATTCTAAGTCATAACCTCTCTTAAGTTTGTCAGGTCTGTGCCCTGTAAAACAAATTGTTTTCATTTAACATACCTCCACTCATACTTAATAATCTCTTTCTTCTCTACTTCATAGGCCACATTATCTTGTGAATCACTTTCAAATACATAATCTTCATATCCATATCTAATATAAAACAAATTTACCCTAAAACATTTTCTATCAGACATTCTCATATAAATATGCGAATAGTGTCTACCATGCTCATCTTCCTCAGATTCACCATCTTGCTCTACATATTCCCATTCTTCATTATCAACTATTAATTTTGATTCATCTTTAATTGCTTGCATTTGTTCTTTAGTTAATTCAATTTTCATTATTTATATCTCTCCTTTCTTAAATTTATTAATATTCATCAAGTATTTGTGTTTTATTAATTTTTTGAAAAAAATAACGATGTACTGTTCCTTTTTCTAAAGGTTTTCTTGTACTTTGTGTATTATATTTTCCATTTAAACGGGCAAGTAACTGACCAATTTCATGATCATGTAACCAAATATCTTTTCTTTTCTTGGAGTCATTATAATAATCCTCATACATTTTGTTTCCTGAGTAAGAAACTATCTGATAATTTTCACAAACCCAACTTTTTAACCAAGGCATATCATATATTTTAAAATACATAATATTAGATGATCCACATTGAAAACATTTTTTATCTTCTGTCCAACCATTAAAAATTCCTTTCTCTTTAGCTTTTAATTCTAAGTTTTCTCTAATTTCTACTGAACTAATAAAATGCTCTTTAAAAAATTCCTCTGTCATTGGAGTAGCCGAACCTCTACGATTATCACAATCTCCAAAACAATTATCGTATGTACATCCTCCACACCCTTTGAATAGATTTATATATGTACCTCTTTTATTCCATGTCATAAGATCCTTAGTGCCTTTATACCACTTTCCTTCTTGAAAACTTGATAGACGATTATTTATTTCCCAGAATTCTTCACCAGGAACATCTTTAATGCATAAAAATTTATCTGGATCAATATAAAAATAATCATGAATTCTTTCTTTTTCTAGTTCATTACTTAGAAGTATTGATTTTGTTAGAGAAATTTGTTTATCAAAGTATATTCCTTGATCTCTATATCCCATTTTTATTATCTCCTTCATCATTCTTTGTTTTTGGCAAACAATTTGTTTCAACCCATAATCTATAAACATCTTGACTCATGCCTAAGAACTCATATATTTCTTCTTTACTATCTCCGGTATGCCACTGTTCAATATAATCATCTATATCATCTAGAGTTAGTTTATTTGCAAGATATAATTGATAAAACTTTTCTGTGTTGGGCATGTTTAATTTTTCACCTCCTTTTAATTAAATAATACAATTGCTTTATCATAAATTGATTTAGCATATCTATTTTCACGCTTTTGATTTAATTTTCCCATTTGACATGCTAGAAAATATAATTCATTTAAAGTCAATTCAAGTTTTTTCATTTTATTTTCCTCCCTCCTAAATACTATTAACAAGCTCAATAATTTGTCTAACATTTATATTCTCAACTTCACTATCCAACAATACATTCTTAAATTCTTCTTTAGTAACAATATCCCAAGACCCATATCCATCTGGATATTCACTAATTTCAATGCCATATTCTTTCTCCCAATCACCAATCTCTTTCATATGATGTTTAGTAATTTTTTCAATATCCAGTGCATGTTCTAAATAATAAGTTCCTGTAGAATATGGATATTTGTTAGAAAACATAGATGATAAATCTTTAATGGTTTGTTTATCTAATTCAAGAATACTGCCAATAGATTTAATTTTATCACAGTATATTTTAACTTCTTGATATTCTTTATCTATTTCTTGAATATATTTTAGATATTCGTTCAATTTCTTAGTTTTTCTACTTTCTACATCATTCAAATACTTTTCTCCTGCTTGAATAAGACTTTGTTTTACCACATTTCCAATATCATTATAGCAAGTATCGCATATGTAATTTCTAACAAGATGAGCATTCTCTTCTGGTAAGGGATAGTAATTTGTTACAGGATAATATTCTCTATCATGGATTTCTTCCTCTTGTCTTGTGAATACTTTGAATTGATAATCATATAGATCACATTTAATAATTTCTGAACTGCTCATTTTATTTTCCTTCTTTCATGTTTTATTTTTAATAGTTTCTTAATACTAATTCAAACACCTATGTATCATACTAGTTTCTAAATATTCTCCACCAGTTTTTAAAGCATAGGATAATTGTTTTTCAAGATTGTCATTGTCCTCTTCAAGTTTAACCATAAAAGAAAATAACCTATTAAATGATTCTTGACTAATATATTTCTCTTTTTCAAAATCAGTTTTAATTTCTAATAGTTTTTGGATTATTTTATCGCTCATTATTGATCATACTCCTCAATCTGTCATATTCCTTTTCCGTAATTTCAACTGCTTTATATACCTTAGAAAAATACTCCAATAACTTCTCATTTTTCTTATAACTAATACTGCAAAGTCCTGTGATATTATTTGATTTGTCTAATTCTTTGAAGTATTTGTGCATTATCTATTCCTCCTTCAATGGTTTATTTACTTCCCATACCAATCCACAATTGCAATGTAATTTATCACTTTTACTTCCATTTAATATTACACCATTGATTGTAGCACCACAATTACATATTAATGAGAATAAATATGTTCTATCTTTTACAATTTGAGTCATTTCGGAAGATCCTGAATAATGACTATTGGTTTCTTTAAGTATTGAACATTTTTCAAATTTCAGCCTATATTCCTCCATTGCTTTTCTGCATCTTTCTTGATCTTGGACTTGATAATCCTCATCATAAAATAATTTGTGCAAATGAGTTTTAATATCCATTGTTTTAATCATTCCTTTCTTTAAACCAAATGAAAGTCGAATTTTATGGGAATTTATGGTTTTGAAAGTGGCTTGGGAGTAGGGCTGTAGGATTGGGATATTTTGGATATAGAGTAAATTATGATTATTTAACACATCCATCTCCTTTTTGTGGTTGAAGCAAATGTGGTTCTATATTAAAATAATTAGCAATTTTTTGTACATGTTTTTGTGGAATATTTGATTCATTTGTGCAATATGCAGATGCTCGTGTTTTAGATAAAGATAATTCATTACATACATCTTTAGTAGGCAAATTATTAGAAATAATTAAATTCTTTATATGGTAAATTGATAACGATTTGTCTACAACTTTTTCTCTGGTATCCCAAATAAATTCAATCTTTTTAAGCATGAGTATTTTTTCTTCAGATAATTTATTTTGTTTAAAATCTATCCAGTATCCTAGACTTCCTTTGCCGAATAAATCTTTCATAAATTATTCTCCTTTCAGTCTTACTAAATCATTCTCTGCCCATTCTAATTTATTTTTCAATGATCTTATCTCCTGCTCTTTCTTCTCAATTAGCAATCTATTTGATTTTACAGCATCTTTATTTACCCAATACAGTCCACCGCACGATAAAATGTTTACCTTATTAAAGAGTTATATTGAAGAGAACGGGAACTGTTTAATTGAAACAAACAAAAAGTATAAAAATGAAAATCTTGGTTTGTGGGTGAAAAATATAAGACGAAAAAACTATATATTATCTAAAGAAAGAATACTTATGTTGAATAATATTGATTTTGTTTGGAATGTTCGTGATGACAATTGGGTAAGTAATTATACGAATTTAGTAAATTATTTAAATGCAAATAAAGAATATCCTTTATATAGAGACGAAAATTATAAAACATTATATCAATGGATAGCTCATCACACTATTAGTGGCAACACGAAATATATCATCCTCATTGTATTCATCATATTCGTGATCTCTTATTTTCTTTACTTCTCTAAAATCAAAGATGAATTCAAACTCATTAATATTTTCGTCAGTGATTTCATAACTGTGATTAGAATCATTAAAATAAGTATCTCTCATATACACTTTTCCATTATCATATTTATAAACTTTAAAAGTCCAATTTTTACAATGATATGTAGCAGATGTTTGTCCAATATAAAAACTATTATCAATGATTGGTTCTTTCTTATAGAGATAATTTGTGTTTAGTTTGTCGTAGTTTTCTTTTGATAATGTCATTTTTGTTCATTCTCCTTCTTTTATGCGATATATAGCATCGTTTTCTTTACCTGTTAAAACAAAATCTAAAATAAGTAATTCTCCAATAACAATATTTAAATCATATCTTAATATTTCAAACTCTATATCATTTATATCCCCATACTTTAGACGATTATGTAAATATTCTTTTATTTCTTTAAGTTTTTCAACTCTTGTTTGTAATTCTTGCTCACTTAACATTTTTGTAACTCCTTTTTCATTTAAAATTGCTGTTTTAATTACTTGCTTTACTTTATTTGCCAAAATACTATATTTTCAGACTTAACACCTACAGGAATCGGATATTTTGTTACCTCTAACCACTTTTCAAATAATCCGTAATTATACAAAGTCAATAAATCCCTTCTAATTATCAGTTTGTTTATTCCATATCTTTTATTAAACATATGCCATAAGTGAATACCCTCCGATAAATTTCCAGTACACGATAATAATGAGGAAGGATGTCTATACATATGCCTAAGTGGGATTTTTAAGTCGGATGCTTCAAATATGAAATCTCCATTCTTTTGTATTTTAGCAACCATGTTATATTTTTGAATATTGTCATATTTAATACCATCACTAATTATGAGTTTATATTGTTTTGCTTGTGATTCATCCCAAATTAAATCTAAATATTCATCATTATCTTTTTGCTTATCAAATATGTAGAATGGCAAATCCTCCGATATATATTTATGGTCTGTTCTAATGGTACATAATTCAAATTTATCAGTAAGATTGCGATATTCTTCATAATTATTAGGTATATAAAATTTGTGTAGATTTAAATTTAGATTAAGAATTGTATTTAGACTTTCAATTTTATCAAACATAATGAGGCCCTTCTTTCATTAAATACGTTCCCAGAAAATCGCAGTTTGCTAGGACATTATTAAACCCAATCTTTTCATTTTGTTAAAAGTATAATCGTCTACTATTTTAGTTTCTTCGCCTTTCTTTAAAGTATAGAATTCATAATCATCCATTAACCCCCTGTGCTCTAGTAACACATTTAAAATCAATTAATTCCCATTTATCCATAATTAATCATCCTTCCTAACCATCCATTAATTTTATTTGCTTAACTTTTCACCACAAAATGGACAGTAATTAATATTTCTCATCACAAAATCATTGTAAATATTATATAACTCCCAACCTCTTGAAAGACTAAAATAGATAGTATAATCATTACATTTATGTGGTTGATTTTTGCTTAGTAATTCAGAATCATATTCAGTTAACATTTGTGTATCTCCTTTCAAGGCTAAGTCTGATATTACTTATATTTATCCAGTAAATATGTTTGCTCATTCAAAAACTTTTGTTTTTCTGATTCTTTCTTCTTTGCTTTTCTATTCTTTAAAAGATTATCATATTTTTCATATAACCCACTTTTGATTTGCTCTTTGTTCCACTTCTTTAAATTTGCAACCTCTAATTTAATTTGTTGTTTCATTTCTTTGGGAATATCATGAATAAAATAATCTTCGTAAACTAGAATATCATCAACATAAATTCTTACATAGTGTCCTCCAAATAAATCTTTAAAGTCATCATATTTACAAAAAAATCTAATGTCATTATTTAAATATTCATAGCTTGGTGCATCATAATGGTTATAAACTTCTGAAATTGTTTCTTTAATATCTTTGTATTTAATAATAATACTTCTTATACTCATTATGTATTTCATCCTTTCTATCCGTTAAAATCAACAACTTAAAGGACTATTCTTGCTCAACTTTATCAATCACAACTTTACCTTCTTTGTCATAAATAGGAGACATAGCTCTACCATAACCAGAACTAATGTAATAGTAGTTAACACCAGATTTCTTATCTATTAACACATAAACATCTGAATTTGTGGCTCCTCCTGATGTAAAGCTTTTTACTGTAAATTTATTTCCTAATGCGTCATCGCCTTTATTTACACCACAGCCAGTTAATGCGACCATTGCAATAATTGATACTATTAATAACTTTTTCATAATTATTTTCCTCCCACATCAGCATATTTACTATAAATCTCATTAACCTTTTCTAACTTCTTTTCACCTAAAATATTTCTCCATCTAGCAAAATATTCACCTTGCATATTACCATAACTCTCATGAACTCCTACTCCCCATATCAATCTCATATCCTCAAGTCTCCACATTTGAGGTGCTTTGTGGTAGTTTATAAACAAGAAATAGTGTTTATCAGTTCCCTGTCCATTTTCTATCATATCTTTGAAGATTTTTAACTCTTCTGGTTTTTTGACTGTTACTTTATGTAAAATCATTTCTGCATGGTCTTTATATAATAATCCTAATTTATTTGTAAATCCACCCTTTTGCCAAACAAAAGAGCCATTTTCCATAAGGTATTCAAATATTTGTAGAGCAGAGGCAGGAGTAAAATGAACACTTAATTTAGTTGTTAGGTTGGTTAACTCTTGTTTGGTTAATTTTCTTTCATAATCAATACGCATTTTGTTTTCCTTCTTTCATATTTTATTTTATAATATTGTAACCTTAATCAAATATTCCATAAAGATACCAAGACCTATTCCAAATAATAAATACATTCTCATACCAAATTTTAATTGCTTAGAAGTGTACATTTTGCCAATAGGATATTTTGTATTTCCTTTTTCTTCAATGTTTTTATATCTTTTCTTATACCAATAATCTAATGCAGAACTGTACACTGTTCATCATCCTTCCATTCGAGTAATATCTTAATAATCTTTTCACGATTTGTTAATTGCTTCATCTTAATTTTCTCCTTTCACATTTTAGGCCAAAACTATATCTTTCTTCCTGAAAAGAACCCCTCCCTGATTTGTATTGTCCCTTTGTAACATTTCATTTTCTAAATACTCTACTTCGTAATATTCGCCATAATATCCTGTAATTTTTACTTTTTCTAAATGGGATTTTAATTTACCTGTTCTGGTTATCATAACCCATGGGTAATCAGCTTCTTTTACATGTGCGATTGTCCCGATTTCAATTTTTGCCATATTGACATTCCTCCTAATTTTAGATAATTTCTCATTTTCTCTTAAATTCTTTTCTCGCCATATCTTGAATTTCTCTTAACGCTTGTAAAATTGATGGAATTAAAATAGCTTTATGTCCTTTATTTAAACTATCAATTAATCCATCAATATATGCTTGAACAATTATTTCTGTTTCACTCATTTATAAATCCTCTCCTCTCTATAAATTCAATTCTAAATAGACATCATCCAGTTCATCTTGGGTGATTCCTATATATCGAAGAGTTTCCTTTGGTGATGAGTGATTTAATAGTGCCTGGATGCGTGTAACATCTACCCCTGCATCATACAGAGCGAAAGCAAAACTTTTTCTAAGTGAATGATTTGATGTTGGTTCTTTGATTCCACATGCTTTTGCTGCTCTACTTAAAATGATATGTGCTTGTTGCCGAGTGATGGCCTCATTTCCTTTTCTAGAAGCAAACAAAGCAATCTGATCAGATGGAACAATAGCAAGGTATTCTGATAAAGCAGATTTTACATTTGCATTGAATGGGAAGTTTTTACCTTTGCTAGTCTTATTCTCTTTTACTTTAATTCTATCACGTATCCTACCATTCTCATCAACCACATCTGAAATTTGTAAATCAAGTAGATCACTAATTCTCAATGCTGAATTAATTCCAAGTACAAATAATGTCCAATCTCTTAATGATTTTGATTTTAGATACTGCTTCATTGCTTCAATGTCTTTTTTTGATTTAATTGGCTCCACAGTACCCATACCATTACTCGTTTTAAGTTCTGCTCCACATTCAGTACAAATAATAGAATTTTTAATAGCAGGAGTTCCACATTCTTTACATTTTTTTGTAAATGTTTCTGCTTTCTTTGCCATGATTGTTCCTCCCTCTAAATCTTCATCATAAGCCCTGAGTTTGGTTTGTAAGCCTCTTTACTATCATCATTAATACTAACATAGGCAACGACACTCAAAACGATTAGAGCAATGATTATAATTTTCTTTTGCATGGTCACATCAACTCCTTTCTAATTATTAATTTATCTTGATTGGCAGTAGATACCTCAACCACGATAAATTATATTTACAGTAACGAATAGATATGACCATATTAACCACTCCTTATAATAATTATTTTTACATTATGTAATTATTACATACAATAAGCAATTTCCAATAATCCAGTTTCTTTTAATATCCTTTTTACCAGTGGCCTACAAATCTCCTTAGACTTTCCATGATCTGTAAGTGTAATAGATTTTTTAGTATGTATGTTTTGAAATGTAATATGCGATCCCCTTTGTCGCAATCTGATCCAATTGTATTTATGTAAAATTTGGACTAAATCATTTAGGGAAAAACCTTTCATTCTCATTTATAGTGATCACCTCCTCTTTATACCTTAAAAAGAAATACATTTTACTCATTTTAATGCTCTTATCTTGAATAAATCCATTTTTAAGATAAAATTTAATATGATTATCCGTATGTTCCGATTCAGTAACTAAACAATAACCTTTAGGCATTCTCCTATATATTTCTTGTAAAAGCATACTTCCTATACCTTGTTGTCTATGGTCAGGATGTATTTCAATTAAATAATGCCACCAAATATTAGGGTATTTATCTTTATGTCTCCAATATTTAGTTGACGCATTTGGTTTATAAAAACTAAAACCTAAAAGTTTGTCATTGTCATCATAACAACCCAACCCTATTCCAATTTTACAATCTTTACTAGAATAATCTGATATATAATCCCAATCATCTTTGTTTTTCCAATGTTCGTTTATATAATCAATAAATTCGCTTCTTTTACATCTTTTTAGTTTCATAATCTACCTTCCTTTTAAATTAAAATGGTAATTTTAACGGTATTTTAGAAAAGTGAAACCCTTATGAGAGTAGGGGTGTAGGGTTTTCACCTTTCTACATTTCTTAGAATCAACCACATTTTTGGTTAACAGTTTTGTAATACTTATAATTACAATCTCTAATATCCTTAACATTATCGTAACAACCGATTAGTGAAAATTGATGCTCATATGATTTTCTTTTTACTGAATAATTTTTCTTATGAATTAAATTATCCAATTCCTCATATAAATTATCTAAATCATCTTGAGAAATATTTTTGTCTACTAATACCTTAATATTGTATCGTGGACTACATATACAACCATTCTTATTCTCATCACGTATTCCTACAACTTTTATTCCAGAAAGCATATTTGGAAGCTCTTCAAAGAAATTAAAAGCAAATAATCTATCAAATTCATGAGTTTCATTTGTTTGTTTTTCCATTTCAATAAAGAGCTTCCATTGCCTTTCTACATAATCTTCTTGGGTTATAGATTCATCTCTTCTAAATTGGTTATAAAGTTCAGTTTCTTCGTTGAATTCTCTAATGCATTGATATCCGTGATAATAAAACTCTCCATCTCCCCAATCTACTTTTTCATAAGCAACTAAAGCATTTCCATCAGTATATGAATCAACAAAATATAACTTAGAGTCATCGCTAATTACTTTTACTTTCTCTAGAAATAAATCAATATTATTTTCAAAGCTTAAATATGTTGCACTTGGTTTAAATTTATCAATTAGCCATTCATGTTCACCAAAAATTTGAAATCCTTTCTTAGTTAACCATATTCCATATTTCCATAATGGTGTTTCTTTTAATGTAAAATGGCATACAGTATTTTCTCCAAATGAAAATATAAAATATCCATTACCAAACTCTTTTTTAGTTATGGTAAATTTCTCTGAAACTTGGGCTAAAATATTTTCTAATCTTACCTTGTTATGTTTCTTTAATAATCTCTTTTTCATTTAATTGTCCTCCTCTTTGCTTTCCACTTCTTCATCGTTAAGAATTTCATTACACAATTCAATGCATTCGTCACAAATAAAAACTCCTGGCCCAACTATAAGTTTTTCAACTGCAGATTGACTTTTACCACAGAATGAGCAATGTACTTCTTTATCTCTATTAAGTTTTGCTAATTGATCATACTTCTTTGCTTTATCTACAATTTCATAAAGTAATTCTTTATCCATTTTAAATTACCTCTTTCTTTAATTAAATTTACTCAAACTACAATCAACCTTCCACCACATTTACAATGATACTTTTCAGGAGTTCTAATTACACCTGATATACGATCTTTATATGATTTATTATGGCATTTCTGACATTCAATGGTGTATTTAGCATTCTTTGATATCTCTCTTTCTACTCCAATATTCTCACAGGAATTCGTACGAGCAATTTTATATCCATATGCTCTGTTCATTTTGCTTACATGAGATTTCCATATTGCTTGATGATTCATAGAGTCGGGACACGTATGGAGTATTTCATGTACTAATGTTTGTTTTGCCATTTTATCTTCTGCTTTATCGAATATTGAAGACAACTCAATAATGAATTTACCTGATTTTCTAGAGCATCTTCCAAATCTTTTTGCTCTGGTATTGATAATTACATTTGGATCAATGTTTTGAGATATTGGAATGTTTAGTTGTTTTGCTTCTAGGATTACTTCTTGGAGAAGTTTATTGTATCTGCTCATTTTATGTACCTCCTGATAAATTTATTTCTGTGTTTAGTGTATCACAAATCAAGAGTTATTGCAATAGTCAATACTACCTAATTCTTCCACAACTTCAACATCTTCTAACCTTAATCCAATTGGAGAAAATTGAAGACAACCACCTTTTTCATAACATAGATCATCTTCAAGGTCTTTCCAATAATGATAGATACATGATTTGCAATTACGGATTACTTTAATTTTTGTTTGAATATATTTATCTTTCATAAGCAATTCTTTTCTTCTTCCAATCCTTTTCTGGATCATTATTATTTTGAAAATATCCTGTCCATCCACAGTTTCTACATTCCAATTCATCTTTGCAAATATTGTATAAATGGTCTTCAAAATGCTTTCTTACTGTCCCTCTAATTTCAATATCTTCTTCTACATTAAATTCATTAGTATGACATATTGGACACTGGATTGTGTTACCTTTTACAATTGCTTTCATAATTAAATCTCTCCTTTTAATTATAATAAATATAGTTAAATAATGAATTTTCTAAAAAATGGTATTTGTATTAATAATATACAACCGCCAACTACACCAGCCACAAATCCTGAAACTCCTAAATATTTGCATGCAAATATTAATAGAATCTGGGAAGCAATGATCATGAGTATTCTTTTTTTCTTATTCATTACAAATAATCCTCCTTTATTTCTTTTCTGCCAACCACTTATTCATTTCCTCTTTACTTAACTCGATTAGAATATCACTAATTTGATTCATTGTTTCTCTTGAAATCTCTGATATCTTTTCTTTTAATTCTGATTTATCTACTACTGTTTGAAATGGTATACAACATCTTATGATATCGATATCAGATTCTAACATAGATAAATTCGTTTCGCTTATTGGCAATACGCCAACTCTAGGATTAAACCTACTAGAATTCCCTCCTATTATGTAATAAATATTTTTAGGGCCGTGTATACTAAAAACATCTCCTCTTTTAATTTCTACAACTTCATTGTGTTTTGATTTCTTATTAAATCCAAACATATCATTACCTCCTCAGATTTACTTTCTCTATATACATATTACACCACTTCACAATGAATTGCAAGATGGTGTAAAAAATTATTTATATATTTTACTTAAATTTATAAAAATAAAATAAAATGCAATTTTTAATGGATTTAGTGAACCCTGAAACGTAAGTATAGCTTGATTTTTAGTTTTAGAAATTAATAATTAATTGGAATATAATCCTGTAATTTTTTATTCCACCTATATTTTTGTATTTTATAGTTTGGATTATTTCTATTTTCCCTTAATTTCCAATAACAAGTATTGCATACATACTTTCCTCTATATTCTCCTTCTAGTACAGGAGTTAATGTATGTTCAGGACTGTCACAAATAGGACAGTTTAAAGTCGCTTCTGGTAGTGACATTTTTACTTCCTCCTCACTTATCCTTCAATTAATTCTATATTATCCAAAAGACCTTCTACTGCGTGTTGAACCAACTCTATCCTAAGTCTCTCTATTGATCTAGATTTAGTCCAAGTCATTGCATTAGGAATAGTTTCATTTATCATTCTAATTACATGATCACTAGGAGTCCCAAAATGATTAATTTCCTTCCAACTTGGTTCTTGACGAATAACTCTAAAATTATGAAGATCATGTAATCTAATTAAAGAACCTATCTTAACTTTTTCCATAACGTCAATAGCTTTATTAATTAACTCTCTGTCTATTTTATTCACTCCTCTTTATAATTCACTCAAACCATTAAACACAAACCAAGTCTCTAATAACCCTTCATGGTTAACATTAATAAAAATTTGATCTGATTTATCTAAAATATCTCTTAAAAAATAATAAATATTTTCAATATCTTCTTTCTGAGGTATATTGAGACTATGTTTGGTTCTTACAATCATATGCATCTCAAAGTTATTGTCTATGATTTTAGTGACATCTTCACCATAGAAATGATCAAACTTTTTCTTGATATCGTTTAAGAATTTTTCTACTTCTGATTTTTGTTTCAATTTAATTTCCTCCTTTTAATAAATTTATCTCTCCACAAATACTTCCCAACCTCTAGATTCAGCTTCACTAATAATAATTTCTTTCCAATTTTTACTAATAGGAGGATGATCTTGATCTCTAATTCCCATATAAGTATAAGCCAAAGTAAACTTACCTCTTAATATTACTCCTGATTCGTTTAAAGTATCTAATAACGCATCTATTACTTTTGTAATTGAATTAAATGAGCAATAAGTTGATACATCTCCAGATATTTCGTTTTGTTTACCTTTTGAACTAAAAAATGTCACATGAGTTTTTGCTACCCATTCTCCTTCATCTATTTGAAAAACTTCAATTATCTCTGATGTATGAATCATTACTACACTTCCTTTGCTTTCTTAATATTTAAATATTAGGATATAATTGTTTTTAAAGTATTTCTAATTGTACTAGATTTTTATCCAATTCTAGAATACAACCTTTAATTTCATCATTTAAAGGAAACCAATGCTGAGGCATTCTAATTAAATAATAATCTTTAGTTTCGCCAATATAGAATCCAAATTGCTCTTTCTTTTGACCTTTAATAATTACCTTTTGTAAATAATTCATTTTAAAATAACACCCTTTCAAATAAGTATTTCTTGGCATTATAAAATAGTTTTTATATGCTCTATCTTACCACATTTCTCACATTGAACAACGCTAATTACCCCTCGTTTAGATAATTCAGTCACAATAACAGAGGGCATTCTTGCCTCAGTAACATTCTTCAATTCGCTTTCGAATTTATGAGTTGAAAGCGAATTCCATTTATGATTACAAAACATAATTTATTTCATCCTTTCTAAATTAAACTCTCTTATTCCACGCTACAATAGCTTCTTCTTTGGTTTTATAGTTTTCTTTCCAGCCACAATTATATTCTTCACAATTGGGATTATACCAAATATCTCCATCATTAAATTCTACATGAGTTAGATAGGCTACACCTCCGCAAAATGGACAAGATTTTAATTGATCCCTGTACTCGGATGTAACTCCCATATTGAAAACTTGTTCTTTTTCTGGACATTTATCTGCTGAAATTAAATTATAAAAATTATCAAATATTTTTCTAATATGTTCTCCTTTGTACTTTTTAGAAATTACAAAATCATTAAGAATATTTTCAACGTTTTGTAATAATTCTTTTTCAGTATCTTTTAATTCTTTAAACATTTTTATCTTCCTCTCTAATAACTTTGAAATGAGTCTTTGCTGGTATTTCCTCTAATTCAATATTTCTACTAAACTGAAGAGAATTTATACCAATGTTCTTTATACAACTTAAGGAATTTTTGAATATTTGATTTCATTGTTTCTAATTCTTCAATACAAGAATTTTTATAGTCTTCAGGTATTTTATCACACAATAATATATCTTGAGCAGTAATTTTATTAAATTTATTTAAACCCCATTCTAACCAATCCAAATAAGCTTGATACCTTTCTTTTTCTCTATTCGTCCATATGCATGATGCTTCAAGCAACATAAAATATTTATCTCGATTCGGCAAATCAAATGATGCAAATTCGAAATCAATATTTAATGGATTATATAGTCGATCATCCATACAATAATAATAAGGTATTTCTGGTAGATTAAAAACTTCAACTAAATAGTTTAACATTCTAAATTTGTATCCCTCAAAAGTTATACACGGTATTATTGTTGATGTTGAATACCTTTCTATAACTTTACCTATAAATTTTCTTGGATAAAACCAATAATCAACGCTCAAATTTATTCTCTCCTTTCAATTGAAATTCCTGTTTTAATATTTTACCTAGTCTTTCCCCAACTTTCAGAAGGACACCATACTCCAGTTTCGCATACTTCTGAATATCTATCATAATGTTTTTGATTTTCATGATAATTGTTATTAATTGATGAATATCTATGATCTATATTTTTATTAACAATCCTTACGCTTTGAAATTCACAACTTTCGTCTTCATTTGGTATACAATTAAAGCATATTGGCCCTCTAGTACATTCTTTACAGACATTTGGTATTCTTCTATATCTATTGCAGTTTCCTTGTGTATCTGGTATACAGTGTTCCTTCATTTTAATACAGTCTTTACACAGGAACATATAATCGTTACTCAATTTTAAATAATCTCCTTTTCTTTTTAATTATACAATCAAATCTATCTTTCCTGGGAAGTTATCTTATCACTTTTCTATGCAAACAATCTTCTCCTGCTCCGCATTCCACACATCTTTTTGGGTTAATTTTTTCTCCATTACTGTTAAATGCTTCAAAACCTAACCCACAATTATCACACCAAACAAGCTTAATCAGTTTATTGTGTTTCTCCTTACATTCATTTCCGCAAACTTTGATGCCATCATTAGTTATCTCCATATTTTGATAAGTAATATGTCTTTTCTTACAGACTGGGCATAAATCTTTGTCGGTATATATTCCTTTCATTTACAGTCAACAACCTTTCTTATAACTTAAAATCGTGCTTTCAAGCTAATTGACAATACTAAATCTGCTCATTGAAACATGCTCTAAGTATCTACCATTTTCAAATACATTACAATATTCCATTCCGTCAACTTTGTCTGTATAAGTATATTGGATATCATACTCTTTACCCATCTCTGTGTAATTTCTAGGGTTGATACAAATTGCTTTCTTAGTGTGACCCCATGATTTATTCTCCATTTTTATTCACTCTCTCTTTCTTTTAATTAGGATTTAAAATAGTATTTTTAAACTATTTCAGTCAATGGACAATTCTTCATTTGTTCTTCCCAATTTTCAAAAGAGACATATTGCTCTTGTTCTACTTGAATACTGCAACAATCTGAGTTATTGTCTCTCAATGGGCATCTTAAACAATGTTTTTCTTTTTCAAATTTAATCTCTACAGAGTAATTTTTCATAGTATAAAACCGTCCTTTCATTTCCTTTTAAGTTGACCAAATAATTCTTTATCAAATGCTTGAATCTTTTCATCCTCTTCGAAATATTCATCAACATTATCAAAATAGTTATCTTCTGTCTCAAGAATCCAATCTTCCCATTCTTTTTCTTCTTCATTGAACACTTGAAGTCCAGATGCATTACAATAATCGGGTTTAATTCTATTCTCTAACTGAAATAAATCATAACAAGCAAGAATATCCATAACTTTCTTACCTTCTTCTGCTGACTCGACTGGTACATATAACGTTGCATTATGACCAACTTGGGGAATGTGCCATACTCTTAATTTATTCATTTTAATTTTACTCCTTTAAATTGCTTGCCCTTTGTCAAGTCAACTTCTAATTAAACACCTTACTCCCAAGAACTACAACATCGTCCCTTTGATCTATGAATTTATTCATATCCTGTTCGTTTGAGAATTTTTGATAAAATATTCTGTCTTCGTGGTCCGCGAAAATCAACATAAACATTCTAAATACCTCCTTAACATTAGATTAAATTTAGACTTTTAACGACTCTTTCTTATTGCTTCTTTCATATTTCCAACAAAATTATTAGAAAATCCAATTGTTGTTCCAATAAATACTAAATCATCATAGTTGGCTAAAGGTTTTTCTCCATGATGAACTGACGTAGTAACTACACACCAAGTATTATTAATACGAACATTAATATTCGCGTGTTCTTTATTTCTCGCCATTGCTAATTCTTGCATAACTTCTTCCATTTTTCTAGAATAATAATAATCCCATTTTTGTTCTTGATCCATTTTAAATTTCTCCTCCCTATTCCATCAAATTTTCAATCTTAACCCCTAACACATTAACTAACTTTAAAGCATTTTCAAAACTGATATTGGTCTTTTTACTAACTTTCCGATATTGGTAAATCGTCTCAATACTTAATCCAGTTTTGTCTGCTAATCCTTGCCCATTCCTGTGATATTCTGAGTTATCAATGAGTTTTACTAAATTACTTTTTATGACAGTAGAATCAGTTGCGTTATATTTTACTATTAGTGATTCTAAATCCTTTTGCTGAATGTGATTCATTTTTCTATGTATTCACCTGCTTTCTGACTGATTTATTTTACTTCTTGTGTATATTCTATCATCTGCCAATTGGTATGTCAACCCCAATTTAGGTTAAATAAAAAATATTATTTTTATGTTTTAAATCAAAGGAAATTGCACTTTTAAAGCAAATACTTCCAAGTTCTCTCTTTAATAATATCAGTAACCGCCTGTCTTGAAATATTAAACATTTCACCCAATACAGCACAAGAATAATTTCCTGTAGAATATAATTGCCTTATCCTAATAACCTTATCTTCAGTTAGTCTAACCATAGAATTCTTTTCTCCTGTTTGACTTTTAGATAATTTTTCACCATATTCAGGAGTGTATCTATTGTTACGTAGCCCATACAAAATGGCTTCAATAGCTTCTGTACTCCATTTCCCATCTGACCATTTATGACCTTTTAAAGATGTAGTTCTTCCTTTTTTGCGATCTATTAATTCTAGACCTAAGATTTTAAAACTCCTCGCTATAGTGCCACGACTTATTCCATATGATTTACCTATTTCTTCACAGGATAATCCAGACTTATATAATTCATATGCTTTAAGTATTTCAGTTTTATTCCTGCTAAATGGAGTAGGCACAATTTCAACTCCTACTAGATTAGATTTTTAACTTAATTAATCCATTTCGTCTGGAATAAATTCAATCACAAATTTATCAACCAATTTCCACAAATAATCATTTGAAACGCCCCATTCCTTATATATGATATCTGTACATTGATTTGTTAATGTTGCTTGATTGCTGAACTTTTTAGAAAATTTCATTCTCTCGAATTGTTCCTTAACTAAGTTATAAACTTTCTCTTCCATATTAAATGCCTCCTTTCAATTCTTTTTCCTTATTCTTTGCTTCATACATTTCCCACATCTCTTTATTTGTATAAGTTCCCTCAATACTAGGAGTACCAATATTAAAAGTATGGAACAATTTAAGTTCATCTGAGTTCTTCATTTTGTAAAACATTTTCAGACATAAATCGTCTTCAAAATTACCAATACCTACTCCTGCAATAACCATAACTTCAACCCCATTGTTCATTGTGAAATTCTTACCCATTCTAACCATGCGACTTTTAGTTTCTTCTTGATTCTCATTCATTGCAATATATTCGTCATATGGCATAATCACTGATACAGGAGCATTATTTTTTACAATCACCTTTGTCATTTGTTTTGCCATTATTTCAGGCAATTCCTTTTTTACCTCTGAAGCACTAACCATTAGACCGTCGAGATTTTGAATTTTCATTTGTCTTACCTCCTTTTATTTGTTAATTCATTATAACATATGTTGAAATTTGCGTCAACACTTTATACTGAATTTAGGTGTAAATTTTGACCAAAGAGATTAAATAAAAAAGACTCTTTAATTTATAATCAATTCAAATTGCGTTTTCGAAGGATAATATTCAATGGTAATTTTATCTTAATAAACAGTTGAAAAAATAAAAGAGCATTATTCGCTCTTTTAAATACTTTCTTTTTAATTAAGAATTATCCCATATTTCTTGTTCAGGTGTTTTTGGTGGAGGTTCAGGAGTTTTACCGCTATATAAATCTTCAATTTGAGTCTTAATTTCTGCTCCCTCCTGGAGTGTTCCACCAATCTGCTGTTTTATTATTTGGATCTGACATAAAGCACCTTCTTTCCTAATAATTTAAATTAATTATCACAAAACTACTTAGGATCATGGATATTACTATTATCCATATTTAGTCTTTTTTCTAAGTCTTGTGCTCTCTTTTCTTGCCCTAAATCTTTAGCTACCGCAATTTGTTCTTTCACTATATTGACTTCGGTTTGGGTCATTTGACTACCTGAGTCGAATTTGTTCTCATTGCTCATCTCAATCACCTCCTTCTATTTGACTAAACTTATACTACCATGCATGTAAAATACAGTCAATAATATTCAATCTCTAAAATGCGTCAAAAAATTACAAATATTTTAAACTAATTAAAAGTATTATTTCCTAGTATTTGATTTATGATAATCTGTAATAATTTGATACTCTTCTTGATAGCCAATCTTGTATGCTTCATCTAGATTATCAAAATCATCACCAAACATTGTAAAATCTCTCGCTCCATTGTCAGAAGGATCACTACTGTACCTATACACAATAGTTTTTAAGTCTGTACCACAAATATAAAAATCTACCATTCTACCATTCTATCAAGTCGCAATGCACTTTTAATGAAAATACAGTCATCACAATCATGTTTGTATAATGGTTTCTTATCTTCATTCATCCCTGCTTTTATTAAATTATTCTCAAATTCCTCAATGCTAATGTTCTCAAAATGCTCTTTAATTGCTTTTAATCGTTCAATAGTATTCATTGTATATTATACTCCCTTCAATTCCCAATCATTTAACCAAGTATCTTCAGTTCTCCGTTCTTCAAATTCTTCAGTAAAATTATAATTATCCTCAGTCATAATATATCCTCGATTATCCATGTAAATATATTCATCATTTGAAAAGTATCTATGAGTTACTTTATGCCCTTCGCCCATCGCAATATATGCTTCTTGTTTAGTCATTTAATTTTCAGTCCTTTCTATTATATGATAAGTTGCATGTTTGATTTGATTACAAATCCTTCAAATAATTATTTAATAAATACATAAAAGTAAATACTCTATTTTTATCATGAATTTCAATTGTAAACTGCTTCTTATTATCATTGTAACTTTTAAAAACTTGTTCTTTACTAAACCCCTCACAGTAAATAGGATTTATAGTTTCATCTTTTTCAAACAATCCCATAAAGTCAACGTTAATTTCATTCTCTGAATCAATTGATATTTTCCAATTATGAAAGTTATTTCTGATCACCATTGATAAGCAATATCTTTTTAAATTAATCTTATACACTGGTAATTTAATTGATTTAGAAGTATGAGTATTAATGACTAGAACTGGATTGGCACTAAGTTCTTCATATCCGGCTTTAGAATTTTCATAGAATAGTTGGTTAATAGTATCTCGCACAAAACATATTTGATCTGAAAACGCTTGTTTATACATCATTTCTTCTTTAGGACTGTTTACCCTTACCCAAGTAGTTACATCTACTGGCAATTTTTTGGAATAGAATTCTTTAAATTCTTCAACTATTTCTTCAACGTTTTTGTCCTCATATTTACTTCTGTTAAAATCTAGATTATATCTTTCCATATCATCTAATAGATAATAGTTGTTTACTGACATTATTATCATTTCCTTTCATCTTAAGCGTTTAAATCACTAGTTTTATTCATCACTAAATCACGATATTATTTTTTCATTTGAATAAAATCATCTAGATTAACTGATTTTTGCTTATCACTAAATCTTAATTCGTATCCTTTACTTTGTAATTTGGCAAATTGTTTCATAGCAAATTTAAGATCATCTGATAAATGAAAAGAATATTCTTCATTATCAATACTAACGAGCAATCCAGTCACTAAATTGTTATTGATATCATAACCTTTAGCATAATTGATTGTTACTACTTTTACTCATAATAAGCATAACCTCCTCAATTTTGTTTTGCTTACGCTGGCTCCATAGAAGGATTTAAACTTATCAGAAGTGGCTTAAATCCTCTTAGGATGTGTGTAGAAGAATATATCTAAACACACACATACCGATAGTTAAATCCAAAAACATGTTCTCTCTTCACTTTATTTTTCTGTTCAAGGTTGCTAAGTGCTTCTAGAGTTATTTCCGCAGATAATTTAAAGTAAACAACTATGTCTACACTATCAATATTTTCGTGTTGATGATTTTGGATATATTTAAAAAGAGCATTTTCTAAATAATGTTGCTTTACCATATGTTTTATCTTTCCTTTCTAATTTAGAATTGATACAACGAAAGAGTGATTTTATTTAGATTACTTTTTCTGAAATATTTCTGACCATTCGTTAGTTGTACAAATATACTCTTCTCTTTCATTATTAAAAGCGTGAAAATTAAAATCTTTATCAAAATGACCATGATAAATTTCTCCAGATATAAAACCATATATAGACTTAATATAAACAAATTTAATCACACAAATCAATCCTTCCTTCTCTCAAATAAATGTTATATTTCCAAGGATTATTTAAGCAATCTCTTAAACTTTTGGTTTATTATATCTCCTGATACAATCCTGTCTATTCCTGATTTATCTTTAATTAAATAATCACAATCTCCTATAGATTCGGCATAATAAATACTTCCTTGTTCAAACATTAAGGTCAGTCCATTTTTTACATCAATCCTAGCTTTTAACTTAAACATTTATATTCCTTCTTTCTTTAAACAGCTTAAAATCTGCCTTTTATGCTACCTCATCAGAATTGATAATATCTTCAATCGTATGTCCATATGTGTACTTAAATGATTCCGGTTTACTAACTTTAATATTTTTACCATTCTTTAATTTAAACAAAGTCTTTTCAATCACGCAATATCCACCACATTTATTAAATTGACTTTCATATCCGTATGATCTTATCTCTTGTATATTTGTATCTGATGATTGAGAAATTGCTTCTAAACTTCTGAATACTCTACTAAAATAAACTGGTAAACATAATACATTTGCTCTAAATCCTGCCCAACTTCCATCATCGTCGTTTTCTGCCCATCTCTCAATATTGATAATAATATTACGATTGCCTTTTAATATTTCTTTAAACCTGAATAGAGGATTTTTAATTTTTGAAAGATATGTATAAGCATTAAATTGATCTTCATCCCATGTTCCAAAGCCTACTTTCTGAATAGGATTTCTAAAGAATAATCCTTTTTCAATTCCTTCTTCAGACTTGATAACAAATTTCTTATAGTTTTTTACAACATTTTCAAACATTTAAATGCACTCTCCTCTTTCTAATATTTATTTCTTGAGTTAATTATATTCGAGTTCTGGATAAATTGCAATAGAGTTTTGAGTAAATATAAAAATAAAGTTGGAATACAATATTGAATCTGTTATACCATAATTTGGATGTCAGTATTAACCATTCCAGTCTGAACATTCATTAATATTAAAAATAAATTTAAGTTTGTGGTTCTTGAGACATGATTTATATTCAATATGATCACAGTCAAGATTAAGACAGAACCAACAAGAATGTTTTATTTGCAGTTGTGTCATTGTTATTCACATCCTTAGATTAATACTGTTTCTCACTTTTGGGAAGTGATTAGTCCATATTTTTTAAACTCTCTAATGTCCGTTATTCGGACGTTTGAAAAGTCCTTGATCGAAAATACGAGTTCTGTTATATCAGAAATTACACCAAATAAAAATAACATTTTATGGTAAATATTGAATTGTAAAAACCTAGTGTAGTAAGGGTTTGAGGGTTTGCGTTTTGTAATTAATCAATAATATACTACTGCATCTTTAAATTTACCGTTTTTTAATCTTCTGTAAAAAGTCATGTGGCAAATGTTTAAAATTTCACACCATTCTATAATAGTATGTATTTCCCCATCTATTTCAATGTACTTCTTTTTATGTTCAAATCTTTTCGGTTCTATTAATTCTTCATTGCTCCAACCCCATGACATTCTATTCAAGATAATATTTCTAGTTAATCCAGAAATTTCTGCCCATTCTGTAACAGTATGAGTCATGCCTCTAATTGTAATTAATTTGGTTTCATTAGTAAGAAGTTCACTTGTTAGTTGATTAAAATCCCATCCTGCATGATACCTTTGTATTATGGCATCATATGGTATCCCACTCTCCTCTGACAACTCTTTTAATTTTTTAACAACTCCATTGATTACAATTCGTACAGGAGGTTTAGAATTTTTAGCTTCTATTTTAGTCTTTTTACTAACACACCTACAATTATTTATATCATAATTACCATTTGGGTCTTTTCTCTTAATGTTTTTATCGTCAGTATACCCATTATTTAACGCCCACTCGAAAAATTTATCCCTATCATTTAACCATTCTTCGCAAATCCTAATTCCCTTTCCTCCGTAATATTTATAATTTGGTAAATTTGTGTTATAACAAATTGATTTCATATTAATAAACGCTCTTCTCAATCTTTTGGTGATATTTTTGTTTTTCATTTTAAAAATCATCCTCCAATAATTTATATAAATAATCTTTGCTAATCGCATAAACCCACCTGTACAATTATGTCTGCTGTTATATTGAAATTGTTATACAGCATGGGCTTAAATCACTAGCACAGATTATTTATATAAATTTAAAACCTATTGAAAAATGTTCTGTACCTGCTTCACAATCCCCTTCAGGAACAACATTCATTTTATCAGGATCGAAAGTTAAATCATAATCTTCTGAATCAATTAATAAGTTAATTACATTCCCTGATATATTATCTCGAATAGCGTCACCAACTTGAACAGAAAATCCATTTTCCCATGTTGCATAATATCCAAATTCATAAGCATGTACTGCAATTTCTACAGGTTTGTTTTGATTCTCTTTTAACCAATTATAAAATTTATCATGATTTGACATTAAGATCATTCCCTTCTTCACCCATTTTACTATTGATAGGAGTTATAGAATAACTACCTATTTACCTTAAATCATTTGCTTGATTTATGTATTTGCTTATTTCAATTCCTTCCTGATTTGTTACTCCATTTCCAATAATCTGAAAATGTTCTTTGGCAAATTCTTTTGTAACATCTAAAGAGATAATTTCTTTCCTGCGTTTGAATAAAATAATTATACCATTGTTCCCTTTAGTTGCATAAAGCTCAGATCCATTTATTACATTTGCCCATGTAAGATGTATATCTTGATTCCTTAATGATTCTGGTGTTACCTTTTTTATAAGTTTAATGTTATAAAGTTTCTTCATTATCTTATACCATCCTCCTGTTATAATGATACCACCTAGCAGAGTCCTTATAAACCCTGCCAACGCTCTGAGCTTAAGGTCTTTTTTGACTGGCTCAGACCAGTGTTATTTGTTATTTACTTTTACTCTTTTTGGTTTTACTTTTAAAGTTTCCATTTTCATCATATGATTCTGGATTTGCTCCTGGTACATCCCATCCAAACATTGAACCTGTTAACATTGCTGATGATTGAGCTTTTGTTATTCCTAATTTTTCATTTATTTCATCAGGGTCCATTTGCTCATAACAATTATCAAGATTGTTATAACCTTTTTGACCACGTTGTAATAGAATAGTCTTTCCACTCAATGGTTCTTTTGAGTAACAAAGTTCTGGCAATCCTTCAAACATATTAATGCACTCTCCTTTTAATTTAATTATACTCCGATAAAGCTTGCTTTTCGAAGGTACTAGATATAACTTCTTCCTAATTTTAATCCAATAATAAAACAATTCATAAATGGTATTTCTACCGTTTCAAAAACATTTTTCTTTTCTGCATAATCATATACACAATAAACTAAATCTTGTTTGATAACTTTAAATCTTACTATGCCTGATTCTATAAGATCCTTATTCCACTGTTCAATCATTTTAAAAACTCCTTTCTTAAACCCCAAGGAAATAATAGTTTTATTCTATTGAAATCGGTTGTTCAATATATCCACGATAGATAGTAAGTCTATTTCTTTCCTCTTCTGCTGCCCAATGATTCAATCCTTTTGAAATGTATTTTTGTTTTTTCAATGTTCCATCCTTGTATAGATTTGATTTTAGATGGTCAAAAGTCCCATCTTCTCTTTTTATAAAATATCTAACGGACTTATATAGAATCCTTTACTCAACAATAGACCATATCTTACAATTTAATGATTCTAATACAATATCTCTAAGTATATTATGCTCGAATCCATTTACATTGATATATACAAGGTCTTTAATCTTATCTTTTGGGATATTGCCTAGAGTTTTTTCAATCCATTTAATTTCTCCTTTGTTTGAAATTGCTTTCTTGCTTTGATCTTTGTATAATTCCTGTATTACTTCAAATACATCAAGATAGGGAACTCCTTCAACAGTTAAAACTAATAAAATTTCTTCGATGATAAGATTAATGTCATATTCCAAATAATTTGCAATAACCTGTTGGTCGAGTTCGTTAGTATAATGACTTCCTTCCGGTATATCACCATCATTGAAAAATCGATAATAAGAACGACCAATTTTTCTGTATTTTTCTTTGAGTTCTTCATTAATTGGTAGATATTCAACTAAATCGCCATCAAGTTTTTCAGCTAGAAATGTTTGATATTTACCATTTGAATTCCAATAGGTATTTTCTAATTTCAACATAATAATTCCTCCAATTAATTTATTTGAAATATCGTCAACGTCAGATACTAAATTGTTATGCCGATACTGACATTATACCACAACTAATTCCCTTAAAGCATGTTGTTTGCTAACCTTGTGCGTTCCATAACCATTCTTTGATAGTCGATGTTTATATGGTTTATCATTAAATAATTCTGCATTATATTGAACTTGATCTCTGGTAAAAAGCCCAGTTAAAACTTTCCTTACATTTTGTCCTTCAGTCCATAGATATATCTTGATAAAAGCCCTTTGACCATATTTCACAGAGAATCCTTTTCTCTCCCATTGAACATAAGTACATAGATTATCACTATCAAAATTAATATTTCTAGTGCTTATTTCAAGTGCAATAATTTCTTCATTTGTTAGTTCTGACATAATTACTCGGCAACCTCCTTAATGGTTTTGTTATTGATAAAATGAGATATTGCCTTGATAACTTATATCCCTTAATTTATACATGGTATAATCTAATAAGATATTTTTTATATTAAGATTATACCATGTATCCACAAATTATGCTGCTACTTTTTGTTTCCATTTAAACATCCATTATAATTATCTAATACATGTAATTTGTACTTTTTACAAAATCCCATATATATTTTGCTTTTTGAATTCTTACAATTTTTACATTCATAACATTTCATGTTTAACGCCTCCTATAGTAATTTAATAACTTAATTGTTCTTTAATAAATTTTTGGATTTCTCTTTCTGAAAAATGGTATTCTTTTCTTAGATGTTCAACAACTTTCATGGTTTCTCGATACTTCTTATTCCATGAATAGTTATCTATTTCCTCTTGTGAACCGCCTGTTAAAAGTTCTATCTCATTTTCATAATATCCTTTTTCAGTTTTAATCATTATTAATCACCCTTTCACATGCAATTAATTTTTACTTTTACTGACATTATACCATAAGAATTGCTTACCACAAAATAATATTATGATTAGATTTCGATGTATTTATGTTTACATTTAACATAATTGTTCGACAACCTCCCAACCTTCATTGTTATAGCAAAAATGAGATATTGACTTGACAATTTGTGTTCCTTAATTTTTACATGGTACAATACAATTTTCAATAATTATATTTACATTTTATGCATTATACCATGTATTCATAAGTTACACAAATTAAGCTGCAACCTTGGATTTCTTTGACTTTTTATCCTTCTTAACTTTACCAGAAGCAACAATAACCACGTCAGATAACTTCATAATCTTAGTGACTGTCCGGTTGTTCCATAATGTCAATCTCACTTCTGCATAGGGTACAGGTTCAAGGTCTGAATAATATGCGATATTGATAATTTCACCTTTAAAGAAGCGATAAACTATCTTTTTGCCTAGATATAAGGAATTAAGAATTGAGGCATTTAGAGATATATTTTGGGAGTTTTCAGGTTTTTGCATAATGATTACCTTCTTTCAAATTTTATTTTAGGATTTTATAATGGTATAGAATATGTAAGATTATTTAGAAATATGAGCAATTAGTTTTTCAAAGTTTTCAAAAGTAAATGGAATTTGATGTACGTCACAGATATTTTTAAATTCTTGGAGTAATTTTAATTTGCTCATTGTTTATTTCCTCCTTTATTTATTTTAGGATTCAAACATCCTCTAAACCGCCTAAACTCATCAAGTGTACATTTTATCTGTTATAGAGTTTAGAAGGCTTAGAGGGCACTCGTGGCCCTAATATTTAACGGGTCATGTCTCTTACTCTGAAATATTCTCTTGCTTCCTGCTCTGTGTCTGCTTTAATTTTACCAATAATTTGATTTTGTTTCGCCCATGCTTCATTGTCTGTCAATTTAATATCTATACAAGTTGTTCCCATGCTTACCACTTCTGCTACCAAAAAGAATGTCTTTGAACCTTTGTCTATTTTTAACATTTGTTATTCCTCCTTCTAATACAATGAAATTATTGTTTGCTAGGATTTAGATTTGTCTTTGTCTCCTGTTCAATATTTTCGCATTTCTTCTTTCATTTTGATAAATATATTCTCCAATACTAATTTTTGCGTCATGCGAAGATCCAAGATCAACACCATATTTATAAAAAGAATCTGTATAAGGAAGGAAATATTCAAATTCACCTGTACCCTCAGTGTTTTTTCTCCATCCACTAATTAGCCAACCATTTTTTGATGCTTTAATTTCATATCCATATTCTTCCTTGTTATAATCTTGATAACAATCGATCTCACTTTGAAAATGCCCTTCGTGTGTTTCATAAAAATAATTTGACATTCTAACCACTCCTTTAATTAATTTTACCTCGAATCAATACACCATAATTGTTATATAGATTATAGGCTTTTGGTGTATTGAATCCAAATTCAATTAATTAAATACCATAATTTCCTGCAAGATATCCTAATGCTTCTTCTTCAGTTTTCCCGATATATTCATGTCTGTTATGAGTCCCATACCAATAACCAGAATAACCTAATGGTAATGAGTCATCATATCCAGGCCATGTTTGAGTATTGGCCTTTGATGTGAAACGAAGTTCGGTTGTTTTCCCTCCGATGTTGTAAGTTTTGATAAGTGTAGCATCTTCCATTTTTCATTACTTCCTTTCTAATTAATTTCTGACCTCAAACCGTAACACAAATTTGAATTTGTTATAGAGTATTTTGTGTTACAGGGTTTCAATTCAGAAATTAAAACTCTTGATAAGATACTTCAGCAAGATAAATTCCTGCTTCGCTCTCAATTCTGAGATCATCGGTTACAAATAAATCAATTTCTTCGGCAAGATATTTTTCAATAACTGGGATATTCTTTTTATCGAGAATCGTGTACCCCATTTCTTCTAGTTCTTCTAAGGAGTAAAATCTTCTTTGCATTATACATTCCCTCTTTTCTAAATTGATTTAAAGAGTCCATGATTAAAATTTGGGTTCGTGTTATACAGATTATACCATTTTTAGCAAAGTAAATGTAAGTTTCATTTGATTAGAAGATCCTCTGAATTAAAGAAGTCAATTAATGCAGTTCTAATCTTTTGAGCTTCAAAAGTGTTATGCTTCGCCAGTGAAAGTTTAGTAAATAATTGTCCGGCAATTTCTTTAGTTGAAAGAACGGAAAATAATGATTGTTTGATAGATTCAGTTTGCTCATCATTTAAAGTCAAATTAATATGCATGGTGTAACCCTCCTTAATTAATTAATTTAGGCTGAATACTTTTCCAGATACCATTTAGGCCACAATTTAGACATCCATTCTTTCCCTACTTCAGCGCATTGCAATCTGATTAAATTTACTTCTATTGCAATAGGTTTCGCATAAAATCTCATGGTGTGTCCGTTATAACCATCTGGAAGAGTTATAATTTTTCTTTCTGGTTCTGAGCAAGATCCATCACTATGTACGCTTAATTTTGTCATGTTTTATACTCCTTCTAGTTTATCATATTTTACTTTAATAAACTCCAAAATATCCATAACTATTATTATACTTTTGTTATAGATATTCTAGGCATCATTAAAATAATTATTTATATTATTCCATATAATTTAGATGTTTTTCTGAATGTTTTTAATACTCCACCGTTTGTTGTCCAGTGACTTTTAAAACTAGAAAAATCTGAACATAGGCGAACGGTTATAGTCTTTGGTGTTTCTTTGACTATTTCAGTTACATCAAATAAGAAACCGTCTGATTCTGCTAATTGAGTCCCGACCTTAATTTGGCTTGCTGTTATGATCATATCATTCATTTGTTAACACACGCTCTTTTATCTAAATTATGTAAATAACATTCAGTAATAGAATTTTGAACGTCACAGAAACCCGTTCCGTACCCACTTAATTTATTGCAAACATCTTCAAAGTCTTTTGTGTTAACTCTTCCTGCTCGTTTAATTCTTTCAACTCCTAACTTAATATAACCAATTCTTTCAGATTCTTTTTGCTCTGCATTGTTAACCTCATAACCTAGATAATTACGTTCTTTAAGAGCTTTTAAACACTCATTAACTGAAGTATAACCCATTTCAAAAACTGTAGTTTGATAAGGAGTACCAAAAGGAAACCCAATAGTATTGCATACATTATATTGAGTAAATTCTCCTGTTTCAAGATCAATAACTTTAATCTCATTCCAACCATGATTTTTATATTCCTTTACGTATGTTTTGATCATTTAAAACACTCCTTTTTGATTTTATTCGAGCTTAAATGCTCTCCGTACCGCACTATATTATATTTGAATTTTAATACATTACAGCACGATACAGAGAATAATTAAACTGTTATTTATGAATTGTTATGCAGAATATTTATATAGATACCATAAGTCATGATTTACTACTGCTTTACCTTGTCTGTCTGTTTTGACTGATTTTCTTTCCTGCTTTTCACTGATAAAATTATTCGGCACAGGTTCACGGTCTTTAACTTCTATGCGTTGAATGGTGACAGTTTTATCAGTTAATTTTACTACTTGAAAAGCTCTAATTAATATATCGCTTCCTACTTGATAAGCTCCTACAATGTCACCAATTTTAAAAGGATTTTCTGCTTTTATTTCTTTTTCATCCTTCCAATCTTCTGGTATTTTTACTTCCTTAATTTCTGCATATGGGCAAGAAGCGTCATGTCCGGTTAGTGGGTGTTCTATGAACGTGGCTGTTATGGTCTTAGGGTTAACTCGGATAACCTTTGCCCAACAATTGTAACGATAATTTTGGAACAAATAACCTGGTTTGATGTCTGATTTTGTATAAAGTTTTCTGCCATCTTCTTCGAGTTTATTTTTAGTTTCTTCCATGCAATTCTGAAAATACCCCAACTTGTCAATTTGATACTCTAATTTGTCCATCATTTCATCCAAATAACCTTGAATCTGTTCTGTTGTTTTTGCTTCATAAAAAGAAGATACTGCCTCATTGTTATTCTTTTTATGAATAATATCATTGTAATACGTTGCGTTCTTTTCCAATTTTTTGATATGCTTCAAACATTCTTCAATACGGTTATTTAAGTAGATAGGATTTTTTAATTGAGTAGCATCAGCAGTTTGTCTTGCGGTTTCCGCTTTTTCAGCAAAGTATTCTGACTTTTTATACTCTTCAAATCCTTTGTGGTATCTGTCATAAATCCTTTGTCTACGATTACCAAACGCTTGACTTCCTGCATGTCCGGAAATAATTGGTTGAGTGAAAAAGGAATTATCTCCATGGTGAGACTCTAGTTCAGATTGCAGAGCTTTACCTCTGTTATTTGCATTTACAGCATATTGGTCATAACGCTCTGCTCTATACTCTGCTTTTTCTTGTTTGCGTTCAAGTTGTTCGGCAAAGGTTAAGCGTTCACCAGCTTTCTCTTCCTCTGTAAATCCTAGTTTAATGGCAGTCTGAATTGCTCTATATTGGTTATGGATTCCGCGAGATACCCAAGCATTTGCTGATTTGCTAAAAAGGTATGAGCTTTTGATTTCCTTTTTAAGTTCATCGGATAATGCAAGATAATCAGATTTTTCAAAGTGTAACTCGATTTTGCCAGTTTCTAGATTCTTAATGTAATTTTTACTCATGTTATGTACCTCCTAAATTTTAGCATCTTAGCAGGACTTGTGACCTGCTTTGTGCATTAATTAGAGCGTTTTGTTATACGCTCTAACCACTCTGCAAGGGTTATTTCTGTGATTGCAATATAGAAATAGCTAAACGCAATTGTTCAATTTTAACCAAATGTTTAGATTTTTCTCCATTTTCTAATTGTTCCAATTTTTCTTTTAAAACATAAATTGCATAATCCATAATTAACACCTCCCTTAAAAGTTTGGTTTTATTTGTTAATCAAATAGCAATGCTCAACTATCCATTTTCCTTCTTCTGCATGTATATAATGATCAAGTCTTACTCCGTTGTCTGCTCCATCAAGGCAATCTCCAAAAAGTGAATTACCTATTTTTGAACCATCAAAATATTTTGCATTACTAGATACCTTATAACTTCTTTCTAACTCGGAAAAAGGTTTTGTGAAGCTATTTTCAGTGAAAACTATTACGGCTTCTTTCCAGTCCTTAGAATCCTTTAATTGTCTAAATGTTAATTTATCCATTCTAATCCACTCTCCTTAAATTTTAATAGTCTCGAATCAAGGCGAAGTCCTGTTATTGTTATGTCACTTCGCCCTATTTCCATACAATCAAAATTAGATTTTATTCACTTATCAATTCAATAAAACAACCTTTAAAGAAATTACCTTGCCTTATATCATAGAATGAACTAAAAGGAATTTGAAGCTCTCCAATACCTTTTACCTGTTCCAATATTTTATCAAAATCAATATAACCTTGAGCAATTCCATACATTCCATATTTTAACCTTTGATGACCGTATCTATCATTTTCAAGGTCAAAATAATTGTCTTCATTGTTATGGTATTCGTCCCATGTTGCACTTAAATTCTCGTTTTTGTCACTAAATGCATTTCCGGCAATAAAAGCAAGTTTGTTCTTTAGGTCTAAATCAGTTTCACAGATAAATGCTTTTCCATTGATAGCAATTGCAAAATCATTCATTAATTGATGCTCCCAGTCTTTACACTTTTTATCTTGGAATTTTTCAGTGTTGAAAGTAATTTTATACATGTTGATACACGCTCCTTCAAATATTCTAGGCCAATTGTTATAGATATTTTCCACAATTGCCTTTTCTACTCCGTAATTGATATATTCATTATACCACTATTTTACGAAGTACAAAAGAGAATTAAGGCTAATTCTCTAAATATTTATTTCTTAGTTTAGATAATTTCTGATGCTCTGATATTGCGCCATAAATATTTCAGCATCTTCCTTAGTTTGTGGTACTCCAAATAGTTTAAAGTTTGCTTGTAAAAATCCGTCTGCATGTAGCTTTTGAATAAATTCCAGTGCCATTATTTTTACCTCCTTTAGTTTATATTCCCTCGACAACGTTTCAACCTGTTTTGTTATGGCTGAAACGCTCTGAGAACATACACACTAAGATTCTAGCATTTCTTTCAAATTGTCTAATAATTTCTTTTCTTCTGCTCCTGCTTTATCTAATGGGTTTAATTGTCTGTTTGCCCAATTTACCAACTTCAAAAGTATTTCTTTTTCTTGCTCAGTAACATAAATAGCTTTATATGTTGCCATTATTTTGCTCCTTTCTTTCAGTTTATGTGCTCTATATGTATTTAACTTTTACCTGCAAACTCACCATATAATTCTTTTCTCATTTTCTCAGCATATTTTCCTGCCTCTTCTAGTTGATCTTTCGGGAATCTTTTTAATGTGGTATTCACTCCCTCAATTTGAAGTTGAACAGACCAAGTGTTACCATTCCAACTAACATTTCTATATCCTGATTTATTATTTATGTTCTTACTCTTTTTATTCTTGGTATTTTCGCTATTTGTTGTTACTCTTAAATTTGATCTTCTATTATCTAATGTATTTTCTGCTTCTTTGTGATCGACATATTCATCTTCCTTTGCATTCATAATCCATCTATGAAGATAATGAATTTTATATTTAACTTTTCCATCAAGAGAACCCAAATATTCACACCAACAAACATAATATGCCCATCCTGCCCACTTAATATGCCAAGGTTGATTATGTTTTATAAGTCTTTTTAGTATATCCTCATCTACTAAAATAGTGAACTTTTCCTTCTTTTTATTTACTATGTAAAATTGACATTCTCCATCTATTATTTTATATTCGTTGAATGGTTTAAATCGTGCCATATTATTTAAATTCCTTTCTATTTTTATTTACTTTATTTAGTTTTCTTCTTCCTACCCTCCTTAAATTAATATAGAATTTGTACTCTATGCCATTATAGCACTTCATACTATAAAAACCAAATAAATTTATTTTGGCATTTAGTATACGAATATAACTAAATGCCATTCCCGTTTAATTCCAACTCCTTTTAAATTTGACTCGACACAAAATAGCGAATCTGTTATAAGTTCCGCTACCTTATGACCAACAAACTTTAAGGATTTAATATGCTTTTTACTTCCATCATATGAATAGTATTCTCTAATTCGTGTTCGGCTCCTGTCCAATGGTCAATATTACCTTCAGGAAAATTAAAGCCGTTTTCCCATGTAATATCACCATTTTTCATATCAATAGATTTTCGATACCAGGTTTTACGATTTTCTAAACAAACCAATAAATCATTTTTCATTTAATTCACTCCTTAATTTTAATAGACTCAAACCGAAACATCAAATCGTTATTGTTATTTGATGTTTCAGGTTTCAACCTACTTTTAAGGATTAAGCAACATTAACATTGTTTACAATATTTAGAATTGCTTGAGCGTCTTCTTGATTTTCTTCTGCATCGTCCAACTCTTCTGCGGTCACTGTTATAGCAGGTTCAAGGTTTTCAGGCTGTAAAGGTTGCTCCCATTGCTCTTCAATGATTTCCTTTTGTTCAACTTCAGGCTCAACCTCTTCAACCTGTTCAAAAGAATTTAGTTTGCTCAACTCTGAATTAATAGCATTCAATCGCATTTCCACACGTTTTAGGTCAATAACCTTATCCTGCAAGCCTTCCTTATAATCCTTAGAAGGAGCCTGAAAGAATTTATAAGCCCATGCTGAAAACTCTTCAACGTCAACATTATTTCTTAATGCAGAATGCGCCGAATACATCAACATAACCGTATTAGTCTTATTCAACCATGTATACCGATAAGTTGAATAATTCTTAACCCTTTTACTCCCTTCTTTTTCATCTTCTTTCTTTTTGTTGCTAATCCAAATTTCTGTTGCTTGACTGAGGTAATTAGAGACATTTATCATATCGTCTTCAATTTCTTCCGGCAGTCCCAATTCTCTAAAGCTATAAATTGACTTGTCAATATTGTCTTTTGATAGCTCAATTGGGCCATTGTTATGTAATAGCGTGATGACTTGAGATAAAATCTCGTCTCCGGCATTCCCTTTTGTCGCTAGTGGGGTTAGAGCATGTAAAATCCAGTCACTATCCAAAATTGATCTAAAGAATTTACGTGTATCGCTCCCCATAGCTGCTTTGCGAATCTCAGAAGGTTTTAAACCTTTAGCTCCGCTATTCATTTGAACGAATGCTTTTTCTGCATCTTCCTCAGAACAATTATTCATAGTTGTTATTCTGAGTTGATAACCTTTAATAATATCCTGCCATAGTTCAGGAAGTTCTGAAAATGTTTTGCCCTGGAGTGTTTCGTTAGCGTTAAATTGTTCGCCTTCAATAGTAAACTTAGGAAACATGGTTTTTGATACATCAAGTTTGAACCCATTGTTAATGAAAAGGTAAATTGAAGTTAATCTCTGCTGCCCATCCACTGTTTTACGAAATTGGCTTTTATCATCGGCTCTGTAAACTGTTATTTCGGGAATAGGATTTTTTAGAAGAACAGTTTGGATTAAGTTTGAAGCTCTCCAAGTCTCCCAGACGTATGCTCTTTGAGATTCCATGTACTCTCGAAGAGTTTTAAGTTCCTTACCTTCGGCTTCCTTTTTATCGGCAAGAAAATTTTGCAAATGTTTGCCGACTGTGTAATATTGCTTTTCAATATGTTCAACTAGAGTTCCAATGTCTCGTTTTTCCGTGGTATAAGTGATTTCTTTTTCTTCAGACATTTTTACCACTCCTTCTAATTTACTCGACACTAGCAACAAATTGTTATGTCTGTTATTTTTATCTTGTTGCTAATAACGAACAAACTTTAAGGGTTAGTTAATTGAGGTAATATCCCACGAATAAACCTGAATTCTTTTTCCTTCTGCTGTTACAAGATTGTAAACAATTGCGTCTGATTGATGACTAAAAAATACATTCAGACATTTACCCTCAACTCGTGTACGCTCACAAGTCCTTAAATTCAGTTTATTGGCCTTGACATATTTTCCAATGTCTGCCTTGTCTTGTTCTGCTCCTTCCATCATTGCTCTGTCAATTGATGCGTTTTTGCTTGCCATTGATGTAAAACTCATTTAATACCACTCCTTTTCTAATTAACCTGCCATCTTCAGTATGTAGCGGTTAACCTACATAGACAAGGGACTTAATGTTATTCCCTTGTTTCGGCTTATTCCTCCCATTTATAGGAAATTACTTCTAAATCCTCTTTCTCTAGGTTATAAACTTCTTCTAGGTCGTTGCACTCAAGAAATTGAGTGGTGCCACCATTTTTAACCTTTACAATATACATTGTTTACTCCTTTCCAATCCCAACAAATGTCTTTTTGATTGGGTTAAGATTTCACTCGATATGCTTTTGACACTAAAGCCTCTAAACACTGTTTAAACACCTTTTTTAGTTGTGACTTAGTCATACCATAGTCAAAGGGAATTTTAATTCCAAATGAACCATTGCAGGAATTTACCCCATAACCAATGTGAAAACAAGGGATATCAGAATAAGGAGCAAAAACAATGTTATATGTACTATCATAGAAACCTTTAGTAATGTGTGGGTAGTTGCTAACGTGTACAATTTCATTACCAACTATTTCTCCATATTGTACACCTATTTGAATAGCAGGGAATAATGTTGCATCTAAATTGCTTGCAACGTAATCGCGGAAAGTTAAAACAATTTGATCACGTTTCGCATGGATTTCCTTTTGTGTTTTTACCTTTGCAGTTTTACGCTCAACAACTTTTAATAATGACATAATTATTACCTCTTTCATTCTTAAATTTTTGCACAAGGTCTAAACTCAATTGTTATAAAAGTTCACACCTTGCGGAAAATTTAATCCCTTCAGCCTTAAGTATAATCAATTTAACATTAAATTACAACAACCTGCATTTTAATTTTGTTATGCAAGTTTAGTGTAATTGTTATGATTAAATTGTAATAATGAATAAACTGAAGGGATTTTATAGAATGTTTTTGGTTAATTCTCTCTTTTTGCTTCAGGGATATGCTTTTGTTAATGCCTACAATTTAATTTTTAGTTAAGAATGTCTTTTAACTTGCAAAGATAATTTTTTAAGCTGTACAAATCAGAAAATTGTATTTTCTTTTCTGGAGCATATTTCGAAATTTTCATAGAAGTGTAGGCTGATATTTCGAAATCACAGAAACAAATTTGATCGAATTGGTTATAATTTTCTTCATTCCTAATTATTTCATCGTTAGTATTAAAAACCTTTAATTGAGGAAAATTATTCACAATTTCCTCGAAATGATTTTTAACGATATAATCAGAAGAAATTAAAGCTATCATAATTTTATCATACTCCTTTTTGAGTAGGCACTAACAGGAGCATATCCCTAGAGATTTTTATCTTTTCCTCTATCCCTTCTAAAATATTCCTATTTGTTTCGTTATCTTGTACTTTCATTTCTTCTTGGCTGCTTTCTGCATCATTCGCAAAATTAAGCTTTTGAATGAAATATACTAACACAGAGGACTTCTCTACGTTCGGAATATTTTAGGAAAGGATAAGGGAAGATAAAAGAGAGTTTTTAAGGCTTTTCAATCTAGCTTAGAACATAGCATGTTATTGTTATTTAAAAATTCTTTTGATATTCTGCTCTCCATTTTCCGTCAAAAACTTCGTAAGAATCTTTTAAAAGATATCCGGTTTTTGATAACCATTCCGATCTTGATAATGCCATAATTTCCTTATTCATTTCTTCTTGACTGTCATATTCGTAAATTTGAATCTCAATAACTTGTTTCGACATTTTCAACAACTCCTTAAATATTAAGTATGTTGCTATGCTCTAAGCTAGACTAAAAAGTCTTTTATCCCTTACAATTATACCTACATCCTGTCTTAATTTCCACTCTCTTTTTCGAGGAACAAACAAATTATTTTTGACTTTAAATTGATAAACTGTATGTAGATCCCCATTGGCCTCCCATTGGGCCAGACTTGATTGTTATGGAATATCCAGCTTTTTCGATTCGGAGAAGCAAAGCAAAGAATGATGCTTGATATTTTGAAGAGTAGTATCGAGCTTTGCCTTTTAGAGATTTTAAGGGATTTGTTATAGTGGAATAGGATAATAGGTCTTTTAGGATTTGATACTGCCATGAACCCTTTGCAAGTTTTAAAAATGAATCTTTTTGAGTTTGTGACATTTTTATTTCCCACTTTCTTAATTTTATTTTTTATTAAGAGAGCAGAAATTAAGACAAGAATTAAGTTTTTGTAAGAGATAATTTGCTGTCTAGCATACAGACTGATGAGCTGCCTTTAGCTGAGTTAAGCTAGATCACGCATATTAAGTTGAGAAAGAACGTCCTTACAAGTCGGACAAGACTTGTGCTACTGGCTGTAAAACCACTTTGTAGCTGGTGTACTCGCTACCCTCCTTTGTTTTATTTATGTATTGTTTAACTGTCTTTATTTTAATGGTTTGCAAGGGATATGTCAACAATTATTTTTGCATTATTAGACGTTTTGTAGTCCTATTTTATTGTAGTGGATATAGACACAATTCAAATGATTTTATTGATCTTGTGGTCTTATTTACCACATTTCGCTTCTGAGACGTTTAAAATGTATGCTAGGTAAGAATATAAAGGCCAGTATGTTTAAATCGCTTAGAGTGGCCTTTTTGTGGCTGTGATTTTGGTGTGATTTTGGTGTGATAGGGTTAAAAGTTGTGGAATTGATTTTTTGTGAGTGATCCCGGCAAAACCTAAAGCATATAAAAATGGATTTTTAATGGGTTGGAGAGAAAAGAAAAAGAGCTATTTTATTCAGCTCTTACTCATAAAACATTTTGGAATTTTTAAACTCATTGACTTTGTTTTTAATAAATTGGTCTATATCGAATTTTACCATTTCGGTATTAATATATTGATTTGAGAAAGTACAAACTGTGTAATAATTGATATAACTTGTCGAGGGTATTTTTAATTGTTCGTTAATGTCTATAATTAGTTCAACGGTTTCCTTCCTGCGGTTTACTTTAGCAAGGAGGACATATTTTTTATATTCAACGTTACTATATGATGTCCTGTACCTTTCCCCTGCTTCTGATAGTTCATAAACCTTTTTAATGTTTTCTGGTAATAATGCAAGAAAATTTTCTTGACTGAGCATGTCTCGTTCCTTCTCTGCATTGTCTAATGTTGCAATGTAGCGGTTAAAACTGCTTTTGTTTTTAGTCTGGTATATTGTATCATCTCCCAAAAATTCTTCAACTTCGATATTGAGTTTTTCGGCTAATTGCTTCAGATTGCATTTGTAACCATATTCACGGCTAGAGTTTGGATAAGTCACATAATATTTACTAGCCTTTTTTACAATTGATCCTGCAAACTTGGATTGCAATTGCTCAAGTTTTAACTCCTTCATTGCGCCAACTCCTTTAATATATCTGATATTAACATTATAGCACAGAAACAATAAAAATAGTCATGTTGAATAAAATTATTTTTACATTTGATAAGGTTTAAAGGGTTATATTTTGCCAGTGGTGTATGTATATAGGGTATAGAGTATAAACCACTTAGAGTGCCATTTATGACGTTCTAAGGGTTATTTGATGCCTATAAGATATAGGTTTCGAATACAAAAAGAAAAAACCCTATAAATAGGGTTTAATATCTTTGATTTTCATAAGCATTTTCTACCATGCACTCTATTTCAAACTCTTCTTGGCCTTGTGCTTCTTGATCTTTTAAGCAATCTTTATAATCTTTACATTTATTACACTTATCAGAATATGTTTTAGGATTCCCAAAATCATCACACATATTAAATTACTCCTTTTTATTTTGTTTGATTATAATATATCAAAATTTATGAATATTGTCTAGTGGTTTGTAAAAATTATTTTATTCCCCATTAAATTGGGCATTTGGATTGCTTTGGAATATTAATAACTGGCCTAAACTATGTTCTGCTACAACACAATAAAAATAAGTAAAATGTTGCTTGCTGCACGCACAAAAACACATATGTATTTGTAGGAAGGACATTGGAAATAAAGAAAAAGGACTTATTACTAAGTCCTAAAATAACATACTATAATTATTAGCTTGTTCTATATCATCAAACCAAATTTTATTATGACATTGTGGGCATATTTTTGTATTGTCCCAATCAACGCCTTTTTGTATTTTGTTTCCGCAAGCTTCACATTCCCAGTGGTCTTCTAGTTCTATGTATATTACATCTTTATCCTGCATTTTTTCACCTCCTTCAATAATTAATTTATATTATCATTAATGATGGTATATGTCTATACAAAAAGAAAAGAAGTATTTCTACTTCTTAATCTCTTTTACTAATACTCTAAAGTGCCAACACTGTATATTATAACCTCCTGCTGATATTGTCTCAACTTTTGCCTTTCCTAGTTCGCCTATGATATAACCGTTAATTTCTCCATTTAGGCCAATGTATAAGTTTTGAGCATCTAAAATCTTTCCAGTGATCTTTTTTACTCTTGTTACTAAAAATTGCCTTTTTATGTTTTTATCTTTTTCAATTTCCCTTTCTAATTCTTTTTCCCAACTATTTCTATAAAGTTGGTATAGTTTTAGTGTGAGAGAATGAAAAGAAGAGTTTAGTTTTTTAGCTTGCGTTTCGTGATCTATACCTAGTTCTTTTTGCTTTTCTTTATACTCCTTTCCATAGTGGTATATATGGGTTTCTTCCTGCCATAATCTGAATTCTTTTTCCTTTTTGCTTAACTCCTTGTGGTATTCTTTTAGGTTTTGATATTCCACTTTAAACCACTCAATAACTTTTATTTTCCATTCTTCTAAAAATTCTTCAATGACTGGAATTCGCTCAACTTCGTTTTTCTTCTGCTCTTTCTCCTGTTGTTTGGAAAGATTTTCTAATTGGATCTCTAAGTCTTTGAGTTTAGACTGACTTGTTTTTAAGTCATCTTTTGCCCATTTAAGATCCCATTCGTCGGTAATAGTTTCAATTTTCTTCTCTTGCTTAGTGATTAAGTTTTTTCTTTTCTGGATGTCTAATTGTTTTTTATCGATCCGCTCTAATAGTGTCATATGTATCCTCCTTAAAATTGATCATGATTAATAATACCATACAAATTAATAAAGTACAATATAATTATTTCTATATTCAATAATAATTTTAAAAATTGCGTTCGTTCCATTTTATCATGAAAATTATAGATTTGTATATAGGTTTTAGAAAATTATTTTATAGTTCTGCTACCGATAAAACAAGAGATTTAAGGCATTGAGACAAAGAAAAAGAGACTTATTCAGCCTCTTTAGCACCAACTAACAAATATTCGCCATCACTACCAAATTTATAAGGATTTAGATACCCTTCAATTTTTACAACTGGCCTATTTTTTGTAGCAATAAACATTAGAGATACTTTATCAACATCATTATTTTCAATACCATAAATCTCCATTGTGGATACTCCATGCTCCGGTAACTGATCCCTAAAATTATAACTTTGTCCTGATTCTGGAATATCTCCATATCTCCAACCTTTGACATATTCAGGAAAATCATAACCTTTATAACCACACTCAAAAAAGAAATTTAGAGTAAAATCAAAAAAGTAAATATCTGGTGCAAGATTGCTGTATATAATGGTGCTTATGTCAGTTCCTTGGAGGGATTTTCCTTTGTTGTATGCATTAATAAAAGATTGGTTTGTCATTGGGTGTGACCTCCTTTATTGATATTGAATTAGTAGATAATAAGATAATAAAAAAACCTATGATTTATTTTATCATAGGTTTATGGATAGTGCAATATTATTTTTATATTTAATCCTGAAGCAATCCAAGGTCAATTATTTTATCATCAGCAATATTTTCCGGTGTATTGTTGCTATCCACTGAGCATTCAAACCATTTGTCTTTTACATTTGATGCAGTAAGGATTATAAAGGCTTCGCCATTTTCATTTTGTAGGATTGTATGATAAGCTGAATCTAATGGACTGTAGGTAGATTGTGTGGCTAGTGCTATCATTGTGTAGGAGTGATCGGAGTTTGGTTGTATTGAGGGTGAAGCTGAAGTTGTTAGGATTGAAGATGTTAGGAGAGTGAGGGAAAGGGTTAAGATAGATATTAATTTTTTCATTTTGTGGCCTTCTTTCTTTTATTTTATCTAAATACCAATTCTAGGTTTAAGTCTTTACCGTGACCCAATTTGATAGCATCGTGTAAGAGATTATACACGGTTAATTCGTTGAAGGTATCAGCAGAAGTATTTTCAAATGCTACATGTTTAAATGCTTTTCTTCCTTCTCCAGTATAATTTTCCTCTAAATAGTTGAAAGCTTCTTGAATAGTTCTTTTACCGTTTAGGACTTTAGAAAGGATTTGATTGACTCCATTAGGCCAGTATGCTTTTTGCATTTATGTATTTCCTCCTTTTGATATTTATTTAGTAATATTGATATTATAGCATTGATTTATATTTATTGTAAAGTATTTATTTTAGAATTTATAAACATATCAAAGGAATAAGAAGAAAGAAAAGATTATTAGAAGTATAAATTCAGTCATTGAGCGAATAGCGAAATGCTGACATACGGTCTCGGATCACTGTATTTATTGAGAATTATAATATTAGGATTTAAATAAATCTAATCAAAATTAATAAAGTTGATAAATGCTATTTTGAGCTTGTCTCAAAATTGAAAAGACGCTGTCAGCTAATGTTAGTTTTGATTTGATTATTTGGATTAGTCAATTATACTATATTAAGGGTTCGTAATTCGTCACCAATATCTATATTAATATATATAGTTATTCATGACGAATTAGAATTATTTCTTAATTATATGATTAACTCGATTAATCTTTATTAATTCTATATTTAACTCATTAACTATTTTTTGGACAATATCATCTTTCCATAGTCTACTAAAATTAGTTGGTTTATATTCTATTTGTTCTAATAAATCATTAACTGGATATTGCTTATTAACATCTAACAATTTAAGTAATTCAATAAATTTATTACAATAACTATTTTCTTTTCTCTCCTTGCTATCATATTTCTTTACTTTTTCCTCATGCAATTTAAAATTAACAACATTAATATCTTTTAGTTGTTGAATAATAACATTTACAATCTCAATATCACCATTAATTAAATAAACGTCTGCTTTATCTTCTATATGCCCTGTTCCCCTATTAATTCTTTTAATCCCTTGATATATACTAGATATAATATCAGTTTTCCTTAAACTCTCCAATGTTTCATTATATTTAAATCCCATGTTTTTATTGATTTTCTGGAATTTAAATTCCTCTTCGGTTGGCACTTCTCCTGTATAAAGCATATACATGAATATGTAATAGGGTGCTGGCATTACTGGCGTGTGAATAATAAAGCATTTATTAAAATCTTTCCAATCGTTCTTTCCTCTCATATTTTGGAAATTACTATATTTGATATTCTCTAGATGTATAAGTTTCTCACTGTAATTATTATTTATGTGTGCAATATCCTCTTCTAGTCCTAACACTAAAATATTATCCTTTTCAGCGCATTCCTTGATAATTAATGCCACAATATCTTTATAAAAATTATCATCATTATGTTTTGCTGTTTTGGTGCTATTAGTGTTAGATATATGGATAGTCCAATTATTATGCGGAAAAATGCGCTCTGCTTCATTAAGTTTGAATTGATTTCCTAGTTTGTATAGTTCGTGGAATTTTGCTGATGCATCAAGAAGTATATTATTGTCAAGGAAGAAATACTTTAAATCATCATCAAAAGTATATAATGTTTTATTACTGACTAATACTTTAGGATTATTAAAGTATTTCTTTAGTATTTCAAGTTTATCTAATAGTTTAAGTTTATTTGTAAATATATTCTGACTATAACCTAAATGGAATTCATAATTATTTGTAAAAGGTGTTTCATTAACCATTAATTTTAACATATCAATTGCTTTTTCTATCTTTGTGCTAGTAAATTCAAAATATCTTAATGTTTTGTCGTGACATTGATCCTTCTTTTCAACTAATTCAGATATGATTCTATTGAATGCTACTTCTAAATCGATATACATATTTTCTTCAGCATCAATATATTTTAAACCTCTTAGGGTTCGTCTTAATATGTCTATGTCTGTATCTCCCAGAGAATCCATTTCAACCATATTTAATTCTTCATCAATTATTAAATTTGTACGCTCTGCTATGTAATATTTGCGTTTATGATAAGGGTCTTTACAGAGTTTTTTATACATTGCATGAGTAATAATGAGCACTTCATACTTTTTAAGGTCTTTCTCATATCTTTCCTTATTTTCTGAATTCTCATCTTTAGCCATGTTTGGTTTAAATTTATTAAGTTCACTTGCAATTAGTTTTCCCTCATCAATAAATTTTGTTACAATTAAAGTTTTGATTGGTTTATTGTTTAATGAGTTCGTGGTGGCTGATAGTTCCTTTAGTGTTTCAATAATTGTATGAGTTTTTCCGATTGCTGCCTCACACATAAAGACATTAAATAATTCTTCAATTTTAGTAAATATACTATTATTCATAATTTTACTCCTTAAAGGTATTAGTTGTTCGTGTGCTTGTTGGTTTAGTGTTTGCAATATTGATTTTGTAGACATCATTAAAAGTATTATTCCTCCAATCGTGAAATTCTTTTATAGTTTTTTGTAATTCAGGACTATTAGAAAATATGAATACATTTAAATTTGGATTATCCCTTGATTGCTCCATATTATGTAGTTTAAACCCTTTGAGCATAAAGAACCCACATAATTGTTGTGATTTGCAAACAAAAACAGGTGAATATGATTTTGAATAATTAGCGTTATTCATTGATAATTAACTCTCCTTTTAATTATATTTGATTTTTTGTTACTTGTATTGGGATTAGATTATAATAAGACTGATGTATATTTTTACTCCTTTCAATTTATTTTGTAAATATTGTCTAGGAAATAAATTTGAATATCCCTAGAAGTTCATTATAGCATTTATAGAAATGGTTGTCAAACATTATTTTATGGTTTGTTTTTTGTAGTGATCGGGAAGATTAGAGTTGATAATTATTAGTATTATAGGATTTGAGATTATAGCGGAATGTAGTTTATATTGCTTTGATATGCGCTAGGATTGGTTGTGAGAGGGTTTATGTGATTAGATGAAGGATTAAGAAAAGAGACTCGTTAGAGCCTCTTAGTGATTTTATTTTATTTTTGATGTCAACGTGCTGCTTCTGCAATTGCCGGAATGCTTTCTAGTTTAATTTGTTCTGCAAGTTCTATTAATCGCTTCATGCTGAATCTGTTAGATTCTTCAAGTTCAGTTTCTTTTAAACTATTTGCAATGCTCCAGGAGTTACTAGGATTAATTTTGTGTGAGTAGGTTTCTGTTGAATAATAACCAGTGCCATTATGGCGTTTAAAATATTTAATAGTGGTATAGAATCTTTCTGTTGTGGTTTTGTGGGTTAATTTCAGGAGGTTTGGGTATTCGTGATCGTATGATGGATTATACATGTAGTTTGCTAGGTCGATGCGGAAACCGTTTGTGGTTTTGATTTGGGATAATTTTTTCAGGTTTGCAGGTTTTAGGTTTCTTGCCATTTGGATACACTTCCTTTTTATTTATTTTTGGTTTGAATGATTTATGTAATTGATTTATTTTAGCATAGTATTTTAGGTTATGTCAATGGTGTATTTTATATTTATGTTGTAGGCGGATTGATTTGTAATAGTATAAAGGATTTATAAAGGTTGATAGATTTAGTATTAGAGGTCACAGGATGATGTTTAAGAGGTTTAGATAGGATTGGAGTATAATTCCAGGTGAAAGAAAAATGAGAGCGTTTAAGTCCTCATTTGATGGATTTTATTATTCATTTTAATCTTCTTCCTCTGTCGCTTCTAGTTCTATACCATCTGGTAAATTAAATTGATTAAAAATTTGATCTTCTGCGTCTTGTTCATTTTCTGCATTAATCATGATATAACCATTAAATTTTACTTTAAATTTTTTCATTTTGTTCTTACTCCTTCCCTTACCATTTTATCTCTACTTTAAAAGTTGGTTTATCTTTCCTTATTGTTAATCTCCTTTCTTCATTGATTCTTCAAAATACTTATATGCGTTTTCATATTCTTTAGATAAACCATAAACGATAATATCATCATTTTGAATTTCTACCAAAATATTTCTAATGTATTCGAATACCGTTTCTTTTAATATTACTCTGTGTATATATTTATGATCTTTCTTAAGATTTAATTCTACTATATTGTAGATCGATTGTATTTCTTGATCTAATTTCATATTGGTTCACCCCTTTCTATAGATTTGTATAATTAATTCTATATTATCAAATATTATAGCATATGTCAAACAATTATAATTATTTTAATATTGTAGGTTGTTATAAGTAAATTGTTATGGTGTTATAATGATTCTGTTATATGCAAAATAGACAAAGAAAAGGTAAGATTTTACATCTTACTTTAACTTCTTCCATTCTTTGTATAAATCTTTCAGTTCCTCATATTCTGATTTGTCAAATATTGCTATACTGTCTGAGTAACTAAATTTTCCATTTAGTTCTTCCTCTTTTGCAGGACATCCTATCCAACTAATTTTAAACCCTGCATTTTCTTCTAAGTAATTGTAGCAATCGTCCCATAATTTTTCTGCTAATTCTTCGGTTTGTGCTGTTATGGTTAGGTCAAGATATCTTTGTTGCACTTGCTCTGTATTTGTATCTTCATTAAGTTCTTTATAAACCGTGTAAGATACTTTAGATGTAAATTTTTGTTTAGGAATTGTCAATGTTTCGTTTTGGGAGTTCTTGGAAATGAATGTTCTTTTTCCTTTTAGGTTTCCTTGGAGTAGTTCGATTTCGTAACCTGTGGTAGTTTCTTCCAGGATATTTACTTTGCCAGCGTATCCTAAGAGGTTAGCTGTAGCAGTCATATGTAAGCAACTCCTTTATTAATTCAACTTGTTTATTTATTTTAACATTTATAGAGGGTTATGTCTAGTAGGGTTTTAAGGTATTTGGAGGTTTATTTTAGATTTTCTGAATTATTGTTTCCTATTATAAAGGGTTGAATTTAGTACATTCAGAATGAAGGTTAATAAGGTTATTATGTTGTGTTTATAGGCCCTAGAAGGGTGTTTTAAGACGTTTGGAGTTAATAGAGATATAATGTTAAGGATAAAAATAGGATGGTGAAATAGAAGCAATAGATCGAATGGAATGGAAATAGTGAGATAAGAGCAAAGGATAAATAGAATGGATAGTAATAGCAGATATAAGCAGAGTTAACCGGATTGCAGTATATTATGCTTATTATGCTGTATTTGCTAGAGTTGGTTGTATTACTGTATGCTATGCAATATGTATGCCAATGTAAAATATGAGTTGATAAGAGACATAGAAGCAAGAAATAAAATATTGTACGAGAGCGACAGAAAGGGGATTTTAAGCGGTTTGATGATTTGAGGGTTATATTAGTATGTAGAATTTTATTTTGTGCTTTAGACTAAAATTTTTATACACGGTATCGGGTGTATCGTGATTTTAGGGTATTTGGCATTGGAATTGATTGGAATTATTTTAAGATGATTTGGTATTTGGGTTTAGTCAAGTAATTTTACTTTACAGATAAGTGTATTAGTACAGGTTAAAATATTGTTAGACTGTATTAGTATAGTATGAATTGTAGTATAACAGGTTAGATTTATTTGTTTCTGTACTAATCTGTATGTGTATTAATACAGATTGTATATTTATAAGTGTGTGCTATTATTGTTTTGTTGTACTAGTACAGTTGGTGTTTGTTGATGATGTATATTATAACACTTCAACGATTTAGCCTATGTTATAACCCTCGATTTTTATACGTATAAACGTATATACTCATAAACGTATATAATAAGCATCATTGGCGCATTACGATTATCCCATTTTCTCCCGATCAAATCTATTCGACAAATCATTACCGAGTGCAACCGATGTAAGACCAGGATATTATCTGTTTTCTATTCTCTTCTTTCCATTATCATTCCCTTTCAATTTACTGCTCTAAAATGACCCTTCTAACCTCTCCAAACATCCCGACCCATACAATTCTACCCTCATTTTATCCCCAATGTTACACAAGCATCTTTAGTAACATTCAGAAAATAGTAAAAACCCTTGATTCATGCGGGTTGTAGGGTTCGCATCATATTCGGCCCATACTATTTTCAGTTTGTCATAGGTAAAGCTGATAGCAAAAACCTGTGCTAATATTCACTTTCAAAAACAATGCCAACTTTAGCATAGGTGGGGGGCATAGATTACAAATTATTATTCGACATGGTTCGACATTATGTGCAGAGTACTTGTAATTCCATCGAAATTTTAAAAATCGATTTCGAGACAAAATTTGTAAACTAATTCCAATTTCCCCCTTCGTTCTCACATCGCAAAAACATAATCAACACAACAATTTCCAACCCAATAAATCCATTTTCCAAATCACAAAACTTCCCAAAAGTCAAATAATTTTACAAATTAATCTCATAAAATCATATAAAATTCTCACATAATTTAATACAATTCAACAATGCAAAATACCATATAATCCTACTCTCACAACATTTCTCTAGCATAAATATAAACCAAATCCCTATCTTATGATCTATAAATTTATATCCAATTCTAAAATCATAAATCAATTTCTCATGAATCCTATCGAACAAAATTATCACACCCAAATTCACAATTATACATCCAAAATTAATCACAAATTACTAACCAATCTAATCCAATAAATAACCTTCAGGCCCTTAATTATAACCAATTATATTACATTCTAATTATCCCTTCTACTATAGAGGGCGTATACTTTACAACTAACACCGAATCAATTATATCATACATACGACCATCTAAAAATTAGTAAGAATATTTTTCTATGTAATCTTAGAGTTCAAAATAAAATACTAAAATAATATTTGTAATTCATTTATAAATATGCTACAATTATCACAGGTATAAATCTGTACAAAAATATTTACCTAGAAAGGAGATGAAAATCATAATAGTAAAAAACCACACAGCAAAGTTTAATGATAATAATTGCAAAAATGTTATTCATAATCTCAATCAAGGAATAGCCATCACAGATGCATTTACACAAGAAATAAAAAATAATAAACACAATCCAAGTAAAATAAATTCAATAGAATATCGTAATGATAAATATTATTGGATATTTAAACTATTGGAAATTGAACAAACATCCACCCATAAATACAATACATACGATCCAGTTACAACTGGTTGTTGAATCGGCATTGAGAATAGAGCAATCAATAATCTTACAAATCCGATGCGTAAGGATGCCGTATAAAGTCGTGTGAGAGACATAAAAACATATACCATTTGCATTGTGGTGTATTGCGTATGCAGTACATGTAAAAGCCACAGTTTGGGTAATTAGTTATGTTTTCCTTATTATTTGCTTAATGTAAATAAATAAGGTGTATGTATTGAATTTAGTATTTAATGAGTATTTGGGATTTTTAAAAGATAAAAGTGTAGATATTGAGAAGTATAATTTAGTTGAAGGATTTTATTGGTTAGATAGATCAATTATTAAATGTTATGATGTTGAAGGTAAAATCCATAAAGTGTTAAGAATTCACATTGATAATGAATTAAATATTACTGTAACAGATTATAAGAATGAAACTTATGAAATTGAATCTTGGGAAGGAACAATAGAGAGAAACAAGGATAGACTGGAGGAATTAGAAAGCGAGAGTATTAATTTGATTAGAAGTAGTATTGAAAAGTATGAGGACTATAGTCCAATTACACTAACATCTACAGGAAAGGATAGTCAAGTAACCTCTTATTTGGTTGATAAAGTTACAAACTCTAGAAAAATATTTAATAATACTTCATTGGACTCTGCTGATACATATAAATTTGTTAAGACAATGAATGATGTAGAAATAATCAATCCAAAGGAAGGATTTTATCAATGGAGGAAAAGAATTCAATTTATCCCAACAAGGTTGAGTAGAGCATGTTGTACATTGCTGAAAGAAAAATCCACTATGGATTATCTAGAAAAAGATATAAAGTATTTATTCTTCTTGGGAATGAGAAATGAAGAATCAACTAGTCGTTCTGGATATACAGATGAATGGAAAAATGAAAAATGGGGTAATCGTAAATGGGAAGGTATACTTCCTATCCGCAAATGGAATGAAGAACAAATATGGTTATATACATTATGGAAACAAATTGATATTAATGCTAAATATAAAAAAGGTTATTCTAGGGTTGGATGTGCTATAGCTTGCCCTAATTATACTAAAACAACTTGGATACTAGATAAATATTGGTATCCTAACATGTATAAGAGATGGCATGATATATTAAACAATGACTTCATTGACAATCAAAAATGAAATAAATTAAATTGTACAATAAAAGAATATCACCTATGTTGGAATGGAGGGTTATTAAGACCAGAACCAACTTTGGAAGTTATTAATGAGTTTGCAGAACATAAGGGAGTTAATATTGATATAGTAGAAAAATACTTCAATCATAAATGCAAAATATGTGATAAAAAGGTAAACAAAAATGACGATATAGCAATGAATTTAAAATTGCTAGGTAGAAATATTGAAGAGTATTTCTGCAAAAAACATCTTATGGAATTTTTAGAAATTGATAAAAATCAGTGGAATAAATACATGAAAGATTTTAAGATGGATGGATGTAGTTTATTCTAATCAAATAAATAAATATTATACACTTATTGCATTAATAAAGTAATAAGTGTATAATATAATCAAGAATCAATACTTAACAGAAAGAGGTTATACATAAATGGAAGAATATATTGATGGAATTATGGTTCGTACAATTAACAATGAAAAGTATTCTGATTTTAGTGTTTGGTTAAAAGTTAATGGTTATAAGACCAAAGAAGATATATATGAAGATTCTATTATTAATGGAATGTCTGAGGAAGATGTAGAGGACAGTATAACTAAATTAGAAGATGAATTTTTAGATTGGTGTACGGAAAATGATATTAATGGAGAAATTTAATTAGTGTATCATTATGCTATGATTGTTTATCTATCTAAAGCATTTGAGATAACAAGAAAAGATTTAAAACAAATGGTTAAAGATTTTAAAATGCAGGGATGTGATTTATTTTGATAAAATTAAAAGAAGAGTTCCATAATTATTGTGCAAATAAATGCCCTTTAAATAAAAATAATAAATGCGAAATAATTGATTTACCTTGCCCAGTAATTTCATATATAAAATATCTTAAAAATATCTCATAAGAACAAATACTTTATTACAAGAAGACAATTTGGCATTTGTAATTGTCTTCTTGTAATAATAATTAATAATTTTAAGATGTCAATAAATAATCAGTATCTAGAAAGGAGTAACCAAATGAATAATGAAATATACTACACTACAGGTTATATACTAATAATAATCTTTGCAATAATTATGCTTATAACAATTCCAATTAGTGAATTCTTACTTAGAAAATTAAATGAAAATAAGAAACGTAAAGATTAGTATAAATTAATTTTTACAAATATATAAATAAAAAATATGTTGACATGATTTATACAGTATGGTATAATTATTAAGTGGGGATAAATATGAAATTAATCAAGAAGGGAGGAATTTTATTGATAATTCTATTACATATACAAATTAATATTATTGCTACTGGTTTTACATAAGTAAGTATAAAAATAAAATTATTATTCTGCATAGCATAAAATATTAATTGAGATGAACTTGTGAAGAACAATTAATATTTTCGTTCCTTTATCCAATAAATCAAATTATAAATATCAAATAAATTGGAGGACTTAAAAATGAATTTGAATGTGAATACTCCAAATAATAATTCAAATAATAATCCAAATAATAATCCAAATAATAATCCATATTACTTTTGCTACAGTATTAATCTTTTACGTTTCATTAGAGATAATAATATAGAAAACATAGCAAAAGGAATAAATCCAAAAACAAATAGAACTTATTGGATGTTTCTAAGAAATAATAAACTAGATACAATACTAAATCAATGGAGTAAATAAATGACTACATAATAAGGAAGGAATTAAGTAAAATATGAATAAAGTAGAATCTCTAAAGGACTTGTCTCAATTCTATAACTCAACTGATTCCAGATACATATATTTTGATAAAACATTTGATATAAGGGGGGTATAGACTATACTAGATTTATTAAGTTACAATATCAATCTATAAATGAGTCTCATATCAAAGATAAATATACTATAGATGGATGGTACATTCTATGGTATCTAATGTCTATAGCAATAAAGAGTGAATATGTTTCTACTACAGTAAATTCAATTGCAGAGGAAACAAATTTAAAACCTAATAAAATTAAAGATGCTATCGGCAAACTAATATTTCATAAGGTAATTATTATTGATAAAGATATTATTACACTAAATAACAATGAGTTAATTAAATTCTATATAGGATATAATAATAAATTAATTGATCATATTGACAAAAATGGATATTCTCCTATTCCTAGTGAATTTGTGCATAAAATAATAACAACATTGTCACCTACAGAATGGGCTATCTATTGTGTAATATTAACTAAATACAATTATTATCTTGCATGGGAGAAAGTAAATTATTCAACTGGCGAAGTTATTCCTCTATATTATAGAACTCATTATGCATTTCCAGATAGAGAAGAAATATCTAAATACATAGGATTATATGATGATACAATAAGTAAATTTGCTAAGAAATTATCCAATGGAAAATACAATCTAATTAAAATGTATAAGTCAAAACCAATAACTTATATTGATGAAGATGACCATCAAAGAAAATTTAAAGGAGGAAACAATAGATATGAAATAAAATTATATGAAAGACCAGAATATATTTATTATTATCTAAATCCTATTTTTACAAAAGATGAGCAAAAAGATTTTGATTATATAAAATCTAAAGGATTTGAAAAATTAGCTTTTTCAAATGAAAGTGACAAAATAGAAGGAAAGAAAATGTTCTATATAAAGTATTATTATGAGGACACAATAAAACAATATGAAAAATGTTTAAAGGAGGAAGACCTAAAACTATATGAATACATAAGAGAAAATAATATGATAAAAATAAATTAAAATATGAATTTCGCAAAACATATTTTTAACCCTAAAAATTGTAGAATTTAATCTTTAATGATTTTGTAGAATTATATCTCTAATAACAATGTAGAATTAACTATCTAATTAGATGCCTATAAAAATGACAAAAAGGCTCAAAATTTAGGCATACGTAATGCCACCCTAATGATCACTTTTGTTCATTTCTTAGGCATACATGAAAACCTATATATGAGATTATGGGGGTATATTATAACATTTTAAACCCTGTAACACTAGTGGATACTATAATCTATCGTATGCCTATAAAAACGTCCAAAGTGGTCATTAGGGTCTGGGTGTTAGAAATCTATATGTTTGTAAAATGGCTGAAACGCATATAGATATAAAAGGGAGTTAATAAATAAAACAAAATTTAGAATAAGAAAGAGAAGGAGTTAAGTAAATATGATTAAATTAAATAAATTGGTTGGAGTATATAAAATAACTAATAAAGAAAATTATAGTGTTTATATTGGTGAAAGTTTAGACATAGATAATCGTTGGAAAGAACATATTAGGTCATTGAATTCCAATTCTCATCATTGTTATAAATTGCAAGAAGATTGGAATGAGTTTGGTGAAGAGTATTTTGTATTTGAAATATTAGAAGAAATTAAACCTCTAGATACTAAAGAAAAAACAATTATGGAATTGCTTTGTATAGAAGGTAAATATATAGATGAATATGATTCTATAAATAATGGATATAATGTTGAAAATACTATAGAAGAAGTGATTAGTGGTAGGAAAACAGTAATAAAACAAGATAAAAAACTAATAATAAGTGAAAGTTTTGTTAAATTACAAAATAATATATATGACAATCCAAATATTTCGAATGAAGAAATCACAGTATTAGTTTTATTATTGAGAAATTATATAATAAGTAAATCTTCTACAATATGCTCCATAGATATGATTGCACAATTTATGAAAATAGAAACATCAAGAAATAGAAAAATAATTGGAACAATAAAAGAAGCAATAACTGGACTAGTTGAGAAAGGATATATCACAAAATTATATGATATACATTGTAATGAAATTAACGTAAGTAAATTGAATAAAGATTATATATTTTATGCAGAGTTTCCTGACATTCCAGATAGTGGTTATTTTATTGTTCATGACAAAGACATAAATAAAATATTTAGTCATTTAGAATCATTGAACGTTGGTAAATTTAATTTGATTAGATATTTTATAGCGTGTAGAAGAGTATCTAGTAATAAATATAATTTTGGATATTTATCACAAACTAAACTAAAGGGGTTAGTCACCGATTCAAGATCAATTAGGAAATATAATAATATTCTCCAAGATGAATTAGAATTAATCAGATACAATAATAACTACTTAACAAAAAATAATAAATATTGTGTTACATACATAGGTAAATTTGACGATAAAGCAAATTTTAATAGATTAGTAAAAGAAGAAGTTGCTACAAAAGGATTAATATACACAAATAAGATCAAATCAAACGAGAGAAGGAGTGTCCAAGCAAAAATAAATAGTATTGAAAAATCAATTGATGATTTTAGCATAGAGGAACTTGAAGCATTATTGTTGAAAAAGAAAGAATTAGAATATCAACCACAAATTACAATTGAAGAACAAAAAGCATTACAAGAGATAGAAGATTTAAATAGATCACAGATACCTTTAGATGTTTTGCAAATGATTGAGAATGAATTGAATGAAAGAAATGAGGATGAATAATATGCTATATTATACTAAATTTAATGAAGTAAAAAAGGTATCAGAGTTTGTTAAAATTATGAAATCTGACGAAGATATTACTTTGGCTGTAGAAACAAAAGATGGAATGTTTGCAATGATACTTAAACCTAAGTCTTGGAGATTTGATGATTGCTATAGTGTATCAATGGTTGCTAAAGATAAGAGTAATGCAAATAAAGGACTTACTATGATACATAAGAGTGTTCTTACTACTGATGAGATTACAGAGTTACATTGTGAAAAGAGTGGTGCGGATTTTAAAAATATGTTTAATAAAAACATTAAGGAATTGTTTAAGTGTAATGTATATGAGATTGATAAACCAATGAATATAATTATGATAAATAATATGGAAAATGAATTTGAAGGAGAAATAAAATAAATGAAAAAAGCGTATGACCAAAATAATAAACTTGTAGATATCATAGAGTCAACATCTAATAATATTTATACATGTCCTGTTTGCCATGAAATTTTAATTAGAAACTTTGGTGCGCAAAAACAATTTTACTCTCATGCTAAAGATACTGAATCCAATGTAAGTAATTGCGAAGCAAAAATGAAACTCATAATAAAAGAAGATAAAACAATATTCCAACAATCAGAATCAAATGTATTATCTACAGAATTTTATAATAAACAATTTGATGATGTAGAAGTAGAAATGTCTGATTATATGTCAGAAGATGGATATTGGTTGACGAAGGAACAGAAGGATATTATCTTTAGTACAGAGGATAGGGTTAAGGTTAGTGCGTTAACGGGTTCAAGTAAATCAACGACTTTGTATTACTATGCCAAAAGTAGACCATTTAAAAAGATATTATATTTAGTGTATAATAAATCTATGCAAATAGAGAGTCAAGAATTATTTAAATCACAGAAAGGAACAGAAATTCGTACAATACATTCACTAGCTTATTTTTACTGTGGAAAATTCTATAAAGATAAATTAACCTTTAATTATGGAGTAGTTGATATTATAAAAGATTTAAATCTAAATTGGGATAGGGAAATGGAATTAGCAGTTAAAATTAATGCTATGATGACTGCCTATGTTTTATCGTCTGCTCAAGAATTTGAAGAATTAGAGATATTTAAAGAAGATAAGATGAGAGATAGGATATTATCTTGTTGTACTAGATTATGGGAATTAAAAAAGAAATATAAAAACAGTATCAAAATTTCACACGATGATTATTTGAAGATGTTCCATCTTAGTAAAACTGATTTATCGAGTAAATACGACATTATTCTTCTTGATGAGTGTCAAGATTCGTCAATTATGATGTTTGATATACTTAAAAATTCTAATGTAAAGGGCATCTGTGTGGTTGGAGACCCTTATCAAAAAATTTATGGTTGGAAAAATGCTGTGAATATCATGCCTATGTTTGATGCAAAAGAATACAAACTCACAACATCATTTAGAGTATCTAACAACATTGCTCATATAGAAAATCTTATCATCTCAGACTTCATTGGTGATGATATTAAGATGAAAGGATTTAATACTAAACAAACAATTGTGGATCATATAGATAAATCTAAACCATATGCTTGTTTGTGTAGAACCAATGCATACATATTTGCAGAAATAGCTGATGCTTTATATGAAGATAAAAATAAGAAACTTTTCTTTGTTGGAGGTTTTTCATCTTATTCCTTCGAGTCATTGAAACAATGTTACTATTTTAGTCAAGGGCATCCTACCAAAAATAAATTATTTGCTAAATTTGATAATTTTGAGGCCATGAAAAAATATTCAGAGGAAATTGAGGATATCGAGATATTATCTTTAATAAGAATGGTAGATAAATATGGAAGTAGAATTATTGATATTGTAGATGGAATAAAAAATAATACTGTAACAGATAAGAGTAAAGCGGATATTATATTTTCGACATGTCACAAGGCGAAAGGTCTTACTATAGACATTCCTGTTTATATTAGTAATGATCATCTAGATTTAGAAGTTACTTATAGAAATAAATATCTTAAAAAAGAAGAGGATTTTAATGATAATGATAAAAAGAAAGCTAAAAAAGATATATCAGAGGAAATTTTTATCATATATGTTGCAATAAGTCGTTGTAAGGACCAAATAGAACTCAGCGATAGTATTAAAAGATATTTGCTAATGAGATATAAAGACATAGGACACGAATTACATAATGTAATAAATGATATTGATTTAAATAATAAAGAGGAGGAATAGAATTAATGAAAAAAGTATTTTTAGAAGAATTGCCAAAGAAAATGGGTTTTGGTGCTAACATAAATAAAGAATGTATAGATTGGAATAAAAGTATTGGATATAGTGTTAAGTTTATATATGATGATATTGAGGGAGAGGCAGAAATAATTAATCAATATAAAAAATCAGGTCAGAATTATTTAGAGGTTAAATACAATGATAGAATTGTACATATAAATGCATATGCGTTTTCAACATGTGCAATAGGAAATTTGCTAAGTAAGGTTGTAACAGATTATAGACATAATATTGGTGATATAATTAATCTAAAATTTAGTGATATACAGATATTAGAACATATTAAAATATCTAATACGACAAATAATGTAAAAGGTTATACATATAAATGTTTAAAATGTGGAAACGAAGACAAACTACGTGAAAATGATTTAAATAATGGTAAGGGTTGTAATGTATGCTGTGTTCCTTCAAAAAAGATTTTAATTGGATATAACGACTTATGGGCAACCCATCCCAATATAGCAAAACTACTTAAAAATCCACAAGAAGGTTATGAAATGACTCAAGGAAGTGATAAGTATAAAATATATGTTTGCCCAGATTGTGGATATGAAAAGTCTTATGTTCCTCATAATTTAATTGTTTTTGGATTTAGTTGTCCAAGATGCGGAGATAAGATATCTTTTGGCAACAAGGTTGGATTTAGTTTATTAGAGCAGTTAGGGGTTGATTTTATACCTGAATACAATTTTCATGATTATAGATTTGATTTTTATTTTGAATTTAACAATGTAAAATATGATTTAGAAATGGATGGTCGTCTTGGACATGGGAATTATAATACATTGAATAATATGTCAGCAGAAGAAACAAAAGAAAAAGATGAAATAAGAGATTGTTTTTCTAATGAACATGGGATAGAAGTAATAAGAATTGATTGTTTGAAAAGTAATTTAAATTACATAAAAGAAAATATTATGAATAGTAAATTAAATGATTTGTTTGATTTATCTATTATAGATTGGGGTAAATGCGAGGAATATATTGATAAAGTTTCAATTAAAACTGCTTGTGATCATTGGAATAGTGGCATAAAAAGCAGTCCAAAGATTGCTAAAGTAATGGGGTTATCTAATACTACAGTTGTTTCGTATCTTAATAGAGGTGTAGAGTTAGAACTTTGTGATTATAATAAAAACAAAAGAAAGATAATCCAACTATCCAAAGATAATGAATTCATAAAAGAATGGAATGGTATTGCTGAAACAGAAAGAGAATTGAATATTAATAATATTAGTTATTGTTGTTGGAAACATAATAATGATAAAACGGCAGGAGGATTCAAATGGATGTATAAGGAAGATTATGAAGCAACATTATTAACTACATAATACTTAAACACAAAAATAAAATTAATACTTGACACAGAAATCAATCCATGCTATAATTATCACATAGGCAAGTGGCGGTATATTTTACATATTCAACCAACATAAAAACCACCAACCTACCCCTTGCCCAAAAATCCAATAAATAAAATATAATAATAGAAAGGAGGTGAAACAAGTGAGCATACTAACCGTTAATCAACTAACAAAACTCAAACAACTAATATTATCCCAAGACCTAGAAGATGAAGAAAACCCTAATAAATGCATGGAATGTAAAGAAAATGATCCAACATACTGTGAATTCTCTGATATATGTGATAAATATGGTTATATTTCGGTTAATACAGAGAAGGGAAATATATTAGAGGATTTATTTGATACTATTGAGTATTTGGATAAGTTACTTAGAGAAGGAAGGTAAATTAATAACATAAAATTAATAATGTAAAGTAATAAATAATTATTTGACATGTTGTGAAAATAATGTTATAATAATTAAGTGGAAAAGGAGGTGAGATTAATGGATGTAGGTTTTCATATTGAGTGTAAAAATTGTCATAGTAATAATACTTCTATAAATCATACCGAGAAATTTAATATGTGGTATGATGATAGTTACACAGAACATTGGGTTCATTTAGTTTGTGAAGAATGTGATAATAAGAAGTTAATGTATAGTTATAATACATATTGAGTTTTATAAATATTAAAATAATATAAAGAGGTAAATAAAAATGTTTTATAAAAATTACAAAAATCTAGAAACTCTTCCAGAAGTAAAAGAACTAATAAAAGTGTTTAAAAGTAAAGGATATGAATTATGGGATTGTAGTAGCAATGGTCTGAGAATGCAAAAATATTTTACAGAAATTCATTTAATTCCAGAGGATAATCGATTAAGATTTCTTATTCATGACGATGGAATGGGAGAAGAGAGTACAAATATCGCATGGAATATAGGTAAAGATATTATATTGAAATATGGATATAAGCAGGGAGTTAATATTTTGGATAGTAATAATGGATTTATTGAGCATGAAAGTGAGTTTTATAAAAATTTATAATAGTTATATATTGATACAAAGGAGGTGAAAAAGAAATTTATAAATACACAGGCACATATTTCATTTATCATACCTTAAATACAGACAATACAAAATCTAAAAACAAAGATGACAATTATCTGAAAGGCCACTACAATACAGAAATTTATCGCCACGATTCATCCACTCTCTCAATATATTTTCCAACTGGATCAAGTTCCAAATCTTTTATGTCAAAGTGTGAAGAAGAAAATATTAAAGTATGGGAATATATTAGTAGCGACACTTGTACTGAGGCGGTACTAAGGTTTAATGAAATTGATATTCATAAAGTACATAAAATCCTGCGCTTTCAGATTAAAGGGAAAAATGAACAACTTAAGGAATTGAAACTTCGACAAAAGAAAGAAAAAGAGAAACAAAAGTTAAAAGAAGAATCTTTATAATCAAAAAATAATATATAATGTAATTATAAAATTAAAGATTATTGCCTTCTAAGCGTCTAAAAAATCTATTTGACACAATCTTACCTATGTCAATTTTGCGAGGCGAATAGACCTGATTTTAAGTCACATAATTGAGGTAAGATAATCCCTGTATCCCTTGTGACAGTAGGGTTTAGAGACTTTATTGTAATTATTACAAATAACACCTAAAATCAGTATATTGACTACAAGTTAAAAATATAAAAACTACATATGGTACAAATAAAAATATAATGAAATAGAAAGAGGTAAATAAAATGAGAAAATATCATTTCCAAGGTAAACTTACTATCTCAGACATTCCATCAATAAATAATAGAATTAATTATATTATCACATCTTCTTCTGATAATTCTGGAACATCCTTAACCAATATTTTAGATAATATTTTCAACGGAAGAAATATTAATAATAAATTAGTAAGAGTTTTAGGTAGAGCAAATAATGTTGAATTCAATGGTATGGGTAATTTACATATGTGTAGAGATAAATCACATAAAGTTGAAGGATATTGTATCGGCTCTATGCAATTAGAGAATTGGTTATTTAAGAATGTAGATAATTTTTGTGAATTAGTGATTGAAGATTATACTAGCTTTGAAATTGCGGAGGAATTAATGAGTAATGACAAAGCAAAAAGTATTTCATAAGGAGGTAGAGGATGATTTAGATTATATTTCTGAAAATTGCACGATATGTAAAGAAGAATTGATTAGAGTTGAAGATATTTTTATTGGAAAAAAAGATGATCTAATTTATTGTTCAGATTGTAAGGATTATCATAGGATTGATGTTGTAGAGTGTAGGGATATTACATAAACAATTACAATAGAAGGTGAGTTTTAACGTGTTTTAGAAAACCAACCAACGTTGCTAAATGGCGATATAATACGTTGGTTGGAAATAATAAATAGGAGGAATAATTAATGCTTTTATGTTTGAATTGCTATAAGATTTACAATCAGAAAACAATAAAGAACAATATGTGTAAGGTTAAAGAGTGCTATGGAGATGTAGTAGAAGTTGATGAATTATTTGTACCTGTAATTGCAGAGTTGAATAGAAAAGGATATAGGACAAGGTACTGCTGTAGTTCTCACTATACCAAGGATTCAATACAAAGTTACATTATGTTTGAAGATTTTATAGAGTTACCTTCTTTGCCAAAAGGATATAATTATGATGTTGGTTGGACAGAAAGAAATGGCAATACACATATCGAAAGTTATCTTGATAAAAATAAAAGTTTTAATGAATTGAGTAAAGATATATTTAATAATGCGGTTAGTGCATTGGAATGGGTAGAGGGTTTGGAAGAGTTTAAAGAAGTAGGAGGAGTAAATAATATTGGCTAGAATAAATATAATATATAAAAAAGTATTTTTAGATAATTTACCTAAATGTGAAAATAAAAGTAATTGTATAGACTGGAAGAATAGCGTAGGATATAAAGTTAAGTTTATTTATAATACAAATGATGATTCTATTGAAGATGAAATTGAAATTATAGGATATAAAGATAGTGAAAACGAAAAAAGTAGAAATAAACGATTAACAATAAAATATAAAGACAATATTAAGGAAATGGCTCCAGGTCAGTTTACTAGATGCGAAATAGGTGTATTGCTAAATAAAGTTAGTCACGATAATCTATATCCTATAGGTACAATAATAAAAGATGTTAATTCCGGTGTATTAGAAATAAAAGAACATCTAAAAATAGGCAAAAAGAAATGTAAGGCTTATAAATATATTTGTAAAATTTGCGGAAATGAAGATATTGTTTCTGAAAGTAATTTAATTAATAATAAAGTAGGTTGTAATTTTTGTGCAGGCAAAAAAGTTTTAAAAGGAAGGAATGATATATGGACTACACATCCATATATTGCAAAGTTTTTAAAAAATCCTGACGAAGGTTATGAAATAAGTCATGGGTGTAATAAGAAAAAATATTTTAAATGTCCACACTGTGGAAGTGAAAGAAAGGCAACAATAAATGATATTACAAGTGATGGGTTTTCTTGTATAGTTTGTGGTGATGGAGTATCTTTTCCAGAAAAGTTTGTGAGCGAATTATTAAAACAAATACAAATATTATTCGAAAGAGAAAAAATATTTGAATGGGCAAAAGATAAAAGATATGATTTTTATATACCATTCTCGAATTACATTATAGAAACACACGGTAAACAACATTATGACAATGGTTTTAATAACATAAGAAGTAAATTACATGGTTCAAGAGATGAATCAGAAAATGATAAAGAAAAAGAAACTTTAGCCATGAATAACGGAATTATATATTACATAGGTCTTGATTGTAGGGAATCAAATTTAGAATTTATTAAAAATAGTATTATAAATAGTGAATTGATTAATCTATTTGATTTATCAAGTATTGATTGGAATAAATGTGCAGAATTTGCATCAAGTAATTATGTAAAAGAAGTATGTAATTTATGGAATAATACATCAAATACATTGATAGATATTGCAAATATTTATAAAATTCACAAAGCATCCGTGAGATCATATTTAAAACAAGGTGCTAAATTAGGATGGTGTGACTATGACCCAAAAACAAATAATAGAGATATTAGGTCTATAAAAGTGATTTGTTTAAATGATAAAAACATATACCATTCTATGTGTGAAGCATCCAGAAATTATAAAACTAGTGAATCTACTATTAGTTTATTTTGTAGTGGTAAGGTTATATGTAATGACGAAATATTAAACAATACATATTTACAATGGCAATTTTATGAGGATTATTTAATTAATCCAAAGGAGCTATTGTCTATGGAAGAAATTGATATAATTAAAGATAATAATATTTATACAAGAAAAATGGTTTGTTTAAATAATCAACAGATATTTAATTCATTAAAAGAGGCTACTAAATGGGCTAACTTGAAAAATAGTTCTGGAATTATTGGATGTATAAATGGTAAAACAAAATATTCAGGTAAACACCCTGTCACAAATGAACCACTTAAATGGATGTATCATGATGAATATGTTAAAAATAATAAATAAATGATAGAGGAGGAATAAATACTTGAAAAAAGAATCAAGCTATATCATGAATCTAGAAGCTTGTTACATATACAAAGATACATTAGATAATAAGAAAATTACATGTAAAGGCAGAGATTTAGCAAAACTATTCTCTGCCACTAACCCCTATAGTTTAGAAACAATTAGAATGGACAAAATGTTTAAAGATACTTTTTATATTGTGAATAGAAAACAATATACTAAAAAAATAATTAATGTAACATTTGATAAAAATTATACATTTTGGGATACTGAAAAAGAGTGGCAAGATAAGGAAGGAGAAATTAAAAAAGGAAAGAGAATAACCATTGCTAATAGGAAAAAAATTAGAAAATATTTATATACCAATGGATTTGTTGTTGATGGAGTAAAATATATTTTTTATAAAAGAGGTTCTGGAAAAGCTAAAAATGGGTACGCTTTATTTATTCAAGATAAAATGAAAGATAAATTATTAAAAAGAAGTAGATTAGGATTAAAATTTGAACTAGATGAGGAACTGGATTTAACATCTTTATTAGCTTATGAATCATTAATTTCTTCAGGACTGGAATCTATTATTGAATTAGATCCAAAGACAGAAATATTATTAATCAATGACATTTATGGATTGGAATTTGAAAGTTTGGCAAGTGTAACAAGAGAAGAAAATAAGAATATAACCACTAAAAACGAAGTAATCAAACTTAAAAATTGCTTAACTGATGGTCAGGGGTTATTAGATGAGTCTGTGTTTAAAACTTATGAAAAAGAAGATAAAGGTTTTATGTTACTAAGAAGTGATATGTTTAAATGTTGTGCTTTCAATACAAAACTTCAAGAATGGTTTAAAGATAGGGAAATTATAACTTTGAAAGATATGTTCGGGAATATATATCAAGCAGATAAAATAAAATTAGTAACCACCCCCAATTCATTAAAATTTCTTAAGTTCTCTTACAAATTCACTAAATCAGAATCATTAGATGAATTTAATAAATTAAATAAAGAAGAAAAATTTAAATATAACAAAAAGTGTTATAAACACTGGCAAGATAATATTGATAACATATTTGGTGTAGTAAAATACGATAAAATAGGAAATTATGGTAATTACAATAGAACAACGTATCAACTTTTAAATAGTATTCCTAATTTAAATTATGAAGAATTAATGGAAATAACTAAGTTAGAAAGAGAATATGTTATGCTTTTGAAAAATGATGATGCTGTATTTAGAAATTATTTATGTTCTGATGCAGAATTAGATTTAAAGTTTAAAAAATCATTAGATAGTGAAGAAGATATGGCTTCTTATGAAAACATAGATTTAATAAATGCTTTATTGATGGTTAATTCAGATATACAATACACTACAAAATTTAAAATGATGAAGACTAAATTAATTATTAATTATATAGAACATTTAAAACAAGGTAAGATAAGAATTAAAGATACAAAATATGTAACTTTAATATCTAACCCTTATGAGATGCTATTGGCTACAATTGGTGAATACAAAAACAAATCTATAATGAAAGGAAGAGAAGTTTATTGTAAATATTATGATGATGGACAAGAATTTTGTGCAACACGTAATCCGCACATCAATGCCGGAAATGTCATGTATACAAAAAATAAATATCATAATAAATATGACGAATGGTTTAATTTCACTGATAATATATGTGCAATAAATTTCTTTGATAATGATGCTCCAGATAGACTACAGGGTTGTGACACTGATTCCGACACATTATTACTTATTTCGACAAATATTTTATCAGATAAAGCAAAATATTGTGAAGAAAATTTTGCTACTCCTATAAATAGAATTGAAGGGAGTTCGAAACCAAGAAAAAATAATATGATAGAAATACAAAAATTAGATGTTATTCTAAGTGAAAATTACATAGGTAAAATTGTAAATATGAGTCAAATAGATAATTCTTATCTTAATGATGCAATTTCAAAAGGAGAATCAAAAGAAACTATTGATGAACTTTATCAAGCCAGTAGTAGATTATCTAGTATGAGTCAAATTGAAATTGATAAAAGCAAAAAAGTTTTTGATAATATAAGTATGAGTAAGGAATTAAATAAAATAAGACAAATACCATATATAAGGTATGCAGAAGGAGATAATAAATTTGGTAATTCTGTTAAGAAAATGGTAGTTCCTAGTTTTTTTAGTATGATTTCTGATTTTAATGAGTATAGAATATTCGAAAAATTTAATACTCCTTTAGATATATTACAAGACATTTTAATATTTGAAGGAGGGAAAAGATTAAAAGGAGATAAAAATATAGAATTCATAGATTTATTAATCCAACCAAAAGAATTAGATGGTAAGTTCTCAGTTAATAGCGTTGATGCTATTTACAATGTAATATCAAAATGTGGTAAAAAGATAAATGGATTAAAATTAAAAACATGTACATTGAATGAAAAAGCAAAAAAAACAGTTGAAAGGAAAACTAAACAAGATGCAATAAAAAAATTAAAAAAACTTGAACCAAATATTTCTACAATATTATTTGTTTTAAGGCAATGTTTTGGAACGTCAGATAATGATAGTTTAGGATTTAAAAAATATAGTATCTTAACCTTAAATTTATTATTTGTCACAAAAAAAATTGAAGTATTAAAGTGTTTTCAAAATAAAAATGAATGTAACGATGATGAATTTTTAATTAAAATTAAAGAAAATTATGATTATAATATTTTTGGAAACAAATATCAGAAGGTTACAAATAAGGAGTTATATCAAGGTTTTGGTGGAAATATAAAATAAGACACTCTTGAAACCCTACTGTAGCAAGGGTTTCAGAAAACAGTTAAATTGCTGTATATGGTATATAAACAAATATACTACATAAGCGTTTGGTCGATGACGCTAAAACAAAAAGAAAAATCAAATAGCATTAAGTTATTAAAAAAATAACCAAAAAAACAATTCCCTCCTTTCCTTATTAACGAATCATACACAATTGGTTATGTTAGTAGAAAACTTTGCTTAAAATTATCTATCGAGTTTTGCCAATAGGATTTGAAGATAATTTGGCATGTATTATCGAAGTTTCGCTGAAAGATGCACTAAAGGGTTATAGATAATGCAAATCTCAACTAGATCAACGTCGAATATGAGTAGTCTTTGGTCGGACGAAAGTAATGAGACAAATATGCTGTTAGTATAATGAATTAAATTCCTCTAAACGAGGCTTATACTAGACCACAGCGTATTCTGAACTAAATAGAGGGAAAGAGTAGATAGGCAGATGCCGACAATTTAAGTCTACTCTCCCTACTAAAATTGCTATTAAACTGTATTGGTCGATTGCAGTTTATATATAAAATGTCTCATTAACAACAAAAACTCCAAACTAAAAGGAGCATCAAACAACAAACATTGGAAAGAATCTCAAAAAATGATATGACATACTTAATAATTCGCAACATCTTGCGACAAGTACATGGAAACTATGGAGACAATCTAGTAGTAATAGGAAAATTTAGTAGTGGTAGACGTAAACAACGCTACATTACTGATCCATACTATAATTATCTACTCAGATTAAAGCAAAATGATAAAAATAAACAGACTATTGATGATATAAAAGAAAATCAGAGATATTTGTTTATAGGTAGTATGGATAGTGGTAGCACTAGTAATAGTGAACGTGTCTTATGATACTAAGTAATAAAATAAATAATGAATGGTGGTAATTAATATTGCAGAAAAAGTGTTCTAGTGACACCAATTGCCTGATGCAATATTCAAAAGAAATATTCGAACAATTTGATAAGGTTTATATAGTTGGTTATGTTCTCCGTGAATTAGAGCGAAATAAACATAGTCAAAATGAAGAAAAGAAATATCTTTCAAGACGAGCATGTAGAGATATCGAAGCAAACAGAGATAAAATAGTTTATTTTGTTAGTGAAAATAAATATGATATGCCTGAATGTTTTGATAAGGATATTATTGATAATCGGATAATCTCAAATATTAGAGAATTGCATAGTAAAGATAGTGAAATAATTGCGTTGAGTAATGATATTCTGTTTAGATTTACTTGTGAGTCTATTGGGATAGTTTGTGAGAAGTTTGAATCCACTTATTCTAGTGATGAAAAATATACTGGATATAAAATATTAGAAATGTCAGAATATGAATTAGCTAACTGGTATGAATCAGAAACCAAAGCAAATCTATGGAATCTAAATATCAATGAATATTTACTTCTTAAAGTTAATGATTCAATTGTAGACAAGCAAAGATGGACACAACAAGGATTTAAAGGAATTGTAAAAAAAGATTTCAAGAGCATGATGTTTGGAAATCTAAAACCAAAAGATATATATCAAGAACTATGTATTGATAGTTTGCATAATAATCAATTTACTGCTATTACAGGAAAACCAGGAAGTGGAAAAAGTCTTTGTAGTTTAATGTATATTATGTGGGCATTACAATATCAAAAATATGACACTTGTGTAGTAATGTATAACCCAACAAAAGTACGTGGCGCAGTTGATATGGGATTTTATAGTGGCAATTCCATCGAGAAGGGACTTCAAAATTTCATAGGTAATATGCTCATTACTAAATTTGGTGATAAAAGCATTGTAGATAATCTAATTACACAAGATAAAATTAGATTAATACCTATGGCAGATAGTCGTGGAATGGAAATTACTGATAATCAAATTCTATATATAACTGAAGCACAGAATACTACACCTGATTTAATGAAACTTGCTTTATCAAGATGTAGTAAGGATGCGAAAATCATAATTGAGGGAGATCCTTATCAGCAAGTAGATAAAGTTGAATACGTAGGTAAAAATAATGGCTTACTTAGAGCAATAGATGTTTTTAAAAATGAGGATATGTTTGGTTGTGTTCATCTTCCAAATGTTTGGAGAAGTAGAATGGCAGACATATCTGATAAGATGTAATAAATAATACTTATGTTATTTTCCGTACTACCTAATTTGAGTAGATACGCTAGTGGATAAAAGTTTTTCTCCTTGTAGTTAGAGAGGAAATTAACCTCCTCTCTATTTATAAAATGAAGGAGGATAGATGAGTAAAAATAAAAAAACTTATGAGGATATTAAACGCAATATTGAGAGTATAAAAATACATACTTTAATAACAAACAAAGAGGAATTTGAAGAGCAAATTAAACACACAAAACTACAAAAAATAAAATTGACTTTAAAATGTATACATGGTTATTATTATAGTATGACATATTATAGTTACTTGAAATCTAAAGAAAATATATCAATATTTCATATTATAAATTCTTTTACAGTATATAACATTAAGTTATGGTGTACATTAAATGACAAACCATTTGAATTAGTTGGTGATATTTACGAAGGAGCTTTTAAAAAACTTCAATGGCAATGTTTAAAAGAAGAGTGTAGAGAAATATTTGAATCAAGTTGGTCAGATATTTCCCAAGGTCATGGTTGTGGAATGTGTCATGGTAAACAAGTTGGGTTATCTAATTGTTTAGCAACAAACAATCCTCAATTAGCTTCTGAGTGGCATACTGTTTTAAATGGTGATTTAACTCCGCATAATGTGACAAAGTGTAGTAGTCAAGATGCGTGGTGGGAATGCAGTGAAAATTCTAAACATATATGGCAAGCAAAAATATCAAATAGACAAAATGGTAAAGGTTGTCCTGTTTGTAGTGAATCTAAAGGAGAAAAAGAATGTAAAAAAGTATTTGATAATAAATACATAATTTATGAGAGACAAAAGGAGTTTGATGGATTAGTTGGATTAGGTGGAGGATTATTATCTTATGATTTTTATGTACCAAATAAATATAACTTGTTAATCGAATATCAAGGTTTGCAACATGAGAGTTTTTGTAAAGGATTCCATAAAACAATAGAGGATTTCGAAAAACAAGTTGAACATGATAAACGCAAAAAAGAATATGCGTTATCCAATGGATATAATTTTTTAGAGATATGGTATTGGGATTTTGATAATATTGAGGAAATTCTTGAAAAAGAATTAATAAGTATAATAAATAAATAAAAACACGGGTCTGGTACTAAAAGTACGCAGATACTATTAAAGAATAAAAGGGGATTAAAATAAATGAACAAGCAACAACTGGTAGCAGAATTAAGTATTAAATCGGAGATCACAAAAAAGGAAGCTGAGAAACATGTTACGAATCTATTTGATATTATCATGGAAACTGTAGCCATTGGAGAAACTGTAAAAGTAGTTGGTTTTGGAAAATTTGAGAAGAAAGAAACAAAAGGTCGTGAAGGGGTATCTAAACTTCAAGGCGTAGAAAAACCATGGAAGACAGAAGACTCCTTTAAACCATATTTCGATCCATCTAAGGCTTTTGAAGATAAAGTTAAAGCGTAATAAACAACAATATTATTCCGTACTGCCTAATTTGAGCAGATACGCTAGTGTCAATAATTATGACTTTTTGTTTAGATAGGGAGTGAAAAATCTCCCTATTATTTAAATAATATAAAATAAATAAAAAGGTGGCAAACAAAACAATGGCAAAATCAAAACTGACTGAAACAAAAAAGATTACACATAAACTTGCATCTGAAGGCGAATTAACAATTGTAGATTCTGTAGCAGTAATAGCGATCCCAGATGAAGGTGTTAAAAATCTAATTGAGTTACTTAAAAATTTCTCAGGAAAATATGTTAAATTTTCTTTTACAGAAGAGGAAGTCGAAGATGTAATTGAAGAGGATGCTGAAGAAGATATAGAAGATTCTGATGGAGAATAAACCTGCCAAATAAAGGTATTATTTTAAACCACAATAAGGTGAGAACGGGCATCTCACGTCTTATTATATGTTTTATATGATAGGTTAAAGATGTAGGAACTATATCAATAAGGATATAGAGTTTAGAAATAAACTGAGTGTCGCCCTACTATTGTGGTTTAGTTTATATTTATGTACCTAGTAGCACCTTAAATTTTATAAGAAAAAACATAATAAGCAGAGTTTTTGCTAGGCGAAATTTTAATATTAATTTTTAATATAATTATAATTAATATTACTAAGACGCTAAAGATTTTTATATGCTTATAATTAGATAAACTACCGCTGGAAGGCGTGGGTAGTGCCTGAATCCAAATATTCCATTAGCGGAGGAGAATACATAAAAATATTCTTCTTATAATTAGATGAGGCGGTTTGCCAAACACTTCCCTCTATAAATTGTTGTGGTGATGATTTTTTGGAAATTGCATAAGCCAAACAGCAACAATAAAAACTTATTTTAGGGTTTAATAAAATTAGGTCAACGTGAGTGCAATTACGAACCTTCCCTAAAATCATGTGCATAAGTTAGTAAGACCTTGGAAGACAGGCATTGCTCTGAAAGAGTATGAGGTTTTTAGATGCACAAATTATTAGATTCCCCTCATCACTCATTGTTTGTTCTCTATGGCGTTAATCACAGTTTATTTAAACTTAGTGATAGAGACAAATGGCATACTGCAATGAGACTGATGAAATTAGAGTATGCCAAATTACAAATAAGGTGAGTTTATAGGGGTAGATTCACCTTCATATTTTAACTATTAGAGGTGATTTAATAAATGGTAGAGGTGATTTAATAAATGGATGTAATACTAACCGAAATTCTAAATGAACTCAAACAAATAAAGGAATTACTAGCCCCACATGACTGTAGTGCTAGTAACGATTCTAAGACATACAAATTGATTCCCTATGAAAAGGAATAACAAAGAAGAAAACACAAATTGAAAGAAGGAAATATTAAATGTCTAATTCACAAAACACTAATTCAATAATCTCACTAAAAGAATCATTTAGAATTTTAAACATAATTGATCAACATACAACATCACTCTTATCCTATATTTCCAATAAATCAAATTCCTTAAAAGTAGAAGAAATCCATTTAAAGTCAAAAGTAACAGAAACCCAAGACGAAATAATTGATCAAACTACAGAACGTCAATATCAATGTTCTGTAACAGATATTTCGTTTCTAATTTCTCAGTTAATTAATGAGAAACTAACTTTGTCTCTAGCAATAGAGAATGCTAAGAAAAATCTATTTCTTGAATGGCAAGAAAATGGAGAAAACTTAACACTAGACACTGGTATATTGTTTGCTAAAAAGAGTAGAGAATTAGTCAATAATCTTAAACATTTACTTGATTTAAAACCATCTGAAGCAAAGTCACAAGGGAAAGATTATATTTTCAATATCGAGGGTAATCAAGTAGAGTACAAATTTCCAATAGAGAAAAAGATATCATTAGATTTTGATAGAAATGAGATTAATACTTTGTATAAGCAAATGATGAATCGTGCTAATACTTTATCTACTCAGATAGAGGGAGCAATGTTGAAAGAGATTGTAGAGTTTGTTCCAACATATGATATTTTATCATCAACATCAGAAATTGTTGAAGAATATTTAAGCAATTTATAATAATCAAAAATAATCTAATTTAACCATGACAATTAATAAGAGGATATATATAACCACACATCACACATATTCTCTTATTAAAAACAACTAACCAGAAGCAAAGCAAGATATAGACTTATTTATTTGGACATCTGAAATTAGATGTTAAATCTTATTTCAAAAACAAAATTGCAAGATTGTGTAGATTTACTTTACATAACTTATACATTTGAAACATGAATTATAAACAAGCAGGTTTTACTTAATAGTAAAAGAAGAATCGCTAATCATTTCGCAAAACACAAAATCATCATTCGCAAATTCGATATGTCTCTAATTTCATTATAAAGCAAATACGATAATCGCTTTCGCTAATCACTGTATTCTTTAGAAGAAATTCTAAAACAAGAGAACAACTGATTTAAATATAAAATTGGTAATATCTCATTAGAGGTATTGATAAATATAATGGACAATTAATAAAAATCAATTAGTAAATAGTCTTATTTTGCTTGCTCTGGTTAGATATAAAATAATTCAAAGAGTGGGAAGTACGAGTGACTCCCCCATCATACTAAATGGGTTTGATATTATATCCCAGATAAAAACTATCACCTAATAATCAAAGAAAAACTGTATTTGATAGGATATTAAATCAGAAATATCATTAGTCCTTAAATGGATGAATATAATTACCCTTGCTGAAAGGCATGAGGATTGCAAATGTATTTTTTACATTTGCCATGATAATTTTTGCTCAGATGAGTACGAGAGAATTGTTAGAAAAACTAAGTAGGATGAAGTTTTGTATATGACGCGATTAAATGGATTAGTTTCCAGACTGTTTGATAGCGTACTATTTTTAGAGTCCTACACTATAATTTAATATTTATTATAAGTATATTCTCTATAAGGAGGATTAAAAACAATGGAAGAAACAAATATTTATGATTCAATTAATGAAGATACATTATGCCCTATATGTTTCAAAAATAGGTTCTGGTTAAAGTTTTATTGTGGCAAGACTATATTGTGGTGTGCTGATTGTGGATATTTTTTGGAAATTTGAGGAATTTAATTTAAGTTATTTACAGCAGATTAAAGCACCTTTTAAAAGTGAAGGTGTTTCTTTGTGTTGTAATGGCACAAATGAGCAGACTAGACTGATCATCGAAGAGTGCAATCCTTAGCACCTGTTTGCTTATTATTTTAATTAAGGAAAAACCAAATAAATATTAAAGGAGATGTTTAAGAAATGAAAATCAAATTAATTATTGACAAGGTAAATTATCAAAACAAACCCAGTACAGACATTGGAGCAATTATCAATAGAATGAAAATTGATAATGTGAAAGAGTATTCAATCGAAGAAATTAAGAAAAGCATATTAGATGGAAAAACTATTAGACCATCTTATTGTGGAGGTCAAGAAACAGATTGGATATCACAGCAAGTGTTTATGATCGATATTGATAATAAACCTGTAAAACCTAAGAAAATGTCTGATAATGACTATGAGATATTAACAGAACAATATTTAAAAGTAAATCATAAAACATATGATGAAATAATTAATCATTGTAAAGAAATAAATATAATACCAAATTTTGTTTATACTTCTTTTAATCACAAAGAAAATCATCATAAAATGAGATTAGTATTTGTACTTGACAAAGTAATAACTGATGAAAATACAGCAAAAAGAATATTGTTATATTTAATGGAATCTATAGGGGAGGTAGATGAAACATGTAAGAATCTTAATAGAATATTCTTTGCAGGTAAAAATATAGTATTTGATTCTGGTAATATATTGGATAGTGATTACATTATAGATTTATCTAATAGTATTATATTAGAGGATTCTAAAGAAAATAAAGTAAAAGTTAAAAAGAATAAAATAAATAATAATAAAGAAAATAAGGTTAAAGATTTAATGGTAAAGTATCCTAAACTCTATAATAAAGATTATAAGATTAAGGATATTATGAGAGGGTTAAGGGTGACTAATATATATACTTATAACTATAACTCCTTTAATTTAATAGTCACCCTTTCTCAACGGTTCGGAAACCCCTCTCGCGCCAAGGTTTTAGGTAATCCCAAACCTTCTCCCTCTATAAAAGAGAGATATAATATTAAAGCATTGATAAATAGAGAAGCAGAATATTTACAAAATAGTTTGAATTGTGACCCTATAGTTTTTGATAATAAGGAAGATTTTTGGTATCACATTTATTATAACATTAACATGGCAGAATTATTAGAATTTAAATATCCTTCATCGGTTAAATGTCTATTTCATAAAGATAGTAATCCAAGTGCAAGTATATTTCAAACCAATGAAGGGAAATGGCTTTATAAATGTCATAGTGGTAAATGTGGCGCATCAATGAATACTAAACAATTGATTGAAAAACTTGGTGGATTTAAAAGTGAATACAGGGCTATAGAATTTATAAAAACCATATTCAATTTATCTATTAAAGAAACTCAATGGAGTATTGAACAAAAAACAAATCTTGATTTAATAATTAATACTATGAACTTAAATAAGTTTATGGATTTATGTCCTCAAACAGATAAAAATATAAGATATGTTAAAGAGTTATTCTTGGTAATGGCAGGAATAGCACAGAATAATATTTATGGTGAAAATTATATGAATTCAGATGGAGATGCTGTATTCTTTGTTTCATTGGGAGAATTAGCCAGAATTACTAAAACAGCAGCTAATAATTTACAAAGAATAGGTCAAAGACTTGCTGTTTTGACTTATCATGATTTAATAAGAAAATTAGATGATGATAAAATTCCTCCTAAAATGCTTGCTAAAGCTCAAGCAATTGCTATAGCAAATAAAACAACACAGAGAGTAAGTTTCTATTCTATTCCTTCATGGGTATTTGATCAACTTAATAATATTGAATCCCAAGGAGTTAAATGGAAACAAAATGGATATACGGTTAAAGGAACTTCGTATGAGATGTTTTATAGAACTGAAGGCTTAGAAGTTGCACAAAATATTTATCCTCAATATAAAAAGGTTGCTTCTAAGGATATTGATTATGAAACAGGAGAAATAATAGAATCGGTTAAGGATAGAACCACAACTAAGAAAAGCGATGAAAGAGTTGAAAATATCGTTTCAGTTGTTGAGAAGTTAGTAAGTGAAAATAATTATACAACTGAAAAAGAAATTGTATTATATTTGTCTAAAGAATATAGATGGGAAGTAACTGAAATTCAGTTGCGTAAAATGAGAGGTGAACTAGAAAAGTTAGGGTACATAAGAATAAGAGCGAATAAAGAGTTAAAAGAAAGATATTCAGTTCAAAGTAATGGGTATCCAGTGATTATTTGCAAGAGTATTGAAAGTGACGTAATAATAAAATAAATATATAGGGTGGTATTAATAAATATTGTCAAAATCAAAAGATGAACTTTATATTATTGGTGTAGATTTTAAGAACAATAGAGATAAATACAATAAAATACTTAATACTAAAAATCCTTCATGGAATGATTTAAATGAGCATCAAGGATTTCCGTTTAAAACTGGAGAACATTATCGTCAGTTTATTAAAAAAAGACAGGACAGAGATGGGACTTTAAAGAAGTTAGATGTTGTTAAAAGTATTGTTGCTGATGAAAATAATATTGTAAGAAATGAAAAAATAGAAACTGAATCTTTTCCTAATTACAAAGAATCTGTAGAAATAAAAAATGATAATTCTCAAGTATCTGATAAGTTGATTTCTATGAGTTTAGAAGAATCTAAAGATCCTGAATTTGTTTTGAAATCGCATGGGTATTCGCATGATGAGTTTATTTTGCTTAGTGCTAAGAATAGTATGTGGCATATGAACACTAAGGAAGATGGGATTAAGACTCTTTATGCCAGTAAAATAAGTGTAAAACCAAGGACAGAATATCAATGGAATGAAGAAAATGCAAAGAAAATATTCTCTAGTTTAGAAACATGCACAAAAACAATAAATAAATCAAATATTAAAACATCTCAATATAAGAAAAATGGTAAATTGCTTATTATCCCTATTTCTGACTTCCATCTTAATTTATTATCAGATAAATTATCAACAGGAAATGAATATAATATGCAAATTGCAGAAGATATATTCTTTCAGGTAATTAATGATGTAATAGATAGAGTTGAAGGTAAAGTTTTTGAGAAGATTTTATTTGTGACGGGAAATGACTTTATCACATCAGATAACACCAATGGAACTACAACTCGTGGGACTCCTCAAGATAATGCAGAATCATGGTTTAAAGCAGTACATAAGGCCACAGAATTAATTGTTAGAGCAATTGATATGCTTACTGAAATTGCACCCGTAGACGTTATCCTAGTGCCTTCTAATCACGATCTTCATACTATGTTTGGTGTAATTCAAACAGTTAAAGCATGGTATAAGGATGATAATAATGTTTATGTAGATGATAGTCCTTTGCCTAGAAAATATTATGAATTTGGAAAGACACTGCTTACTTTTTCTCATGATATTAAAGTTAAAGATGCTTTGCAAATTATTACTACTGAAGCAAAAGATAAGTGGAGTAATTGTGAACATATAATTTTGATGTTGGCTCATTTGCATCAAGCTATGGTGTATGAGAAGCAAGGATATTTAGAGATTTTAAGATTGCCTTGCGTTAGTGGATGGTCAAGATGGAGTAATGAAAAAGGTTATATACAATCTGAAAAGAAAAATCAGAGTTTTATTATTGATAGTAAGTTAGGTATTACAGATGTAATGAATACTGTGATTAAGGATTAAAATAAAATAAAAGAAAATGAGGAATATATTATGAGTCTACTTAAAGATTTCAAAACTGGTTCAATTTATGAGGAAATATATAAGAAACTATGGGAATCTAAACGAGTATTGTATTTAAACGCTGAGATAGATGATAACGTAACTGATATGATTGCTACTCCTATTCTTTTGCAGAATGAATTAGAAATAGATATTCCTGAAAATAAACTTAAACCTATTACGATATGGATTTCTTCATATGGTGGATCTGCTGATGTTTGTGCATTTCTTGTGGATGTAATAGAGCATTCTAGGATTCCAATTAATTGTAGGATATTATCTGTTGCTGCCAGTGCAGGTTTATATATTGCTATTGCTTGCAAACATAGAGTTGCAAACTCAAATTCAATCTTTTTGCTTCACAAAGGGAGTATAAGTTTAGGAAATACTAATTTTGCAGAAGCAGAGGATATAATTGCCTTCTATAAAGATGATGTTGGTAAAATTTTTGATGATTTAATTATTAGGAGAACAAAAATTACTCCAGAAGAGTTAAAGAAAATTAGAAGGAATGAAACTTATTGTTTAGCAGAAGTAGCTAGAGATACATATGGGTTTATTGATGAGATAATTTGATTCTATATAATAATCATAAATAATGCAATAACTATATAAAAATAAAATATAAAGGCAGGAATAATAAAAATGAGAGTATTTAATGCAGAATCAGGATGGGATAAAGAGGAACAAAGATGGATTCAAATTCTAACTATCGACGGACAGGAAGTTGACTTGGAAACTTATGCTATGGAATTAGATAAAGAATCTAATGATAATGAGGAAGGCGTAATTGCTTATCCTTGTGATGATTATCAAGATGAGGAAGATAACGATGAACACGGAGAAGACTGCATGTGTGAAGATTGTTTAGAAGATAGGAAGAATATTTATCTTGCCGAAGCTGTAAAATTTTTATTTGAAAATGAATTGTGTCCTAAACATGTTTTTGAATTGCTTGGAGATATTTATAATAAAGCAAATTATGAAGGATATGAAGAGGGATATGCGGAAGCTAAAGAGGATATGAGAGAATTTTTGGAGGATTAATTAGAACAAATAAAATAAAATCTAAGTTTTAAATGGGTGATTATTAACTTAAATATTTTGCTATAGATAGTGCTCCTAGCTTTTGTTAGGAGTATTCTTGTGTAACAAAATAAGTTATGCAAATAAGGTAGTGTCTTACCACTAATATCTTGGGTCATGTCCTACCATGAGAAGGAGAAATATATGATAACCAAGGAATTATTAAACAAGAACAGAGTATTAACAATGTCTAATAACCGCAAATGTGATTATCTTATTGTAGATGTATCTGCTGCCACAGGAAATAATAAAGATTCAACAACTATGATGGCAATCAATACACAAGGAAATAGAAAAGATATTCTAATTATAAAAACATTCATAGGAAAATCATTTCCAGAACTTGTAGATGAGGCATATTGGTTATGCAATGAATTTGGAATACAAATTATTTTAGCAGATAAATCAGGTATGGGGTTAGGATTTATTGAACAATTTGAGATGAATATAAATCCAAATAATGTTTCTATAAGAGCACTAGATGGAAGAAAGATATATCAAAGCATAGACATCAATGAAATAAAGAAAGATTTGCAATATGGTAATTTGAGATTCTTACAAGCACCAGAATTAGCTATGGTTAGTTATGTGAAACCATTTTTAGGATTATCAAATATTATGAATTCACATAGAGAGACTAGTGAATTAATTAATGAGATTAGTAATATTGAGATTAAAATAAATTTAAATGGCACAGTGCAATTATCTCTTATTGATGAAACTATCGGAAAATCTAGAGTTAATTGTTTATTGGCATTTTATTCTTATCCTATGAGTGGAGTAGTGGTTGAACTAAATAATTTACAGGATAGCAATGAGAAGAAATATGATGTTGCTAAAAGGAATAATAAATATGAAATAATTCACGGTATTTTTTATAAGTATATGTTTAAGTGTATTGAGAATAAGCATATTAAGGTAATATTTTATCACAATGGTAATTATAAAATACAAACATTTCAAGATATAGTTGAAGAAGAGCAATTTCGATCTTTATTCTTGAAAGATATAAAGAGTATAACTAAATCGAAAGATCGTTTTGAGATTATTTTTCATAATGGAAGTATAATACAATTTATGTATGCTAGTGATAATGCAAGAGGATATAGAAGTCATTATGCTGTTGTAGATAATGAAATTGATAGAGAAACATTTGATAACGTAATTAGATTTAAGACTATGTTATTTAATGTAGAAAAAAATGATGGTAGAACAGAGAATATTTATAATATTGATTATATTGAGATGTAGATTATAATTAAGAATTTATAAAGTTTTGTGGATTATAGGCGTATTAGCAATAATACGTCTAATTGTCTATGAAAATAATAATTTGTGGGCATAGAAGATAGGTTTTTGGGATTAGCTATCCCGACTCTGCACCCTATCTTCTATTTACTTTTTAGTGGTTAGTGCAGAGGATTATATAATTTGCAGAAAGAAGGTTTTGGAAATGGAAGATTTAGAGGTTAAAGCAAAAAAATGTAGTGGTTGTGAAAGGGAATTCCCTGCCACAAAAGATTATTTTAATAGTGATAAATATAACACAGACGGATTAACTACTCAATGTAAAGAGTGCAGAAACAAAAAGAAGATGTTTAATTTACCAAAACCTAAAGATGGTTATAAATTTTGCAAGAAATGCAATCGTGAGTTAGAGGTTGATATTAAATATTTTCCACCTGATAAATTATGTAAAGATGGTTTACGCAATGTCTGTCGTGAGTGTGGTAAAGATGGGCATTTTATGAAAGACGAATATATTCCCAAACAATGGTGGTCGGATGAAAAAGAAGAATTGTTTATAAAAGTTTATCCTTATTTTACAAATGAAGAATTAATTGAATTATATTTTCCAGAAGAAACTAGAAAAGGATTAACTGATAAAGCGTTCAAAATGGGAAAAATAAATAAAACTTACGAAACATCTAGAAGGGCAGATAAACAACAAGGATTAAAATTAGCTGGCGATAAAAATTATAATTACGGCAAGCATTTACCTGAAGAAACTAGAAGAAAAATATCTATAGCAAGAAAAGGAAAATATGTAGGTGAAAATAATCCACTATATGGTGTAAAATGGGACAAAGATGATAAAAGACGAGAATTAATTTCTCTAAGAAAGAAAGGTGTATGGAAGGGAGATAAAAATCCTAGACATATTAATCCATTAAATGGAGAATTGAATGGTAGATGGGCAGGAGGTATAAAGGAATTATACTATGATTTGCGTGACCATTTACAAGATTGGAAAAAATCTTCTATGGAGGAATGTAATTATAAGTGTGTTTTAACTCACGGAGAATTTGATAATGTCCACCATCTATACAATTTTAAAAATATTGTATATGAATTATTTGAGGAATTAAAATTACCTATGTTAAAGACTATAGGTGAATATTCAGAAGAAGAAAGAGACTTAATTTATAATTTATTACATAATAAGCATAAATATTACGGTAATGGAGTTTGTTTATGTAAATCACTCCATAAACTTTATCACGATACATACAATTATTCAAATAATAATAAAGAACAATTTGAGGAATTTTGCATTAGGTATAGAAATTTTGAGTTTGATGACTTATTAGAAGAAAAATATAAATATTGTAATATAAAATTAAAGGAAGTTGGTTAAATATTGACTTCTTTTTTGTTAATTAAAGGAGAAGTGTTTATGGCAGGTAGACCAAAAAGTTTAACAAAAACTCCACCAAAACCAAGAAAAATTCTAAAAGATTATTCTTGTCAGAATTGTGGTAATTTAAAAAAAGAGACAGAGTATTATGCTAGTTATAATCCAATTCATAAAATGGGTAAGATATTATACTGCAAAGATTGTATTAAAGATATGATTAGTGATGATCAAGGAAACGTTATTTTAGATAAGGTAAAAGAAACATTGCGGTTAATGGATAAACCATTTTTATACAATATTTGGAAAACCTCTCTTGAAGAAGGAGGAGAGGTGATGGGTGTTTTTATGAAAAACATACAAATGCCTCAATATCGTAAATTAGGTTGGGCAGACTCTAAAATATTACCAGAAATTGAACAAC